TTTCCCCCCCTGACGATCTACACCCAACTGCCCGTCCTCCCACCCGATCCCACCCCTCCCCCCTCCTCCTACCCTTGGGCGCTACCAACGATCCCACGTAGATCCTCCCACAGCCCAAAAGGAATCAGACCAGGCAGCATCCGACCCAGCGCTATCCTCCCCCGCGGCCCCCTCGGCTCCCGCGGCCCCCGCGGCCCAAGCGGCCCAAGCGGCATCGGCACCAATGGCGGATCGGCGCGGGAATTTTTGTGCTGGACAAACGGCGTGGGCGTGTGTGCGTCCTTGGTGCTGGGGGGTGTGTGGTGGTAGCGCAGCGTGGTGTGGGGCGGCGGCGCAAGGGGAAGTCGCTGGCGCGGGTGCCGCACAAGCGGGTGAAGGGGTTGCGGTGCTTCCAGGAGGTGTACGAGCGCATCTGCGCGGGGTACCCGATGCCGGAGATCGCGCGGTACGTGCAGGAGGAGGAGGGGGAGAGCACGGATATCCCCCGGGCGACGCTGGCGGAGGACCTGCGGTTGTTCATGCACGCCGAGGTGGTGCCGGCGGACTTGATCGCGCCGCGGCTCCCGCACCTGGTGGTGAAGGCGCAGCGCGAATTCAACGATCGGCTGGAGGACCTGCGCCGCCTGGAGCGGGCGTACGAGGTTCTGTTGTACCGGCTGGATTTAGCGCACGGGATGGAGCGGCGGACGGGGGTAATTGACCCCAACGTGGACCGGCACGCCAAGTCGCTGATCGACCTGGTGGCCCGGATGCACGAGATCAAAATGGACCTGGGCCTGACCGGCTCGCGCGACCTGGGGACGCTGACGGTGAGCGCGGAGCGGCTGCAGGAGATCAAGGACCGCTACGGTGAGGGGGCGGCGCGCGCCTTCGCGGATCCCGTGCAGCGCGCGCAGGTGCTCGGCCTGCTGAAGCGGATCATGCGCCTGGCGGGCCGGACGGACCTGGACACCGTGGACGGCCTGTGCGCGCCCACGCCGGTGGCCGTGGCGGCCGAGGACGACCACGGGGAGCCCGTGGAGGCCGAGATCGACCTGCTGGCCGAACAGGACGACGGAGATTGGCAGTGATGCCGAACGATTCACAGAAAACTGCGAAAAATCCGCAGGAGACGACCGGCGATCGTTCGGTCTTTAGAGCGAACACGTGTGCGCTGGGTTCCCCCCTTGGTGCTGGGGGGGCGCCGTGATCCGGGTGGGCAAGGACGGGCGTCGGCGCAGCGAGCGCACGGTGGGCGACGACACGCGGGCGGTGAAGGATTCGCTGGCGGGGTTGCCCCCGGAGGCCAAGCAGCTGTTCGATGCGCTGTTGGTCGAGGGGGATTTAGAAGTGGCGGCCGCCATGGGCCGGGAGTTAGAGGAGGGGCTGTACCACACGATCCCGGTGCCGATGGCCCAGTTTCTAGAGGACCCCTTCTACCTTGGCGACTCCATGACCACGCTGTATCCAAAGTTGCGGGATGTACTGATCAACCTGTTCTCTGCTCCGTACCGGGAGGTATTACTGGCAGGCAGCCTCGGATATGGAAAGACGTTTGTTGCCAGTGTAATTTTTTGCCGACTGCTGTACGAGTTGAGCTGCCTGAAGAACCCGCAGACCACGTTCGGCGTGGGGGCTGGCACGCAGATGGTGCTGATGCTGGTCAGCAAGTCGCTGCCGATCTGCCGGGCGGTGCTCAAGACCGCGGTGGACGACAAGATCAAGCTGTCGCCCTACTTCATGGCGCGGTTCCCGCCCAAGTTTTCCACCGACTACACTCTGTTTCCCAACAACATCTCGGTGACGGTGGGTTCGTATGGTGCGGAGCGGGCCATCGGGCAGGCCGTCGTGGCCGCTATCTGTGATGAGTGCGTAGGTAAAAAATGCTTGCTAACTGTGCAAAACGGTGCCACTTTTGAGGTGCGGTCGGTCGGAGATCTTTGGGACGCTGGAGAGGATGCGCGCGATGGATTACTGGTGGAAGCACTGGATCACACAACTGGGCAGCGGCACTGGGTGCCGTTCCGGATGCGCGCGTCCTCGGTGCAACCCTTGGTGCGCCTCGAAGCTGCGAACACGTGTTCGCCTCGCGCCGTGGAACTTTCTCCAGACCACCCGGTGTTGGTGCGGCGCGGTGACACCCTGATCTACGTGCCGACGGCTGCGGTGCAGGTCGGGGACGAAACGGTCTGGAGGGTAGACGATGCCGCGGAAGGGACAACATCACTCGGCAGAGGCCCGCGCAAGGATGAGTGCGGTGCGCAAGGGAAGGCCGGGGCACCCGCACACGGATGCGGATCGGCAGCGGATTTCGGAGGGGAATGCGCGGTCGATCCAGAATCGGACGCGGACGTACCGGTTCCATGTGTCGTCGCCATGTGGCGGGACGGTGCCATGCCGGTCGTCACGCGAGCAATCCCTGGCCCTGCACCTGTGTGCGACGCCGGGGGTGCGCAGTGTCGTGGGCGAGGATCAGCTGGAGTTTATCCCGTACACGCTTGCGGGGCAGCGGCGCCTCACGGTTCCGGATTTTCTGGTGACCCGAGACGACGGGGTGCAAGTGTTGGTCGAGGCGAAGTCGCAGACGAGCTTTTACAAGGCGCGGGATCGTGCGCGGGTGCTGGCGCTGTGGGCGTGGGCCCAGGAGCGGTGCATGCCTTTCCTGCTGTCTCTGAACTCGAAGCCGCTGCCGAGCGTGTGGACCGGCCCCTTCGTGACGGAGGCGTTCATGGAGGGAGTGCGACAGAAGCGGGTGCGGGTCCGGACCATGCGGACGGTCGCGCCCTTGGGGGATGCCGTCCCGAGTGCTTGCGCGTTGCCGACCTACCCCCCGAGTTCCACCTTGATCGGGTGACGAGCGTTTGTTTGCTTCCCCCGGAGCAGACCTACAGCATCGAGACTACCTGCCGCACGTTCGTGGCTGACGGATGTGTGGTGCACAATACCAACTTCCCTCCCAAACGCAACGCCCAGCAAATCCAGCAGACACTGGGCAAGCAGCTGACGGCGGCCCATTTCGATATCGTGGAGAAGGTGTACCGGTCGTTGGTGCGCCGCATCAAGTCGCGCTTCCAGCGGGTGGCGGGCGACCTCCCCGGGATGGTGGTGCTGGCCTCGTCTGCTGCTACGGTGGACTCGTTCACTGAGCGCAAGATCCGGGAGGCGGCGGATGATCCGGACGTGTACGTGCTGGAGCACTCGCAGTGGTCAGCTCGCCCAGAAGAGTTCTTCTGCGGGGAGGTGTTCCATGTGCTGTGCGCCCACAGTAGCTTGCGCAGCCGCATCCTGTCGCCAGAGGAGGTGGATGCGCTGGACGATGAGTATCTGGAGGAGCACGAGGCGTGGGTGATTGAGGTGCCTGCTGAGTACCGCGATGATTTCGAGGGCAACCTGGAGGATTCGCTGCGCGACATCGCTGGCATCAGCACACAGGCCATCAGCGCATTCTTCCAGCGGGTGGAGGCCATCGATTCTTGCGTGCAGAAGGATCGCCGCCATCCGTTCAGCGCCGAGACCTGGATCTCGGGCAGCCCGGGCGGATGGGACTGGCAGTACCTGTGCAGACCGGTGGAACGTCGGCTGCCAGGCGGCTTCACTGAGGAGGCGTGGGTTCCACGGGAGGCGCCGCGTGCCCCCCGCTGGGTCCACATCGACGTGTCGATCTCTGGGGATAGCACGGGATTTTGCATGGGCAGGATCGATCGGTACGTTGAAGTGGTGCGGCGCGACGGCGACGGCAACCGCTACCAAGACGTGGCTCCCCACTTCATCATCGAGGCCATGCTGGCAATTCGTCCGCCCCCTGGTGAGCAGATCTACCTGCCGGACCTGCGCAACCTCGTGTACGCGTTGCAGGCTCATGGCTTCCCGATTGCGGGCGTGTCCACGGACACCTACATGTACGTGGAGATGCACCAGCAACTGCGGCGGCACGGCGTGCACGCTGAGATCCTCTCCCTGGATACCTCGATGGATGGCTACAACGCGCTCAAGAGCGCCATCTACGAGCGGCGCATCGAGTACTACAATTACCCGATCCTGCTGGGCGAGCTGCGCGCCCTGGAGTACGACCGGATCAAGGGCAAGGTGGACCACACCCGTCACAGTACCAAGGACTGCGCTGATAGCGTTGCTGGTGTGGTCCTCGGGTTATCTCAGCGGGCGGCTCGCTTGCCGTGGGGAGCGGATGCTGATACACCCATGGGGGAGATCGTGGCGCACGAGCACCAATGGGTGACGCCGCTGGTGCCCCTGGAGCAGGTGGACGTGAGCGAAGTGCGGCAGGCAACGCGGGCGACGCGCAGCGATGAGCTGCTGGCCCCGATCTACTTCGGGGGCGACGATGACTGAGGGCGACAAGCGCACACGTGTTCGCTGCTGCTGGTGGAGGGCTCATGGGCTGGCGGGATAGCATCGCGCGGTTCTTCCGGCGGCAGACCACGGGGCAGGTAACCACCCTGGCTCGCGGCAACTCTGGCGAGGGCGCTATGCCCCGCGTGTTCCCCTCCAACCTCGACACCGGCCTGTCCGCGCCCTACCAGCAGCTGGCCACCATGCTCGCGGTCGACTCGGATCTGTTGCTGCGGTACGCCGACTACGAGAACATGGACGACACGGAGCTGATCTCGGCGGCCCTCGACGTGTACGCCGACAGCGCCACGGTGGCTGACGCGGTGCATGGCCGTGTGATCTGGGCTACCTCCAAGGATAAGATCGTTCGCGATATCATCAACGACATGCTGGATCGCCGGATCCGCATTGAAGACGACCTCTGGGCCGCAGTGCGCACCTTCTGTAAATATGGGAACGCAATGGCCGAGATCGTAGTGAACGATCGCGGCGTGTTGGGCCTGAACTGGCTGCCGCCGCCCACGGTGCGGCGCATCGTGAACGACCGTGGCGAGCTGGTGGGCTTCGTGCAGGATCCGACCGGGATGTTCTCGGTGCCGATCAGCACCAGCGAGGATCTGCAGCGCATCAAAGATCGCGAGGCGGCGGGCGGCTTGGTGTTCTTCGAGCCGTGGGAGGTGGTGCACTGGCGCATGCGCGGGAAGCAGATGCGCGCCCTCTACGGGTTCAGCATGATCGATGCTGTGCGCTGGGTGTGGAAGCGCATCCTCATGCTGGAGGACAACTCGCTGGTGATGAAGCTCACCAAGGCGCCGGGGCGCTTCGCGTTCTACGTGGACACTGGCGAGATCCCCCCGCGCGAGGCAAAGGCGCTGGTCGATGACGTGCGGCGGCGCTACAAGAAGAAGCGGATCGTCGACCCGGCCACTGGTAAGATCGATTTCCGGTTCAACCCGCTTGAAATGTGCCTTTCCTTGGACACACGCATCCCGTTGCTCAACAGCACGGTTCGCACCTTGCGCGACTTGATCATGGATCACGAGGCCGGGGTGCAGAACTACGTGTACTCCATCGATCCTGAGACAAAGCACGTGAAGCCTGGAAAGATCTCGTGGGCAGGCGTCACGCGGCGCACTGCCCAAGTGGTGCGCGTGACCCTGGACAACTGCCAAGAGGTAGTCGCGACTCCTGATCACCAGTTCCTTCTTCGAAACGGCACATACAAGGAGGCACAGTTCCTGGAGCCGGGCGATTCCGTGATGCCGCTCTACCGGGGCATTGCAAACAATGGATACGAGTACGTTGTGCACCAAGATCACCGCGAGCGCGGCACTGAGAGGTGGAAGGCGTTGGGGCAGACGCACCGGCTAGTGGCGGAGGCATACCTGGGTGATCCGACAGGGATGATAGTGCACCACATAGACGAACGGCGGCGCAACAATTACCCGGAGAACCTGGAAGTAGTGAGCCCGGCCGAGCACGGATTGCGGCATGCCGGTGCGCTGGTCAGGCGGGTGCGGAAGTGGGCCAAGGATCACCCGGGGGAGATCGCCCGACGCAACCGAGCGCGTAACTCTGGGCGTCACCTCATCGTGTATAATCAGAGTCCGAAGCACAAGGCCGACAACGCCATCCGCTCGGAGAAGATCGCGATCAAGTATCCAGATGGTTTACTGCCCGAGCTGCGGAGGATGGTGCAAGAGAACCCAACGCTTCGGATGCGCGACGCTACTGCGGCGGTGCAGTCTTCTCCGCTCTTCGAAGAGCTGCGCACACTGAATCCGAACAGGAAACGCACGATCTTTGACGTGCACAACCTTCGGTCGTTTGTGCAGCAGGCCGGGTACGATGACTGGCGGGCGTTTTGCACTGCGGCGACGGAAAACCACAAGGTGATCAGCGTGGAGTGGCTATCTGACACTCAGGACACAGGGTGTATCACCGTGGACGTGTGGCACAACTTCGCCTTGGACGCTGGGATCTTCGTCAAAAACTCCGAGGATTTCTTTGTCCCGACGCGCGGGGGCAAGGAGAGCACGCGCATTGAGCCGCTGGCTGGTCCCGACTACGACGAGACCGGCGTCATGGAGTACTTCCTCAAGAAGCTGTATGGCGGATTGCGGATTCCGCCGCAGTACTTGGGCGGCACTGAGGTGACGAACCGGAGCGCCTTGACTCAAGAGGACGTTGCTTTCTCTCGCCTGATTGAAAGAGTGCAGCGCGAGTGGATCGCGGGGCTCAATCAGGTGGTGCGGGTGCACCTTGCGGCGCTGAACATCGACCCGGACAGCGTGAAGTGGGCGCTTCAGATGAGCGCGCCCAGCGCCATCTTCGAGATGCAGCAGGTGGAGGTGTGGAACGCGCGGGCCGCGCTGGCCGCGGCGTTGCAGCCGTTCTTCACGTCGCCATGGATCATGGCCAACATCTTCCACCTGAGCGACGAGGACGCGCTGTTCGCGTCCGAGGCCAAAGCCAACGAGGCGGAGGCGCAGGCGCTGGCGCAAGCATCGGTGCAGGCTGATATCATGCAACGGTTCCCCGAGCTGGGGCCCGAGGGCGCCTTGGCCTTGGGGGCGCCTACGACGGGCGGCGAGATGATGGGTGGATCTCCTGGTATGGGTGGTGCTGGTGGGGCGCCAGCGGAGGGCGTGGATCCTCGGTTGGACAAGGCGTTGCAGGAGGTGCGGCAGATGGAGGGGCGTCTGCTGCGGGCGGTGGAGCGAACGGGCGGCGCCGTAGATGGCGTCGCCAAGCGGCTGCGGCGTGGAGCGCCGCGCACGAGGTGATCCCATGGCGGAGACCATGATCGAGACGTGTGCCGATCCCGGGAAGAAGCGGCGGTCCGGTGGGGCGGGGCGCGGGCTCGCTACGGGGAAGGGTGAGGGGCCGATCGGCGTCCCCGTCGGCAAGAAGAAGTCGCGCGGGGGGCGCTTTGTGCGCGCGGAGGACCTGGCGCAGTGGACGGTGGGCAGCCTAGAGGAGATGCTGGAGCGCGCGGAGGCGTCCATCCGGGCGGCGGTCGGCGTGGGCGTGGATGTGATCGCCACGCAGGTCGATCCCAAGACCATGTTGCCTCGGTGCCTGTTTCAGACGCCGGACGGCGCGCTGCACGAGGCGCACGCGCACGGTGATCAGGTGGACGTGCGGCCCAGCGCCATCCCGGTCTTCGAGGAGGCGCAACTGCCCGGGTTGGTGCGGGAGGAGCTGCGCGCGCTGGTGGCGGGCATGATGCAGGGCACGGCGCCGGAGCGCACACGTGTGCGCGCGGTGGCAGGATTGCTGCGGCCGGGCGAGCCGTACACGCTGGGTGCAGCGCTGCGGTTGGCAGAAGCGGCGATGGATGCGACGGACGATCAGCACTGGTGGGCGCTATACGAGGCGAACCAGGAGCGCATCCGCACCAAGATGTGGGGTAGCATCCGCGAGCTGGAGGCTGCGGTGCCCCATACGGCCTACGCCAAGCTGCCGCGTTCCCGGTTGCCCGAGTTCGATGGGGAGTTGCGTGAGTCTGTTGGTCTCCTCGCTGGCGTGTGCGGGGGGATTGTTGACGAGATTCGTGATTTGGTGTTTGATGGTGGGCGTGACGATGATGAAGACAGAACCAATGGTGCCATCCGTGAGTCGTTGCTCGTTGAAGCGCAGACCCTGTATGGGGTGCTCGCCAAGGTTGATCAGTTGTGGACCACGGAGGATATCGAGCGCATGGCGGAGGCCCACGATCAGTGGGCCGGGCGAGCAAGGGTCATGAAGATTGTGGCCGCCTACTTGGTAGGGCGGGCCCAGAAAGGCGCGGAGGCGAGCACATGAAACCGAGGATTCCAGAGAACACGCTGAACGAGGACCTGAAGGCGCTCGGCCTGGGCGACCTGACCGAGGACCGGATGGCCAAGCTGGCCCTGGGCACGCCCCTCTCCATGACGGAGCAGGGGGCCCCGCCCGAGGACGAGCCCGACCCGGACGAGGAAGAGGAAGAGGACGATGACGAGGAGTACGACGAGTCCGTGCACGACCCGATCGACGGGCCGTTCGTCACGCCCGCCCTCTTCGACCGCATCGAGGCGCTGCCCTTCGACGCGCTGTCCGAGGAGCAGGTTGGCCAGCTGATCGAGAACCTCAAGGCCAAGCGGATCCCGTCCAACATCCCTGGCGTTCGCGAGCGCGCCACGGCGGTGGCGGAGCGGCTGATGGGCGAGGCGATGGGGAAGCGCACCAGGCGCTACAAGGCTGGATCCATGTCGATGCAGGCCAGTTACGTCTGCAAAAAGGGTTATCGGAAGAAGGACCCGAAGGATCCCAAGAGCCCATGTATTCGCTCCGCACAGGCGGTTGGTGGGTCGGGCAAGTTGGCGCGTATCACCAGAACATCCGGTCGGTGGGCCATGGGGAAGGGGCGGAAATCCGTCGCCAAGTCGGAGCGGCTGGCTGGGCGGCGCCATCCCAAGGGCCAGACCTCCGAGTTCGCGGTGGAGCTGGAGAACCTGCTTTCCGAGAGCGTGGAGAAGCCGCAGGACGTGCGCAACGAGATCCTGGAGCACGTGGACAACGTCATCGACCTGCTGGCGCAGGAGTTCGACGACGTGGCCGTGACCGAGGTGTTCAACGAGGCGGTCGCGCCGCTGGCGTCCTCCTACGAGGCGGGGCGGCTGGACGAGGCCGTGATGGCTCCGGACGCCTTCCTGGCCGAGCTGCGGCCGGTGGTGGCTCTGATCACCCGCTCGCTGGACCGGCTGGACGGAGTCCCGGGAAACCGGTAGGGCCCCTCGCTGACGAGGGGCGCAAGCGCAGGACGGCGTATCCGTCCGGGAGGCGGGAGCTGAGTGGGCTCGATGGGGCACAGCAAGCTGTCCGGCCTGATGGCAACAAAACGGGGCGCCGCGTCTCGTCCGCTGCCAAGCGCAAGACAGATCGAAATCCCATCGCCCGCACCGGCCTCCAATTCAAGCGGTGGAAGCAGTGGTGAGCCGACGGGGCCCGCACCAATGAGCGAGGAAGAAGCCATGTCGAAGCAGTTGCTGATCGAGACCACGGCGCCATCGGTGTTCGAGTTGACCGAGGCACGTGGCGCCCCTGGGTCCGGCAAGCTGGTGGCGCGCGGAGAGTTCGGGCGCTGCGATACGCCGACGTTGAACGGCCGAATCTACAGCACCAAGCTGATGGAGCGGGAGATCAAGCGGCTGAAGGAAGACCTGGAGAACCGGCGCGTGCTCGGACAGCTCGACCATCCGCAGAGCGGGAAATCTTCGCTGTCCCTGGTGAGCCACGTGATCACGGATCTGTGGCTGGAGGCGGACGGGCGGGTGATGGGCGAGGCGGAGATACTGAACACCACGACGGGCCGCGACCTGCGGGCGCTGGTGGAGGCGCGGATCCCGGTGCCGGTGTCCAGCCGGGGCTTCGGCAGCACGCGCCCTTCGTCTGGCAAGGTGGAGGGCGAGGAGGTCCAGGACGACTTCGTGCTGCGGACCTACGACTTCGTGGCGGACCCGGCGGTGCGCACGGCCGTGCCCACCATCACCATGGAGTCGGTGGAGGAGGCGGATCCGGCCACGCTGGCCGAGCAGTTCCTGGCGGAGTTCCCCGAGGTGGCGCAGCAGCTCCAGGAGCAGGCGGCGGCGGACGCCGTGGCCAAGGCCAAGGAGAAGGTCGTGGCCGGCGTGGACGCGGCGGTGGAGGCCGAGCGCACACGTGTTCGCACGGAGATGACGGAGGCGTTCGAGGAACGCCTGGCGGCGGCGCTGCTGGAGGCGCGGGAGGACCTGGGGCAGCAGCTGCGCGAGGAGTACGCGGCCGACCCATCGGTGGGCGCGGCCCGGGCCACCCTGGCGCAGATCGCGGAGATGGTGGGCGCTTATCGTACCCAGCCCGACGAGCGGGCGGTGCGGGATGCCATGAAGGCCGAGACGCTGGCGCGCACCGAGGCCGAGGCGGCGCGGGACGCGGCGGTGGCCGAGGCGCAGCAGGTTCGGCTGCAGCTGCTGGTGGAGCGGCAGCTGGGGCAGGGGGAGACGGCGGAGGCCGCCCGCGCCCTGCTGGAGGGCGTGCAGTTCACGTCGGAGCAGGACGTCGAGCAGCGGCTGGCGCTCCTGCATGAGCGGCTACCGGCGCCGGGGCCGTCGGCGGCAGAGCAGCGGCTCCTGGAAGAGAACACGACGCTGCGGGGCGAGATGTCGTCCCTGCAGGAAAAGGTAGCATCGTTGGACGCGCGGTTGGGCAAGGCAGCTGAGTTGAGCCGTGGCATGCTGTCCTCCCTGGAGGAGGCGCAGGCCCAGGCCGAGCAGGCGGAGCAGACCTTGGCCGAGGAGCGCACCCGGTTTGAAGCCCGGGTGGACGCTCTGCGGGCCGAGGCCCTGGACGCCTACAAGGCGGCGAAGGTAGCACAATTGGCGAACGGTAGAGAGGTGTTGGGCCTGATGGAGGACGTCTCCTCCAAGGCCGAGGTTGATGCGGTCGTGACGCGGTACGGACGGACGGACATGTTGGACGAGGACCTGCGGGAGATGCGCCGGCGGCTGCAGCGCGGCCACGGCGACCAGCGGGAACTGTCCGAGGGACGGCGCGGGTCTAGCAGCACCCGAGGGGACAAGGATCCCTTCGGCAACTCCTACGAGGAGATGCAGCGGCTGGCCGGCCTGACCGACTAACCACAAAAGGAGAGAGAGTCATGACCGAAGCACGAGAGATCCTCGAACAGGGCAACAAGGGCAAGGGCACCATCTTCGACGAGAGCTACAGCGCGGCCTGCGAGCAGCGCTGGGCCAAGATGCTGTCGCCCCGCTCGCCGCAGGACCCCATCAACCACCGCTACATCCGCCGGTGCACGGCGATGCTGCTGGAGAACCAGATGGGGCACGTGAAGGAGCTGCAGGAGGACACCCTGAGCACCAACGCGGGCGCGTTCACCAAGTACGCGTTCCCGGTGCTGCGCCGGGTGTTCCCCAACCTCATCGCAAATCAATTGGTATCCGTTCAACCTATGACTTCTCCCGTGGGTGGAATTTTCTACTACGAGAAGAAGTACGACGACCGCAAGGGCACCAAGATCCCGCAGCTGGGCATCACCAACCAGCCGTACAACCAGAACTACGGTGGCCAGCTGGGTGCGGGCGACAACATCAACGAGAACTTCGCGCGCTACTACTCCTCGGAGTACGTGGACTACGACGTGGTCTGCACGCAGACGGGCGGCGGCGCGGGCCCGCTCACCAACGTGTCGGCCAACTGTCGGCTGCCGGCCTGGTCGCCCATGCGGGCCCCGGGCGTGGACGCCCAGCGCACCTTCTCGGTGGTGGCCTACTACCGCACGCGCGACAACGCCACCACGGGCTGGCTGGACATCGTGGCCACGCTGGACCCGACCGGCGTCACCAACAACCTGGTGGACCAGTACGGCACCACGGTGGGCACGCTGGTCGTGGGCACCGGCGCGTGGTCCATCTCCGCGTTCGACGAGACCGGCGTCGCGTCGATCTTCCAGAACAACACGGTCATCTACCTCCAGTACTACGTGAACTGGGAGCAGGTGGGGTCCACCAACGGCGCCGAGGTCCCGTCCATCGGGCTGGACATCGCCCTGTACACGGTGAAGGCCGAGAGCCGCAAGCTCAAGGCGCACTGGTCGGTGGAGGCGGCGGATGACATGCGGGCGCTGCACGGCATCGACGCGGAGACCGAGCTGGTCAGCACGTTCGCCAACGAGGTGCTGCTGGAGGTCGACCGCGAGATCGTGGACGCCCTGGTGACGGGCGCGCGGTTCGCCGCGACCTACACCTACGCCTACACGGCGGGCACCGCGGGCGAGATCGAGACCATCCGCAACCTGATCACCAAGATCAGCGCGGTGGGCGCGGAGATCCACCGGGCCAGCGGTCGGTCGCCGGCCAACTTCATCGTCGTGCCCCCGGGCGTCGGCGCCCTGCTGGACCAGCTCTCGACCCACGGCGACTTCGCCAGCATCGAGCAGAACGTCCAGTCGCCGTCCTACGGGCCGCTGACCTCGGACTTCGGCATCGCCCGCGTCGGCACCCTGCTCAGGCGCTACGCCGTCTACCAGGACCCCTACATGGCCGCCAACAAGGTCCTGGTCGGCCTCAAGGGCAACAGCTACCTGGACGCCGGCTACGTCTACGCCCCCTACGTGCCGCTCCAGATCACCCCGTCCTTCCTCGACCCGGCCGACTTCCGCGTGCGCAAAGGCGTGAGGACCCGTTACGCGAGTCGCATGCTACGGCCGGAGTACTACGGCGTCATCACCTGCGCCGGCCTGCCCACCGTGACCACGGTCTAGCCTCTTTCGTGGCGTAAGCCACGCTTCCCCCTCTACATTTCCATTGGTGCGGCCCCAAACAGGGCCGCGCTATCTCCCCCCTTGCTTTTGTTTCATTGTTTGGTTACCATTCCGGCATGGAATTCAAGGTGGGAAAAATCATGGTGGCGGTGATTGACCTTGGGGATGCATCGGTGCTGTCGAGACTGGCACATGGGTTAGCTGGGGAGCCCGATCAGGTGTTTCTGTTCTCAGATGAATGGGAGCGTCGGAGGCCGCAGTGTGAAGCCTTTGTGCAGGCCCGCGCTGGCCTGTTCGAGAGACGGGTAGGGGCTCGGGCTTGCGCGGTGCGGGAGATTCCACGGGCGCAAGCCACCCCATTCCTGGATCGCTGTCATGTGCAGGGTAGCAACCGGCTGGCCCTGGTGCGGTTCGGCCTGTTCCATGGGGAGGATCTGGTTGGCGTGTTGTCCCTTGGGCGCCACCCGCGACAGATCTCGCAGAACTGGATCGTGCTGGATCGGCTGTGCTTCGCGCCCGGGGTGCAGGTGGTGGGCGGCGCGTCCCGGCTGTTCTCGGCTGCGGTGGCCTGGGCTCGGGAGCGCCAGTACGACGATATCGTGAGCTACAGCGACAACCGCCTTACGCCCGGTGCCGTGTATGAGCGGATTGGGTTCGCGCGGCACAAGACCTACCGGCCCGACTATTTCTACGTGCGGGACGGCCGCCGTGTCTCGAAGCAGAGCCAGCGCAAGAGCCACACGGGGTGTCCGGCGGACCTCACGGAGTGGGAGTGGGCGCAGGAGCGCGGGTTGACGAGGGTGTACGACGCTGGGAAGGTGTGCTGGATCTACTGCCTGAACACAGAGGTGCGGGACCAGCGTCGAGCACGTCGGTCGGCGTCCACTGCTCAGATGCACGCGGATGGCGTGTACAGGCACGCTCATGTGCGTGGGGTGTTTCCCACTGCCAAGGGAGGCGGCGCGGTTTATTTCGGATCATCCTACGAGCTGCGTTGCCTGTTCGAGTTGGACCAGGATCCGCTCGTGGCCGCGGTGCGGCGTTGCGAGACGTTCCAGGCAGCGGACGGTCGCTGGCGCAACCCAGATCTCCTGGTGACTTTTTCGGATGGCCACGAGGAGATCTGGGAGGTCAAGCCGTTCTCGCGATTGGATGAGCCGGACGTCAAGGATCAGCTGGCGGATTCAACTGCCTACGCGATCGCGCGAGGTGTGCCTCTGCGGGTGTGGACGGAGCGTGATAGCGCTCTCGGAAAGGATGCTCGGGTCATAGCGTGGGCCCATCGATATTTGGCCACCCAGCAAGACGATCATACCTACGAGGACCGGGCCAAGGCGCAGCGGAAGGCCATCCGGGACCGGCACTACGCCAAGGAGCAGGCGGCCTCGGTGACGGTGTTCTGTCCCTACTGCGGGGTGGACCACGTGGTGCTGCCGCGGACGTACGCGCGCAACCTGGCCCGGAACGGGGGCGTGTACGTGTGCGAGGCCCTGGGGGGGCACATCGGGGGCAGCAAGCCCAAGCTGGCCCTGCGCAAGGAGAACCCGTACGCCGCGGAGGGCCGGAAGCAGTGCTGCCGGTGCGGCGCCGTGCTGCCCCTGGCCGCGTTTGCCCGGCGGGCCCGGGCCCGGGATGGCCTGTCCGGCGCCTGCCGGGCGTGCTGTAGCGTCGCAGATGCCGCAGCGTACCGCGCTCGGGTGCAGAAAAAGGCCCGCGATTCCGGGTAGTTAGAAACAATCGACCAGGGGGGACGCCAGGGTGGTTGACAAACGCAACCCAAGCGGTTATTGTGTGAGCATGGCAACGCGGCAGGGACGCCGCAGAAGGAGAGAGGGAAAATGCTGCTGTACAACAACGACGAGAGGTTCGGGGACTGCGGGCCGTTCGAGGTCGCGAGCGTGGACGAGCTGGTCGGCGAACTGGCCGAATCGATCCGCACGTGGGCGCACGAGGAGTGGGAGGCCGACGTAACGGAGGGGCCTGGTGTCGCGTTCATCCCCGAGCGGACCGAGTACGAGGCGGTCGCGCGGGAGCGGATCGCTGACGAGTTCCGCGCGGCGCTGTCCGTGGTGTGCCCTCGCTGCGGCGAGCACGGCCCGGCTGGCGACCTGGACTGGGTGTGCGGCTGCTAGGTTCCGGGCCGGTCCTCACCGGCCCCGAGTCGTCGAGGCACCCCGGGAGCCGGGGCCCCTCTTCCCCCGCGGGGTGAGTCCCACTTGACGGCTCGGTGCTGCTGAGGACGCAGCGAGAGGAGGAGTGAGATGGACACGCATGAGATCACCCTGACGGACGACGAGATCGAGGACATCCGGTTCGCGCTGGCGATCGTCGCGGACCGCAACGACGAGATCGGGATGCGGCCTGCGACTGAGCAGGCGGCGCGCCTGCGTGCGCTGGCCCGCCGGATCACGGGGGGAGCATGACACGCGACGAACTTCTATCCAAATTGACCGAGTTGTGCGGCGAGCCGGAATGGACGCGTTTTCCTGATGAACCAGGCAAACACCGATCGTTCGCCACGGCAGATTTCGCGGCGGCGTCCGAAGATCTCCCGCTGATTGCCGAGATGATATCGTCTGCCGCGCCGATCCACGCCGCGATCATGTGGTCGATGGCTGGTGCGACTGTGTGTCTCTACACCGACGCGTCGGATGCGCCGCTGGATGCTGCGGTGTGCTCGTGAGAGGAGGACTGAGCATGACCGCGCACACGTGTTCGCTGCCGCGGGAGGATCGCACGCGGGTGTACCCGAGCTGCTGCACGTCGGCGTTCTGCGGCCGGGAGGCTTGTGCGGGGTGCCGGCACGAGCCGGTGCTGGCCGCGTTCAAGGCGTGGCGCGAGAGAACCAAGGCCGTCGTCACCGACCCGATCTGGTGCCCGACGGTCTGGACGGCCACCCGGGGGGCGCCATGAAGGTGAGTGGACTGTCGGGTTTGGCCGACAGGGGAATCGCCAGTAAGGTTGATTTTGGCGAATGGATTTGGTATTGTGACATGAAGGCGATCAAGCTGCCAACGGTCTCCAAGACCTCTATGGCATTTGGACTTGCCGCCTTCCGTACCGCTTCGGCACGACCGGAGCGGATGGGCTGTGTGTCAAGCAGCCTATCGTGGGGAGCCGTGTTCTGCATGGTTCACTCACAAACCGCCTGCTTAGCAGGAGGTACTTGATGATCCACCGCTGCGCCTGGTGTGGCCGGGTCCGGTCGGGGACCACCTGGGGGATGCCCGTGGCGCCCCTGGACCGCCGCGTGGTCGAGGTGACCGACGGCATCTGCCCGGCCTGCGCGGCGCGGTACGAGGCGGAGCTGGACGCGCAGGCGGCGGAGCTGGCGGCGCACGCGGAGGCGGTCATCGTTGACAAAGCGCACGGAGAGCGGTAAAATGCAGGCCGTGGATGCGAACACGTGTGCGCGGAGGAGGTGCCCGATGCCCACGATCGACCTGACCGACACAAAGCCCTGGACCTGGAAGCAGATCGCGAAGCTGCGCGATGAGAAACTGAAGCAGTTCGTCAGCAACTACGGCTACAGGGGGAAGGCGGCAATCATGGCGGCTTGGATGATGCACGGAGCGCCGTTTACGGCCATCCCGTGTTGTTGGCCATGCGCAAGATGCCCGATGTCTGCTCATCGATTGTATATGCACAATTCGATGATCCGCAATATTTTCGGTTGTGAAAACCGAGCCCTTCCGGTCTACGTCGCGATGACGGCCAAGCTCGGCTACCTGCCGGAGGAGGATCCCCGATGACGCTGAACCTGGATGATCCCCAGCCCTGGACCTGGGCGAAGCTGGCGCGCCTGGGCGACGAGGATCGGGCGGCGCTGGTCTCGGCCTACGGCGCCCGGGGCAAGCTGGCCCTGCTGATCGCGGCCCGGGCCCACCCGCTGAAGCCGGTGCGGAATCCATTCCTGCACAAGCAGTTCGCGTTACCCTGTCGCGGGTGGGAGTGCCGAGGGTGCCCCATGGAGATAGGGGTCCTCTCCATAGGGATCGTGCGCTGCATGGATACGCGGGGTCCCGACCATGCCCGGGAGGCCTACGCACGGCTGGTCGCGGCCGAGGGGCTGCTGCCCACGGGGGCGGCATGACGACGATGACCCCGGGCCAGCAGGCGACCCAGGGCGAGTTCGAGCGCCGCACGCGTTCGCGGCAGGCCAAGTTCGGCTACGCGCCGGCCCAGGCACAGATCTGGAGCTTCCTGGAGATGGCCTACGAGGCCGCGGGCCTGTGGCGCCCCGCAGGGGCCAGCGTGCCCCCGCCGACGGCCCGCCCCACGGTGCCCCCCCCGGTGGCGGCAGCGGCGCCCCCCGGCCCCGCTGCTGCCCCCCTGCCCCCTCGGGGCCGCCCCGTGGCCGCGCCCCAGCCCGAGCGCGCCCCCGCGCCCGTGCAGGACCAGCTCTCGTTGCCGGGCGCGACGCCGCCCAGGAGGTGGACCCCATGACCGTGCAACAGCCCATCGAGGTGCAATTCCGGGCCGACCTGGAGGCCCTGCTGGCGCGCTATGGCGCCGAGATCTCGGCGGAGGTCGACCGCGGGGACGCGGAGGTGCACATGGAGGTGGGCATCGCGCCCGTGTACGACAGCGCGGGCACCCGGCTGCGGGAGGGCACCGTGGTGGCGCTGGGGGTAAGCGTGGGCACCTATCGCTCGCCAGATCCCGACGCGCGCCCCTCCTTCGAGGCGGTCTACATGGCCCTGGCCCGGGAGATCGCGCGGCGCTCGACCTGTCGGCGGCTGCAGGTGGGCACCGTGATCACCTCCACCGACTTCCGCAAGGTGCTGGCCGTGGGCTACAACGGCAACGCCAGCGGCCTGCCCAACACCTGCGATCGTGACGAGTCTGGCGTCTGTGGTTGCCTGCATTCTGAGGAGAACGCGGTCATCAACTGCGACGCGCCGCGCTACGAGAAGAAGATCGTCTTCGTCACGCACATGCCCTGCCCGATGTGCGCCAAGCGGCTGATCAACCTGGGGGGCGTGCAGCGCGTCTGGTACGGCGAGGCATACCGCGACCAGGATGGACTGAAGCTGCTGGCCACCGCTGGCATTCCATACGCTCGGTTTTCCCCCGGCGTTGATCACATCTGATTCTCGTTGACAAACGCGATCCGCTTGTGCCATGGTGGGGGCCGGAAGGAGCCCCCCAAGCGAACACGTGTGCGCCCCCCGGGGGCGCCCGCACCAAGGAGGATCACATGCCACAGTGGAACTACGCCGGCGAGATGACGGTGAGCGCCCTCGAACCCGAGGAACCGCTGACCGTCGTGGGAGACGACGGCGAGCACGCCATCCGCATCAGCGTGAGGACGGATGGGTGCTTGCAGGTCGAGCCGATGATACGGGAGGGCTGCGGGGAGGACGCACCCTTGCTACCCGTTGTCGATGCCCCCATCTCCTTCAGCGCCCTCATCAAGAAGTGCCCCACCTGTGGGGCCTAGCGCCAAGGAGGAACGCATGCGCCCCTTGCTGATCGCCATGCTGGCTTGTCTTGCCAGCGCGGCCTGTGACAACTTCGCCCCCCAGATCACCGACCCAGGCTACGCCTGCGGCCTGGCCGTGGACCGCGTCGTGCCCTGGTCCAGCGAGGAGGCCCCCCGCGCCGAGCGCATGTTCGTGCGCTGCCTGGAGAGCGCCGAGCGCCGCGCCCAGGCACAGGCCTGCCCCCCGTGCCCCCCCTGCGCCGCCACCCCGGACGCCGGCGCCCCATGAAGTGGCGCCACCTCATCAACCGCCAGCTCTACAGCGAGTGCCAACTGGTCGCCGCCCTGAACGCCTACTACGTCCTGACCGGCTGCATCCACTGCCACCTGGGCGACCCCGAGTACGAGCGCCTGGTGGACCTCATCCACGCACGCGACGGAGCCGCCATCCAGGTCGTCCGCGCAGAGCGAGATCTCCAGATCCGCCGCGCCCCCCACCCGGCCTTCACCCACTGGACCGACCTGCGAAATCTCGCGCACCACCCCAACCTGCCCCTCACCATGGACGTCTGGCACAAGCGAACCGGCTACCACCGCGCCCTCATCGTCGCCTACTCGAAGCAGTGCGACGCCATCCGCGTCGCCAACTTCCCCCAGGCCACCACAGACCAAGGATGGATGTTCCTGGAGGACGTCCCAGCCACCCTGATACCAGACACCGCACGCCGCTGCCCCTTCGCCGCCTACACCCTGCGGTGACCCGTGCCATCCCCACGCACCAATCCCCCCCCACGACCCCAGCACCCCCCTTGGTGCGCTCCGCTCCAAAAACGTTGGCGAGGGCGCCCGTGGGAGGCACCAATGCTGCGAATGGGGGCTGGTTTTTTGCTGTTGACAAACGCGAGCGGATTGTGTGGTGCGAAAAAAGAAGGTGCTGTTGTCCCAGGTTGCGTGCCGAACCCGCGTTTCCCCTTCGAACGGCCGAGCAGGCCCACAACGAGAGGAGCGGAAGATGCGACGGGATGACGGGAAGAGGGATGCGCGCGCGGAGTTGTTCGAGGAGGTGGTGCTGGTTCTGGGCGGCGTGTTCGCCGTGCGGGGCACCGACGACGCGACGGTCCGGCAGGTCGCCGCGGGGCTCGAACAGGTGTGGTGGCAGGAGGAGCGCGGCGAGTCTACGCTAGCGGCGATCATTGCGAAGCTGAAGGCGGCCCCGGGGGTGCGGCCGCACCCGGCGATCGTCGCCCTCCTGCGGTTGGTGGATGGGAGGGCGGGGCCGTTGCCGCAGGCCCGGCCAGGGGAGGGAGGGGAGCCCGATCTGGATCCAGAGGAGGAGGAGGACGACGACGAGGACGAGTTCATGCGGGTCCCCGGGTTGTTCCGGCGCTGGGAGATCGAGCGGGTGCTGGAGGCGGGCGCGGACTACCACCTGGAGGACGCGGGTACCACAGCCGATGGCGGCCAGCTCTACGCGGTGTTCCGGCGGGAGGCGGCTCCCCCCGGGGAGGTGGTGGGCGCGGACGGCTGATCGGGGCGGCGCACACGTGTGCGCTTTTTTCCTTTCTACTGTTGACAAATGCGGAGGGGCGTGGTACTGTAGCGGGGTTGACGGGAGGCTGCGCGGCGGGAGCCGCGTAACGCAGGAGGACGGTCATGGAAGAGAACTACGCGCGGATGACGGGGACGGTGGCGGGGTACGAGGTGCGGGTGCCGGGGGAGCTGCTGATGCACGCGGGGCCGCACTTGGCGGCGGCCTGCCGCGCTACACCTGCGACGCCTGCGGGCAAGAGGCGGAGGCGGTGATAGTGTTCCCGCTCCTGTCGAACGAGCACTTCTGCCGGGCGTGCCTGCGGGCGGGGGTGGCCGCGCTGGAGGCGGAAGAGGCGATGCTGGCCGCGGATCCGACGGCCGAGGAGGGGGCGCCAGTGGATGCCGGGCCGCCGGCGGCAGCCTCGGAGGGTGATGATCCTGCGATCAAGTTGCCCGCGGCCATGGAGCAGATGGTGTGGGCGCTGGCGTTCATGCAGGGGGTGAAGAAGTCGTCCAGTCGGTGGCCGAACCGCTATGCGGACAACGGCATCCGGGCGGCCGCCGACATCCTGCGGGCGCTGGAGGACCGGATGAGGATGTCCCCGGATGATGCGGATGCGCCCGTGGGGATCGGCACGCTGTGGCGGATCGCGGGGCGTGCCAGGGGCGTGGCGCTTTGCGACGTGCTCGACCAGGTGCGGCGCAATGCCGCGGGGCGCGCGAAGCAGGGGGGCTAGATGCGCATCGACTGGAGCGGGGACGGGCACGTGATCGAGATCGAGGGATTCTGGCGCGGCAATCGCGTGGCGGTGCGGTACCCGGCGCCGGACGGCTACCACCACCTCATCACCTTGGAGGTGGACGAGACGGGCGCGTTGGTGTTGTACCACCAGTCTGCGAGTTACAAGGGCGGCCCGTTGGAGGACGCGGTCGGCCCGGTGAGCATGGAGGCCTTGGACCACGCCGCGCTGGGTTTACCGCCGGTGAAGGATGTTCCGGACGCGCCCGATCTTCCAGGGACGCAGGAGGCGGTGAATGCCTCCTCTTCCATGGGCTGGCCCACAGCGCAGGACGCGGTCTGCGATCCATTATGCGCCTACTCGGTGGGTGAGAGTCCCATCTGCGACCACTTCGTACCACTCGGGTTCCCGGGAAGCGTCGTGTGCGCGAACTGCAACCACTTCCGGGGGTGCCACGCTAAGAAGGCGGCGGGAGAGGAGGAGCCATGACCCAGCGCACACGTGTTCGCCGACGCGCGGGGGCGCATTTTTCTGTTGACAAACATCCCGCGAAGCGGTAGAATCATGAGCGTTGGATGGGCGTGCCCGCTAAGTTGATCGCACTCCTTCTGTCGGGAGTAGAGGCCCTTGAGGCCCGCGTTCGACGATGAGCGCATGACGCCGCGGGCACGCCGATCCAGCGTGGGGCCAGCCGGGAATGTGGAGGCGGAGCCAAGCACCCCGGGGGCCCCTTTTTAAATCGACAAACCGCGCGTAGCGTGGTATCCCCTAACACGATCTGGATCGCTGCGGGACGGGCCCGCAGCTACAACCACGGTGGAGGCCACCATGTTCAAGACGATGCGCGGATCTCTATTGTTTCCTGAATTGGTGCGGGACGGGGAGGCGGGGGCGGGGCGCCTGGAGGGGCGCCCGGTGTACCGGCTGGACTGGGCTGCGCGGGACGCGCGGCTGCGCGAGCGGCACGAGGCGTGGTGTCGGCAGTACCACCCGGACTTGGACCTGCCGTGGGTGCCGGCGCTGGACGAGGCGTGGACGGCGTGGATGGACGGGTTGAGGTTCGCCCTGGATGAGGCGTACCTGGGCGAGATCCGGCGGACGACCCGGGCCGCCCTGGACGAGTGGGGCATGGCGCGCTTCTTCGACACGATGGTGCGGGACATCTGCCTGCGGCCGGCTGTGTCGTTCGTGTGGGGGGCGTTCTTCCTGCTGGGCGATTGCAGCTACGATCCGGAGGAAGCATACTTCGCGCGCGATGATCGGCGGGGTATTTTCCGGTACGCGGCGCCATACCGCTTCTGGCATGGGCAGACGGGGAGCGGGATGCTGCGGCGCAATGCGCGGTTCGACGACATGGGCCAATGGATGGTAGGCAAGGCGGCGGGCGGGGAAGGGCGCATGCGCGAGGAGGACGCCTTCCGGTCCATGATCGATGCGCAGGAGCGGCGCCGCGAGGAGATCATGGCGGCGTGCTGGAAGGCGAATCCAAGCGCGGAGGCTCCCGTTCTCGTCTGACCCTTTGACCTATCTGTGCAATCCGGGTAGAGTGGGGGCTGTCGAATCGCGGGTGCCATGGAGGGCGCCCGCTGCAAGGAGCAGCCCAAATGACCAAGTACATGCTGGCGCGCGGCTACACGCGGCTGCCCATCGACGGGATCCGGGAGATCCCGCGCGAGGGGCAGGACCCGCTGCGTTGCGCGGAGACGGTGGTGTTCGAGCGGGGCGTGGCCGTGGAGTCGGACCTGGACTTCGGGGACTGGGTGGCGGAGGGCGTGCTGATCCGCATCCGGGAGGAGGGGGAGGCCCCGGCGCCCCCCGGGCCGCCCCCCGCGCCCCCGGCGGCGCCGCAGATGATCCAGCCCCTGCCCGTGCCGGCGGTGGTGGAGGTGGTGCGGGAGGAGGCCCCACCCGAGCCGCCGCCGCGCGCGGTGGTGCTGCCGCCCGAGCCGGATCCCGATCCAGAGCCGGAACCGGAGCCGGAGCCAGCGCCGTCTGCTGCCCGGGAGCCCAAGGCGGAGAAGCGCCGCGGGCGGAGGTAGGGAGATGCTGGCGGAGGCGCAGCGGAGGCTGGACGCAGCGGTGCCCCACGGCACCCTGGGCATCGGCGAGGTGGTGGAGGTGTGCACGCGCATGGGCGCGCGGGTGGCGCGCGGGGAGGTGTGCGCGGCCACGCCGTTCGGCGTGACGCTGCGCGAGGAGGGCACGGTCTCCCACTTCTACCACGGCGACTTCTACCTGTTCCTGCCGGAGGATCCCGAGCTGCCCGAGGAGGCGCCGGACCTGCTGGTGGACGCGCACCCGGACGTGCGCGTGCGCGCGCGGCTCCGGGCGCTGGGCGAGCAGGGGGACGACGCGGAGGCGGCGGGCAACACCGCGGAGCCCGTGGACGCGGGGGCGGAGGCGCCGGCTGAGGAGCCCACGCCGGATGAGCAGGCGGCCGTGGCCGACGACACGAGCAGCGTGGACGTGAACGCGCTGCCCGACGACATCAAGAAGGCCGTGGTCACCGTGCAGCGGCTGGACGGCGACCAGATGAACTACGTGCTGGCCCAGGCGGGCCAGGCGCTGATGAGCGCGCTGCGGCGCTCCAACGTGAGCGAGGCCCAGCTGCACAGCCTGGTGCAGCGCTCCCAGAACGCCATCTACAAGATCCTGACCGGCAAGCCCGCGCGGGACTGGAAGAAGACGGCGGCGGAGAAGTAGAGGTAGCATGGAAACGATGCGGGAGCTGCTGGAGCTGCTGGAGGCGAAGAAGCCGCCTCCCATTGACAGCACGGAACGCGATCGTCGGCGCAGCGAACCGTTCCCACGCGAGCGTCTCGCCAAGGTAGAGGCGGCCATCCGGGCGATGACGGAAGCGTTCGGGCGTGGCCCCGTGGAGGCACAGGATGCGCAGGATCTCGTGCAGGACATCGAGTGGGAGTGTGGCATCGTGCTGAAGGCGCTCAAGCGGAGCCTGTGGGGCAACTAGATGCAGCCTGCCCTGACCGATACCGAGCTGCGGGTGTGGATCAAGCGTCGCTTGGGCGACGGGGTGATCTGCGTGGAGCTGACGGACGAGCAGCTGGACGTGGCCATTCTGACGGCGAAGGATTTCTGGCGGGCCTGGGTGGGCCAGCCCAAGATGGTGTTCCTGACCACCACGGGCACGAGCGAGATCGCGGAAGCGGACATCGCCAGCGACATCGACTGCGTGGTGGACGTCACCTACCCGGTGAGCGACGACCTGACGCGGCTGTTCTCCTGGGCCGACGTGGAGGTCAACCCCTACACCTGGGTCTACACGGGCTACGGCGGCTACTCCACCATCGTGCAGCTGATGCAGTACCGCGAGCTGGGCAAGCGCGTGGTCAGCTCCGACCTGGACTGGGAGTGGGACCGGGCCCGGCGCCTGCTCCTCCTGGCGCCGCCCCCCGACGGGGGCCAGCGCGTGGGCGTCGTCTACCTGTCCACCGAGGTTGACATGCGGCGCCTCAGCAATACGGAGACGTGGCTGTTCCGGGAGTACGCCCTGGTGCAGGCCATGAAGATCCTGGCCATGATCCGCACCAAGTACAGCGACAAGCCGTCGGCCACCGGGTCGTTCGGCATGGATGGCGACGGCATGTACGCCAATGCCGAGGCCAAGGAGCAGGAGCTGACGGAGAAGATCCGCCAGATCCAGATGCCCGTCGGGTTTCTGACGGGATAGGAGCGGGACGAAATGTTGGAGCATCTCGGGGAGCTGCGCGAGGGGGCCAAGCTGCTGGAGGAGATCGCGACGCCGGAGGAGCGGCGGCTGCTGGGGTTCACCGATGCCGCTGAGGTGCGGGCCGATCGCATGCGGGCGGCGGCCCAGCGGGCCATCCAGGAGGACGGCGAGATCGGCAGCATCGAGCACGTGCCGCAGGTGCGCATGCAGGACCGCCGGGACCTGCGCCCGTGGCAGGGCAAGCAGTCCGACGCGGAGTTGGTGTTCGCCTTCGACAACCCCCTGGACGCCCAGGATCTGTACGACTTCGTGCTGGAGACGGGGCTGGTGGTGCCGGGCGAGGTGGCGCTGGTCATGGACGACCAGGCGCACCAGTACAGCGTGCACTTCACGCCATTGGTGCTGGTCCTGAAGCCGGACGTGATCCAGATGGCCATGCTGGCCTACTACGACCAGCTGGAGCCCGAGGACGAGGAGGCGTTCGAGGCGCTGGCCGAGGACGTGGGCGTGGTGCTGGACGAGCGGGCCAAGGCGCTGGCCAAGCGGCCGGCCGCAGCGCTGGCCAAGCGGAAGCCCCGGAAGCCGTCCCCCCGGGGCAGCGCGGAGCCGCGCGCGGAGCGGGGCGTGGACTTCAACCCCTACCACGACACGCGCGGCGTGTTCACCAGCCGCGAGGGGCTCAGCGATGGCGGGTCGTGGTCCGATGGCCGCCAGCGGCGCCTGAAGGCCACCAAGAAGGGCGCCAAGCTGCACTTCGCGGGCACCAAGCGGCCCTGTGGGCGCGAGGCGCGGGGCGCGGGCAAGGACATCCGGTGCTGGGACGGCAAGCAGGGGCAGGGGGGCTACCTCACCAAGACCTTCGCCAAGGCGAAAAGCCGCGAGGGCACGACGCCCATGCCGGGCCGCAAGAAGCACGAGGACGTGTTCAACCATGAGGACTGGCGCACCATCTGGGAGTGCCAGGCCCTGTATGGCATGCGGGAGGGCCGCTACCCCACGGACGACGCCGAGGCGCTGACGCTGGCGCAGCACCAGGCCGCGGCCGATATAGCATTGGATGAGGACAAGAGTCAGAAGCGGGCAAAGCGTGCCTTCCGCGCTCGCGTGCGCTGCATGGAGCCAGACTGTGGCCACCATTTTCAGGTGCGCATCGGGCGCGACACGGACATGGACGAGGATGGGAATCCTGTCGTGCGCTGCCCGGCCTGTGATCGCATGGGGGCGGTGGATGTGCTCTCTACGCAGGAGGACGCGCCAAGTGATCTGGGCAGCATGAGCGATATCCTTGGAGAGATGGAAGAGGGGTTTGGGAGCCGTTCTGGTCGCGGGCGCGATCCCTACTGGATCACGGCAAAGTACGCGGGCAAGGATGCGCAGGGGACGCCCTTCAAGAAGGGGGACCGCGTGTTCTACTACCCCCACGACCGGTCCACCTTGGCGGGCAAGGCGGCCGAACAGGCGGCCCGCGAGTTCCAAGCAGCAAAGGATGATGAGCGCGCCTATAACATGGGCGAGGCGGTCAGCGGGTCTGTGCAGACGGCGCCGCCGAACATCACCTACAAGCAGGACGGCGACCGGATCGAGTACGTCGTGTGGTCGCTCGTGCGGGGCTACTTCGGGGAGGTCCCGGCGAAGGGCGCGATCTACGTGCACACGCGGGGGCGCACGCCGGACGGGATCGACGAGCTGATCGCGCGGCAGCGCAGCATGTATGGCAGCCGCGATGGCCTGATGGGCTTCCGTGGCAAGGAGACGGAGTACCCATACACGCGGGGGCGCTACACCGGCGACACGTACGCCGAGATCAAGAAGATGGGAGGCACCACCGTGCGCGTCCGCGACGGACAGCCGGTGCAGGTGGGGGATCGATAACCATATGAGCGCACATCCAACTACGGGATGTAGAGGAAGAACAATGCGTGCACTTCTTGACAGCATCGAAGAGGCGGTACGGAGGCAGCCGAAGAACGAGGCCAGCAAGTCGTTCGTCTTCCTGACCGCGATCCAGGGGATCTTGGAGCGCCAACTGGACGGGTGGAAGTTCGATATCGACGGGCATCGAGCTGGTACGATGAAGGGGGCTCCGCGTGGGGAAGATGAAAGCGACAGCTTCATGTTGCAGGGCAGCGGGCCAGATCGGGCGTCGCTCATGGTCAGTTCCTCGAACAGCAGGGACGAGCACATGGCGCTGTTTCACGTCTATGGTGCGCGGTCTGCCGGTGGTCTTCACCTGCGCAAGTCCTATGACACGGTGAAGGCTGGGGATGCGAAGGTGGTGGCCAGCGATATCCTGGCAGCATTGAAAAAGGCGGGTGTTCCCGTCGGAAGCAAGTAGAAAGGATCGGCACACATGGGACGGCTACGACACTTGAGCGAGCAACTGGGGAATGCCATGGACGAGATGCGCGGGGTGATCGGCGACCGTGGCATCGAGCAACCAAAGAACACCATCGAGCTGCAACCGAACACCGAGTACTTCCTTGGTGCTTCCTCGTCACCGACTCACATCATCGTGACGAAGGTGGGCAAGGATCGCATCGAGTACGTGCAGGGGCCGGACTACAAGCGCCCGGTGCAGATGGAGCGATGGATTGCCCAGGATCTTATCTCGCGTGGCGTCGAGAACTGGTCGAAGCGCTACGGGGGCGCGTCCTACCCCTGGGCGAAGAAGCTGGAGCGCAACTTCGAGGCGCTGCGGAAGGGGCGCAAGGCGGACACGGTGAAGGTGGCTGACTTCTACCCCGTGCAGGTCACGGTGGAGCCCGTGGGGATGACCCGGGACGAGGCGTGGTCCGAGGCGGAGCGCTACGGCAACGTGGGCGGATCGGGGGACACCCTCCTCATCGACATGCGGTCGGGCGGCGTGGACGAGTTAAAGAAGGACAAGCGGTTCAAGGTGTCGAAGGTCGAGGATCGGTAAACCCATGGCCCTAGTCTACGGCAGCTGCCCCACGGAGATCGCGTACTTCAAGCAGTTGGAGGCGGAGCGCATCGCGCTGGTCGGCCCCACCTGCGAGTACTACTCCCTGAACCGGGGCAAGCACGTGGACCCGCTGTACGGCGAGCCGGACAACGACCCGCTGTACGGCGGCATGGACCCCCGGGGCACGCCGCAGCACCATCCCACCAGCTGGAACTTCTCGCCCGACGTGGCCGGGGGGGAGGCCCCGCTCACGTTCCAGTGCGCCATCGAGTACCAGGAGGCGGACCAGCGCCAGCCCAGCGCCCGGGCCGAGGGCAAGCAGGTCGAGTACGACGCCACCCTGTACGTGGCGGTGCTGCACTGGGAGGCCGCCGTGGCCGGCCGGTCGTTCGCCGCGCGCGTACCCAAAGAGGGCGACGTGACCTACGTGTTCGGCCTGTGGTGGGACGTGGTGAACGCCGGGTCCTCCGGCAACGTGCTGGACACCGCCAGCGTGGTGGGCTGGAAGCTGCTGCTGAAGCGCCGGTCGCAGTTTGTCCCGGAAAGAAAGGTCGGATGATGGATAATAAATTCAAGGTGATGCGCAAGGTTCTTCCGAGGCGTGCGGAACAGGGAACCTGCGTCGTGGTGCGCGGCGAGAAGGTTACGTGGGTGATGCGCATTGCGAAGAAGCCCACCAGGGTCTCGTCGAGCACCTTTGGCAATCCCACGTTGGTGCAACTGTCTGGCACGTTGGTGTACCCGCCCAAGCGGCGCGGCGAGCACGAGTCGATTCCGGTTGATGCCGAGGTTCCGCTGGAAGTGGTGAGCGGAGAGAATTTCGAGGAGAGTAAAATGGATCATCTTTTGCGCTCGATGGAGCAACTTCACGAGGGGAAGAAGGATCGTCCGGGGCAGCACGGACCCATGATCGAATACGACTGGGCAACGGTAGCGCGGGCCATGGGGGCGCGCCTTGTCGGGGTCAGCAAGGCGCGCAAATCCGTTGTCGTGAGCTATGGCAGCAAGTCCTACGAGCTGACGGACAACGGCGGCGAGATCAACATATCTGTCGTGGCGCCGGTCGGGGACAGCGTGCCCTTCTGGTCCAACGCGCACCCAGGTGGCAGCGTGGGGCCGCTGACGCTGGCGTACCGCCTCATGGCGGAGATCGACGGGCGATCCATCGACTACGACAAGGATCTGGACTAGCTGAGATTGATCGGCGCACACGTGTTCGCCGCTGGAGGACGCGATGAAGGACATGCTAGAATCTATGGGGGGGACCATGCGGGCGCTCTTGGAACGGTTGGAGGCGGTGACGCGCACCGGGGTCAAGCTCCAGGTGATCCCCGGGGGACAGGGTGGGGACGAGCAGCCCGCGCGTTCCACGATCTCCTCGGCCAGCGCGGAGCCACCCCAGGGAGGCCCGTCGGCCAAGAAGCGCCCGCTGGGCAACGCGGGTGTCCCGCTGGGGAAGACGGTCGAGCGGGAGGGGTTGCGCCTGCACCGGTACACGAGCGCCCTGCGCGTGACCGACTTGACGAACGCGGGGAAGCGCGGGAAGCAGGTGGACGAGTTCGCGCTGTACAACCTCGACTGGGACTTCTCGTTGCCCGTGGCCAGCCTCTTGGAGAAGGCGCTGGGAGCCATCGCTACGGCGCGCACCTACGCGCAGGCGCTACGCGCGGCCAAGGACGCGGTGCAGGAGGCGACGAAGCTGGGCGGCTCCTATGGTGCGCACGCTGTGGCGGTGGAGGAGACGCGGCTTCGCGGGGTGGACGTGGAGGCCCCAGCGGGGGCGCCTGGGGCCAAGGTGAAGATCGTTACGCCCACGTTCGAGCTGGAAGCCTCGGCGAAGGACTTCTCGGTGCGCCAGCGGGCGAAGGGGCTGGAGGACACCACCAACCACATCCCGCCCGTGCACGGGGCGAAGAGGACGGCCATCGCCAACTTCTATGCGTGGGTGCAGGAGCACGAGGCGCAGATCCGCCGGTGGTCCTACCACGAGCTGGCGCGGGCCATGGCCGACGCGGGGCTGGACTACCACTCGTACAGCACGTATGACTGAGGCGCACACGTGTGCGCGCGAGCAAGAAGGAGTAGGACCATGGCGACGGTACGGATGGCCGACCTGTTCGAGGCGGCGCGGTTCCGTGGTATGGGCGGTGGGGCCAGCGCTGCGGCCCGGGATCGCATGGATGCCGAGCGCGCGGCCAAGCGGAAGGCGGAGTACAGCTGGCGCTCCGATCTCCGGGGAAAGGGGGATGATCCCAGGCAGGCCAACAAGGCTACCCTGAGCAGCAAGTACTCCGATGTCGCCTGGATCACGTGGTGGGACGACGACGAGGCGCGCGACAAGTTCCGGGCCGAGACGGCGGTCCCGGGGGTGCGCGGGCAGACGCAGGTGATCGGGCGCTTCTCCTCGCTGGAGAAGGCCCAGGCGGCCGCCGAGAAGGAACTCGGGCTGTGATCCGCGCCGCGGCATTGGTGCTGGCCGCGCTGCTGGCCGGGGCTTGCACGCCGGCCATCATCCAGCACGCGGAGCAGCGCAACCCGGGCTGCCGGGTGGTGCCGCTGGAGCGGGAGGGCAACTGGGCCAGGGTGCGCGTGATCTGCCCGGGCCGGATGCCGGTGGTGCGCGAGTACGGGCCGCGGCCCAAGGGGTGAGCACGATGACGACGATGAAAGCGGTGTTCGAGGCGATCTCGCGGGAGAAGGTGGTGCCCAACGAGGTGTTCGCGGCGCTGAAGCCGTACGTGAAGCGCATGAAGAAGGAGATCCGAGCGTGGAACATGGGCGATCCCGGGGACGTATCCGATAAGGAACTCATTCAGAGCGCATGGGAAGGCATGCGTCTTGCTGGGTGGATGCCGGAAGACGTGTTGGCGCAGCCGTCGCGCGCGGTAGATGACGTATTGGGGATCTGGCGCAGCAACTAGGGAGGGGGGCGCGATGACCGAGGAGCGAACACGTGTGCGCCCCGTGATCGACGCGGGCACCGGCCTGGGCGCCCTCACGGAGGCCCTGGCCCAGCGCGAGATCGAGACGGGGCTGAGCGCCGTGTGCGCCTGGTGCACCCACTACTGGGAGGCCCGGGAGCAGGCAGCGGGCCGCCCCTGCGCCTGCGCCGTGGCGGACTGCGGGGGGCCGGCGGCGGGCCGGGCCTTCCCGCGCTACCGCGGGCCCCGGCCACACCTGGCCACCTACTGCTTCATCTGCGGCCAACCGGCCGTGTTCGGCGTCACGTTCCACGGCGCCAGCGGGGGCTCCCTGGGGTGCTGCCGCAAGCACGAGCCCCAGCTGCGGCAGATCCTGGCGCGACGTGGCATGCGCGTGGTGGTGAACGAGCGCCTCGTGGCCGCCCCCAAAAAGTGAACAATCCCCGTTGACAAACGGCCACGTTCGCGTTAATATGGCGAGGCATGGAGGGTGCGCTGCTACGATGTAGCACGGGAAGGAAGTGCGCGATGAAGAAGGACGTGGCGATGGAAAAGGACGGCGCGAAGAAGAAGAGCGGAGCGAAGAAGGTGGCCAAGGCGAAAAAGAAGGTCAAGATTCCGAGCTTGGAGGAGGCCGATGTTCAGCGCAGGAAGATGATTCGCGTGCTGGAGGGGGCTATCGCATGCTTGCAGGCAACCGTGCCGCAGCAGTATGTGAACGGCTACATGAATTCGTCGGTGCTTCACCTGCACCGCCACGTGCGCCAGGCGTCCAGCTTCGCTTCCATGATCGTCTCCTCGTCATCGGCACAGCTACAGCCGGATCAGGATCCCCGTTGACAAACGCCACCGGATGTGGCAGGATCGGGGCATCCACCGGGAGGGACGCGATGCAGATACACCTGATCTACCACATGGACGCGGACGGGCACGCCAGCGCGGGCATCGTGCAGGAGCACCTGCGGCGCGAGCGGCCGGGCGCGGAGTTGATCTTTCACCCCATCGACTACGGCATGGCGTGGGACGATGCGGTGATCCAGCAGTACGACCGCGTGTACCTGCTCGACTTCATGCTGCAGCCCGTGGCCCGGATGCGGGCCTTCGTGGAGCACTGTCGGCTCCAGGAGGCGCACCTCACCTGGATCGACCACCACCGCACGTCCCTGGTAGCCGAGGCGGAGGAGCCCCTGCTGCTGGGGGTGCAGGGCGTGCGCGAGGAGGGTCGTGCCGCCTGCGAGCTGACGTGGAACTGGTGCTTCCACGAACGGCAGTTGCCGGAGGTCATCGAGTTGGTGGCGGCCTGGGACGTGTTCCGGCGCGACCACCCGGCCTGGGATCGGCTTGTGCGGCCCCTGCAACTGTACCTGCGCGCCATCGACAGCGACCCCGCGACGAACCATGGTTTCTGGCAGCAGGTGTTCTGCCAAGATGGCGACCGCGCCGTGGTCCAGGACGCACATGAGTACGGCGCCATCCTGATGCGCTACCAGCAGCGGGTGGAGGATGACAGGATGCAGGCCGGCGCCGCGGTGGGGCCGTTCGCGGGCTACCGCGCCCTGGTGGTGAACGCGCCGGGGCTCAATTCGACGCCGTTCGAGCGCGACCCCCGGTCGGCCGAGGTGGACCTGTTCGTGGCGTGGAGTGTCGTGGCCTCGGGGCAGATCTCCGTGAGCATGTACCGGCCCCAGGGCCGGGACGTGCCGGACCTGGGCGCGCTGGCGAAGCAGCTCGGGGCTGCGGGGCCCTACGGCACGGGCGGGGGCCACCCCGGCGCCGCGGGCTTCCAGACCGACTGGGCCCACCTGCAGCGCCTGCTGCATGGCGAGTGAGAGCGCACACGTGTGCGCGAAGGGAGGCAGGGATGGACGACCGTGACAAGGCGCTGGAGCTGTTTGCGAACCCCATCGAGCGGGGGAGGGCCAAGGTGCTGCTGGCCCAGTCCCGCGAGGTGGCCATCCGCCGCAACGACGAGAACGGCGAGTGGATGTGGGCCATCGAGGCGATGGTGGACCGCGAGTTCTGGTTCAACGCGTTCCTGACGCGGGCCGATGCGGAGCGGTGGGCCACCGAGGTGGGGCTGGTGGTGGTGAAGGTGGAGCCGTGAGCGTCGGATCGTGCACCCACGGGGAGGCGTACCTCTTTTCGGCGCCGGGGGAGGACGAGCTGCACTGCGGTGTATGCTTGTTGGTCGAGAACGAGCGGCTGCGTTCGCTCGCCTGTTCCCACGCAGCGGGGTCCGCGCACAACGAGTCCTGCTGCCTCGTGAAGGGGCTAGAGCGCGACCTGGACGCAGCGCGAGCAGAAAGCGCGGAGGCATTCGCGGAATACCTCGATCAGTTCGAAGAGGCCGGAGTCTGCTACGAAGCGAAGGAACAGCTGGAGATGTTCCGCGCCGCCCTCGCCGGGAAGGAGAACGATTGATGGACGACAAGATGACCCGTGAGATTGTGATGGGAGAGCGCGATGGCATCCTGGCGTTCCTACGGCGCAAGGCGACCGATTGCCGCAACATGGCCAGCAACGCGCTGGCGGACTCGATGCAGAATCGACCCAATGCGGAACGCTGGGAGGAGCGGGCGAAGGTGCTAGACGAGACGGCGGAGCAGATCGCTGGCGAATGGCACTGGCAATAAGGAGGCCATATGACCGCATGGCGCGAGACACAAGGCGATCCCACCGGCCGTGAGGTCGTGTACTGGTCTGTCGGCGGCCACGAGACGGAGCTGACGCACGAGACGATGGAGGAGGCCATCGACTACTACCTGGAGGAGTTTGCGCTTCCTGGCGGCAAGTGGGCGGACAACCTGCCGGACGAGATTGAGGTGGTGGGGTTCGCTCGGGTGCAGTTGATGATGCGCCCCGGAGACACGCTGGAGCGGACGCTGGAGTGCATCGACGAGGAGTACGGCGACCCGGACGGAGGGTGGACGGAGCCGACTCCTGCGATGCTGGCGGCCGAGGCGGCCTACCACGCGGTGGTGCTGGCCGAGTACGAGCCGTGGATGTGCGAGCCGGTGGTCCGGCGGCAGGTGGACGTGCGAGCGTGGCTCGCCGAGCACGACGAGAGGGGATGATGCGACAGTACCAGTACAAGGAGGAGCGCCACCCGCTGCACCCGGACGAGGTGCGGCTGCTGGTGACGTGGCCCGGGTACGGCTGGTGGCACAAGCTCGGCCACGTGGTGGACTGGCGCGACGGGATCTGCGACCGGGGCCCCGTGGTCCGGGCGGAGGCGTGGCCCGCTCACGGGCTGCACCCGGACGTGTCGCGACCGTTCAACACGCACGCGGAGGCGGTTGGGTGGCTCAGGCAGCTCTGGGAGGAGCGGCAGGCAAGGAGGCGGGTAGCATGACAAACGACGAAGAAAGAACGCCCATCGAAGTGTGGGCCGAGGCGTGCGAGGGGGCGATCCGCGCCGTCGAGGTGGCGGGCTTCGAGGAGCAAGGGAAGATCGCCGTGGATCAGGCGAATGGCCTGGTGCGTCTGGCATGGAAGCTCGCTGGGCCGAAGATCAGGACGGTCGTTTGTCGGTGCGGAAAGACGTTCACGACGACCAATCCAAACGCGCGGTTCTGCCATAGAGGCTGCTCTTCCAGGAAGATGTGGCTGACCGACGAAGAGCTACTGGATGAGCTGCGCACAAAGACCCAATCGCAGGTCGCCAGGGAGCATGGTGTTACTTCAACGACTGTGTCTGTTCGCCGGAAGAGAGCCGAGAGGCGCAGGGACCGTGCTGCCGAGGTCAAGGAGTTGCCGGGCGGTCGTGTCGAGGATCTGGAGTTGTCCGTTCGCTCGATGAATGGCTTGCAGGGAATGGGCATCGAAATGATCAGCGAGCTGATCCTTTGTACCGAGGAGGATCTGGTTGCATCAAAGATGCTTGGGCGAAAAAGCCTAAAAGAAATCAAAGGGTTGCTCGCTGAAAATGGGATGCAATTGCGAAGATGATGGGAGTTTATTGATGGACACCGAGACGCGCATGACCGAGGAGCAGCTCGCGCACTTGATTGCGCAGCGCGACCCGAAACAGCAGCCAGAGTGCGAGCACTGCCTGTACGCGTTCAACCGGCGCAACTGTGTCAACTGCACAGTGCAGGGCGGGACCGGCGAGGAGGCATGGCTGCCATTCGGCGGATGGGAGTGACGATGGCCCGGTCACCGGAGGAGATTGTAGCTGAGTTGGATGCTCTCGTGGCGGTTGGCCGTGCGAGAATGGAGGCTTCGAAAGATCCGTGCATCCGAGGGTTGCACATGTCGGAGTCAGAGTGGTTATCGAGGGAGGAGTTTGAGCGTCTGAACGAACTACACCTTGAGTGGGCCAGGTCCCAGCCGACGCTTGCGGAGGTGCGCGAGCGGGTGGCGCGGAAGCGCGCGGCACGGCTGGCACGGATGCTGGAGGGAGCGCCATGAAGGTGAAAGTCGCGGTGGAGGCGAGTGTCTCGTTGGATCGGAAGCGGTGCGGTCGCTGTTCCTGGTGGGTCTGGAGGTCATCGTTCGAGCAGGACTTTTGCGATCTGTTCGGGTGGCCCATATCGAAGGACAGCCGAGGACGCCCGCTGCGATGTCGGAAGTGCATCGTTCGGGAGGTGAAGCCATGACCTTGCAAGACGGAAAGGTGTACGCGGTCACCGTGATCAAGGTCTCGACTGCTGAGATCCGCGATTGTGGCTGGGGATGCCCGCACCTTGCGATTAACAGACATGGGCGCAAGAAGGTGCGGACGTGCTACCTCAACGCCTTCGATCCGGTGGAGCTGCTGCCGCCGAGGAAGCGGAAGGGTGACCAGGATGACGAGAACGCACGCCAGGCCGCGCAGAGATCGAGTAAGTGCCTGAAGGCGGCAACATGGGTAGCGGACAACCTGAGAATGCAGGCCATCAACAGGATGATCGGATGCTGAGTTTCACTCGCCGGGAAGAGGTAGTGAGATGCGAACAGACCTGCGCAACAGAGCGGAGGCGGTGGTTGCTGCTGGCGGCGATCAATCGACTCTCGTAGCTGAGATCCTTGTAAAGTACGACTCTCTCGCATGGACGGCGAAGCGCCTGACAGACGAACGTGACGAGGCGCGGGAGGAGAACGAGCGGCTGCGGCAGGTGGTCGATGACCACGAGTGTCGGTGTCCTGTATGCGGATACAAGGCACCATGTGCCCGCAAGTGCGCCTTCCTCACTAGGAAGGAGTAGGAGATGGAGATCAAGGTTGGAACGAGGATTCACGATAACGACCCCCGGTGCACGGTCTACCGGGAGGGCAAGGTGATTGAGATCCTTTCGGAGGAGAGGGTCTTGGTGAAGTGGTTCCCGCGTGGGCGCACGACCCGGGTCAAGAAGAGCCGCATTCGCCCGCGTGCCAAGGCCCGGAGCACCGACTACGTGATCTTGGAGGAGGGGGGCCAGTCATGACGCTGCGCGACTTGGTGGGCAAGCGCGTGGAGCTGCTGCAGGACGAGCGCTGGGCTGCCCACGCCGCCCCCATCCGCGCCGGCCACCGCGGCACCGTGGCGGTGACGCCGCCCCCCGAGGCCGCGGGGTCCCTCGTCCACATCTGCTTCGACCGCATCCAGCCCCGCCCTGGCGGCTTCTTCGGGCTGGGCGCGCCAGACTGGGACTTCACCCCCTCCCGCCAGCAGATGATCCGCGTGCTGGAGGGGGACGCGCCATGACGGTGCCCGTGGACTGGGCGGCGCTGCCGACCCTGGGCGTGCTGCCGGACCGCGAGATCGCGCGGGAGCTGGGCTGCACGAGTGCCACCGTGGGCCACCACCGGCGCCGGCTGGGCATTCGCCGTTGCTACCATCCGAAGAAGAAGGTGGTGCCCCCCTGGCAGGCGAAGGTGGAGCCTCTGCTCGGCACGATGACTGATGTCGACGTGGCGTGTCGCGTGGGGGTGTCCGTGAGCACCGTGGGCTGCTTCCGGCGGCGTCTGGGCCTGCCCCGCTGCAAGCGATCTGCAATACTGCTTCCACCGTGGGATGATCAGCCCCTCGGGCAGGTGTCGGACACGGAGATCGCGCGCCGGCTGGGCGTGACGCGCCAGGCTGTGCACCAGGTGCGCAAGCGCATGGGCATCCCGGCGTGTTGGCCCCCAGGTAGCGCTGGCCCCTTAGCCTCGAATCTGCCGCCGGACCTGCCCTACGGCCAGGTGCTGGATGTAGACCTTGCGCAGCAGCAGGGCGTGTCCGCGAGCGTGATCAGCAAGCAGCGTCGCCGGCTGGGTATCCCCCCGTACTGGCATCTCTGGCGCGCCGTGGCCACGCCCCTGCTGGGCACCATGTCTGACTCCGCCGTGGCCAGAATCGCTGGCGTGCACCCGCTGGTCGTGTTCCGCCTGCGCCGCGCCCTGGGTATCCCCGCCTACGGACGCCGCCGAACGGCGCTCTCCCAGGGCGCCCCGTCCGATCCCACGCCCTAGCGAGCGCGCCCCCCGTTGACCGAGCCCCCGCCTCCGTGCCCCCCAGGGGACGCCCACGGGGCACGCTGGCGGCCGGACGCGCCCCATGCATCCACCCCCCCAGCGCCCTGAACAGAAGCCCCCCACGCCCAAACGTGCCTTCCCCCGCACCAATGACCAGAACACGCGCCACCCCCCTTGGTGCGACTCCCATCCGAAAACGTTGCCGGGCAGGGCGGACGCAAACGCCGGATTTTCCGCGGGCCCGGGCCTGGACCTGTTGACAAACGCGCAATAGGTGTGCTAGGATGGGTAGTGGCAGGGTTTAGAGGTTGACACGCAGCAATGCGGTCTTATGTTACCAGCGTGGTCCGTTCCTACCGATACCGGCTTGCGCCGACGCAGGCCCAGCAGCGCATCCTAAAGACGTGGTTGGCCCTCACGCGGGCGTTGTACAACGCTGCGTTGCAGCAGCGGCGGGAGGCATGGGATCGGCAGCGGCGCGGGCTTTCCTGCTATGCGCAGATGGGGGAGCTGCCCGCGCTGCGCCTGGAGTGCCCGGAGTTTGCGGGGGTGCCCGTGATGGTCCTCCGGGGGGCGCTGGTGCGGTTAGAGCGGGCGTTCCATGGGTTCTTCCGGCGGTGCAAGCAGGGGGGCCGACCAGGGTATCCGCGCTTTCGGGGAGCGCATCGCTGGGACACGTTGATGATCGAGGATCTGGGGGGCCGCGTGCCGATCTGCGGGGGCGGCAAGCGGGTGCAGGTTCCGTTGCTGGGCAAGGTGAAGTTCCGGCAGCATCGGCCACTGGAGGGCGTGCCGAAGGCTATGCGTCTCACGCGGGATGCGGGGGGGCGGTGGTTCGTGACATTCGCGTGCGTGGAAGTGCCGCGAAAGGCGCTGCCGCCCTCCTCCATCGACGTGGGGGTGGACCTGGGGTTGGCGCACTTCGCGGTGACCAGCGATGGCGAGGTGTTCGAGAACCCGCGGCCGCTGGAGGCAGCACAGCGGGCGCTTGCCCGAGCACAGCGGCGGGTGGCGCGCCGGAAGCGGGGTAGCCAGCGGCGCCGGGCGGCGGTGCTGCTGCTGGCGCGGCGCTACGAGCACGTGGCCAACGTGCGGCGGGAGGGGCACATCAAGGTGGCGCGGGAGCTGGTAGCGACGTATGGGGTGATCTGCGTGGAGGATCTGAACATTCGCGGGATGGCCACGGGGCGGCTAGCGCGATCTGTACATGACGCCGGGTGGGGTTCCTTCCTACACTGGCTTCGCGTCAAAGCGGAAGAGGCTGGGCGCGAGGTGGTGGGAGTGGACCCACGTGGGACGTCACAGGGGTGCAGCGGGTGCGGCGCTCTGGTGCCGAAGTCATTGGCGACGCGCGTGCACCGGTGCCCATCATGCGGGCTGGTCCTGGATCGGGACCTGAATGCAGCAAGGAACATCGTATGGCTCGGTAGGAGCCAGCGGGGAGCCGCGCCTCGGTCTGGAGGACGGCCAGGATCCGCGAAGGCCGAGTCGTGAGCCCAGGAACGGACCACACTGTTCGCAGGGCGCACGGCGCTTCAAAACAGGCCACTACCCGGCACGTGCACGGGTGTGGGGGGGGGGCGACGTGTTGGGAGGTGGAGCAGGCGCTGAAGCTGTCGCACCAGACGGCGAGCCCGCGGATCTGGGAGCTGAAGCGGCTGGGGCTGGTGGTGGCGACGGGGGCGCGGCGGAAGACGGGGAGCGGGCGGGGGGCGGAGGTGCTGGTGGCGCCGCGGGTGGTGGTGGACGCGGCGGTGGGGGCGGCGCGGGCGCCGACGCTGCGGGAGCGGGTGCGGGAGCTGGAGGCGGCGTTGGCGGACCGGGACCGGGCCATCGCGCGGCTGCAGATGCAGCTGGCGTTGCGGGACAGGAAGCGGGTTGTGGGCGTGCGGCAGATGCCGTTGCGGGGGCTGGGCCGGGACCGGGACCCCGAGGGGGAGGATCCCGAGGGTTGACAAACGCGATCGTGTGTGCTAAGATGGGGGTGCTCGCGCGGCGTGGGGGCCGGGCGAGGCAGCGCGGTGGGACGCGCGGAAGGGGAGAACGCATGGAGACGAAGGTTGGCATCGCGGGGTGGCGTCTGGCGGCGGTGCCCGACGTGGAGGAGGGGGCGCAGGGCTACTTCTGGGCGTGGGTGGTCGAGGATGCTCTGGACGCCTACGGGGGCATCGTCACGGCGCGCGAGCCGGAGGTGGTCCGCGTGACCGGCGCGATCGAGGCGTGCGACCGGCGCATCTACCGGACGGCGTCGGGGCCGGGCTTGTCCCCGGCCAGCTTCCGGGGCATGAACCGCGTGCTGGTGCTGTGGCGGGGGCCGCTGACCCCCGCGACCACGTAGGAGGAGGCGCGATGCGGACGTTTTTTTGCTACCAGTGCGATGATTTCGGCATGGTTAGCGGCCCGTGCATGATCCAGTGCGCTGAAACCGCAAACCCGCCGCACTGGTGCCCGTTCGTGACGGAGCGCAAGGCGGGCGAGGTGCTGCCCGCGACCGAGGCAACGTGGACGACGGAGCGGCGGCGCGAGCCGAGAGAGGAGTAGGACGATGGAGCGATTCCAGGCGACCACCCATGCTACGATCAGGGACACGAGTACCGGCCTCGAATGGCGCACGGACTACGCCACGGATCTGTCGTGGGACGAGGCCATGACCTATGCCGCGAAGCTCGGAGACGGATGGCGACTGCCGACCATCGAGGAGCTGGTCACGCTGATCGACTTCAAGCAAGTCGCTCCTGCATCTGAGTTTCCGGACCAACCGTCCGAGTGGTTCTGGTCGTCGTCGCTGCCCCGTGCTGCGTCCACGTCCTACGCTTGGTACGTGCACTTCAACAACGGCAGCGTGGACTTCTACGACAAGACGCGACGCAGCCATGCTCGTTGTGTTCGAGGTGGACCGTCTGCTACCCCGGAGGAGTAGGAGGAGAGATGCTGTACGGAGTTGAGAAATCAACGGACCTGCGCAACCCGCAGACGGTCGTCAAAAAATTCCTGAGTCGCAAGGAACTGCTGCAGTGGATGGATCAGCGCAGCGGCGAGTACACGCACGCCGACCCCGAGGCGGCCCAGAACTGGCATCACACGTTCCGGAGCGGGTACGAGCTGCGCGGGCGGATCAACCGCAAGGACCGGATCTTCGACAACCACGGATCCTCGACGTACCCGCAGGGGCGCGCGGACAACGAGGCGGACTACCTCGTGCGGTACGGGACGGAGGTGCGCCGATGAGCGGGGGCCACTTTGGCGACACGCCTTACTACCTGATCGCCGACGAGATCGAGCAGGTGATCGCGGAGAACGACTCGACGGAGGTGAACCGGTACGGGGATCACAAGGGGCGCCACTATCCGGCGGAGGTCCTCGCGCGGTTCAGGGAGGGCGTGGCGTGCCTTCGCTGCGCACACGTGTTCGTCCGGCGCATCGACTATCTGCTGTCGAGCGACGATGGCCCCGAGCAGTTCCTCGAACGGCTGAAAGAGGATCTGGACGTGGTGCTGCGTGGCACGGTGAGCGAGGTACTTGGGGATCTTTCCGCCAAGATCAACGACGGCCGGTACAGCGACGAGCACATCGGGCGACTGGTCCGAGCCGCCCTCGCGGGGAAGGATAGACCGTGAGCTGCACATGTCAGGAGTGCGGGCATCGCTATCGGGTGGACATCGACCTGCCCGATGTGCTGTGGGATCGCATCCGGCCCGCGGGCAAGGAACCTGGCGCGGGGATGCTGTGTGGCGCATGCATCGTGCAGCGCATCGAGGGGTTGGGCGAGTACGGTGTGCTGCGAATTATAGCAGCGGAAGGTGTTGCCGACTTTGCGGGGAAGGAGTGAGAGATGAGCGAAAAAATGAGTCCAATCAGGTGCGAATGCATCATGTCCGCAGACGAGGTGGATCGGATGGACGAGGAACGTGCCTCGCTCCGTGCCGAGGTCGAGCGGATGAAGGCTCGGGTGGTCGAGTTGGAGGACAATCTCAGCATCACCGCCGGGAAGGCCAGCACAACGCGGGAAAAGGTCGAGCGGCTGACAGCTGCACTAAACCATATTGTCGCAACCTGGACGGACATGGATCAGAAAGTGGTGGACAGATACGCGCCGAGCAAGGGCCTGGCAATGCTGGATTCGCCATGCGATGATCCCGACTGGAACTACGCGATGGGAAAAAAGAAGGCGATCAGCATCGCCAGCGTCGCCCTCGCAGTGGAGAAGTGAGTGATGCACATACTGCATCACGGGACATCTGCGGAGGCGGCCGATCTGATCCTGCGGGATGGCTTTCGGGCCGGCACCTACTTCACCGCCCAGTTCGACTCGGCGGTGCTGATGGGTGGCAACTACGTGTTCAGCGTAGTACTGGATGGCGAGGCGCCACGCTGCTGGGAGTGGATCTGCCCGGAGCCCGTGCCCCCCGAGCGCATCCTGGCGCTGCGCACGGTGGCGATCCAGTTGCTGCACTACCAGCCTGCCGCGCAGGCTCTGCTGCGCCGGGAAGGCAAGGTGCGCCCGTGCTCGCGCTGCGACGCCCACGGGGAGCTGGGCTACCCGGACGATGGCCACCACCTGCTGCCGGGCGGGAGCGCGTGGGGCAACCGGCCGATCACGGTGTGCCCGGATTGCCGAGGATGGGGGGATCTGGCGCACCCCAACTTACAGGAGGGATGAAGATGCGGACGATCGCGTGGATTTTCGGGGCGCTGCTGCTCGGGTGTGCCCCCGAGGCCGCGGACGTGTCGGCGCTGGCCTCTGGGGACGCGCGCGCAGCGGATCTGGCTGAGGCCCGGGCGGACTGCTTCTACCCAGTGGCCCCCTGTGTGGGCGGATCGGGGGACTGCCCGGCGCGGCTGTCGGCGCGCCAGCGGGATCTGCTGGTGATGCGGTACCTCGTGTCGGGGCAGTGTGCGCGGCTCGTCACGGAGGCGGACAGGGCGCGGATAGGAAGGAGGGCTCCATGAAGGTGCGCCGGTGGGTGACGATCGACCACGAGGTGGAGGTGGAGGTGGGGCCCGAGGATGTCGCGCAGATCCTGGCGGAGCCGGGGGCGCGCGAAGCTCCCGCGCGCATGGCCGTGCATGCGATCCAGGTGCTCCGCGCGGTGGCCCCGGCGGCGCTGAACACGTCGGAGCGGCGCACGATCGCGGGCGCGCTCCGGGAACAGGCGGATCGGTTCGAGCAGGAGGGCTGATGTGCGGGACGACGGGCGCGCTTGCGGGGCCTGCGGCAAGTGCCGCGCCCTGGATGATGCCCGGGCCGAGCTGGCGCGGAAGGCCCGCGAGGCCCAGCGCCAGATCGTCGATCCCAGCGAACACGTGTGCGCTCAAAGGAACAAGAGGAAGCATGGAAGCCAAAGTGACTGATGCAGAGATCCTGGCCGCCTACTATCGGCGCTGGGGGGACGGCGATGAGGGGCCCGACCACCAGGCGGAGATCGTTGCGGCGGTGCGGCGGTGCTGGCGTGCCACGACACGGGACAGCCGGTTGGCCGCGTTTGAGGACTGGGGGGATCCGAGCGATGCCGTTCGCTATTGGATGCTGCGGCGGGGACGCGCGGGGAAGACCCCGAAGCGGAAGAGACGGGAGCTGAAGGGCGCGGCCCTCCAGCACCGATGGGAGTCGTCGCGCGAGGCGCGCCTGCGCGAGCTACAGAGGCGCATCGATGATCTCCGCCGCGAGCAGGATCTGCTGATCCGGGAGCACAGCGGGGAGGGCTGCATGGCGCTGGTGCAGGGGATCGCGCCCAACAAGTGCCCCCACTTCTCGTGGGCCCCAGCGCGGGGGAGCACCTGCGCGCACCAGCCGGTGCCGCGCGGGCCGCGGTCCGGTGATCCTGTCGTGTGCAAGCCGGCGTGGGAAGAACTGCGCCAGCGCGGGCTGGTTGAGGATGAGGGAGGAATGCCATGAGCGACGAGATCAACTTCATCCAGGTGATCACCCCGCCAAACGAGTGCGCCCGGCACGGGAAGGACCACATGCTCGTCGCGCTGCACAAGCGCAGCAACGTCCCGCACGTGAACGGGGTGCCGATGGGCGAAGGCGATCCGTACTACGCCTGCGAGGCGTGCCTGCTGGGGCAGATCGATCAACTGCGGGAACGCCTCCGGACGACGGCGCAGATCCTGATCGGGGCGGTGGGGGCCGAGGGTCCGATGGACGCCGAGGACGCGGCACGGCGGGCGGTAGCAGAGGTAGACCGGCTTGATAGATGGAAGGGGGAGGCGCTGCGAGTCGAACGCGAGTGGAATATACAGGCGCTTGCCAAGATGCTTGGCGCCGCACCTGGAGACCATTGCCGACGGTTTATTGGTAAGATGGTGCCGCAGTTGATCCGCGAGCGCGACGAGGCGCTGGCCGAGAACGAGCGGCTGAGAAAAACGCTAACCGTGATCGAGTGCGAAACCAAGTGTGAAGACGCAGCGGGATGGGCCCGCGCCGCCCTCGCGGGGAAGGGGGAGGAGGGCGAGCCGTGCTTCGTCCCAGCTGGGCGCGTCGAAGCCGTGGGCATTGCTCGCAATTGCGCAGGCACGGGCTGGTACCGGTGCGCGGAGTGTGCCCAGTACGACGCGGCGGCGGCCGAAGCGGTATGGAGGTCGAGATGAGCGCAGAGCAACGACCGTGCCGAGGATTGAAGCCCTGGAAATACGGCAGGTTAGCCGCGTCTCAAGCCGGCGAGGAAAGCCGGAAGGCGCGTGAGGAAAGTCTGGAGCGGGTCCAGGAAAGTCGTCAGGCGAAGCGCATCGCCGAACTGGAGGCCGAGGTTGCCCGCCTGACCGCCGAACGCGACGAGGCGCTGAAAAGTGAGAGTGACCTTGAAGCCGCCTCGTTCGAAGACGCCGGGCAACTGCGGGCCGAGGTCGAGCGGTTGATGGTGGCGCTGCGCGAGGTGAACGCGCACGCGCACGCGGCGGTCGTGCAGTCCATCGAGACGGACGACCAGATCATCATCGGGCACCTGCGGGATATCGAGGAGCTGTCCCGCGCCGCCCTCAAGTAGAGTCGCCAGCAGCGCGCCCCCGTGCTATCCTGGGGGCATGCAGCGTGTCCGCTACCGCCGCCCCCCGCTGGCTACGATGTCCACGGCGCCCGCGGTCTACCCGCTACGGGAGACGGTGGAGACCTACAACCGGGTGGTGGCGCACCTGCCCGAGCGCGTGGATCGGGGGCGCTACCTCTTCCTGCTGTCCCTGGCCGGCTTCCTGCGCGATCGCCTGCGGGCGCACGCGCCCGAGGTGCACCTCAACGGCACGGACCAGCGCTACGCGGAGGACCTGCGCATCGCCCTGGTGCAGGGCGGTGACCAGGACGAGGACGCGGTGGCGATCTACTTCGCCCACCAGACGGCCGTGCTGGCGGAGGGGCAGGCGCCCCGGAGCGCCCTCTACGTGCGGCCGCACTCGGCGTCGCCCGGCTGGGTGAGCGTGCTGACGCGCTGGGGGCCCTGGCCTGCGGAGCTGCTGCCGGTGCAGCTGGCGCCCAATGACGCCCGGGTGATCCTGCGGACGGCGCGTCCCGACGAGATCCAGGCGTTGACGCGCCGGATCCAGGGCCAGCGCGAGCGCATCCTGGCGGAGCTGCTGGAGGCGGGGGCGAAGAGCCCCAAGCTGGAGCGCACGGTGGGCGGCCAGCGCATCGAGGTGCAGCAGGACCTGGCCCATGCCGTGCTGCGCCGGGAGTTCGGCCTGGACGGCGACGCGCCCCGCGCGCACTGGCGGCCGGCCATCGTGGAGACGCTGAACGCCGTGCCGGATGCTCTCCGGCGCTTGGAGCGCTATGTGGAAACGGGGCGCGAGAACGTCTTCGTCTTGCCAGATGTCGAAGACCGGATTAGTATGGACCAGTTGCGCGCGGGTGCGCCCTTCATGGCGGAGCTGGCGCCCTTCGTACCGAGACGGTAGCGCAGAAGACACAGAGGAGGTTCTAGGATGCCGACGACACAGGATGAGAAGCTGCGGACGCTGAACCACTCGCTGGGGGCCATCGAGAACGAGCTGTTGCACCGGCGGCTGGCCTCCCGCGAGGCCGACCTGGACGATGCCGTGGACGTGATCAACGATCTCGCGGCCCAGGGCCACGTGGACATCTGCCCCTGCGAGGGCGAATAGCCCAGGGTTGCCCAGCAGCGAACACGTGTTCGCTAAGCCCATTGCGTGAAGGCTGCGGTGCGCATCGATAGGAACACGATATGACCATCCTCGGCACGCTGAACGCCCGGAGCTGGGATGCCGGCGTGCCGCTGACGCTGGGCGCGGAGGTGGCCACCTACGAGGTGGACGGTGACCTTCGCGGGGTCAACGTGCTGGCGGTCCCGGGCGTGCGCTCCGAGCTGGCCCACCTGGACGATCGGGTCCCCCTGCTGTACCTGGAGCCCGAGGATGCTTACCAGTCGTTCGTGCTGCCCTGCGTCACCTTCAAGATGACATCCATGACCCCGGCCTTTGATCGGCACCCGTGGTACCAGTGGGTGGCCCGGGCGCCCGCGAAGGGGGCCCAGAAAATCACGCTTCCCGATGGGACGGTGGGCTACGACCGCTACGAGAATCAGTGGCGGGGCACCCCGATGGACCTGGCCTACGATCTTCAGGTCATGGCGCGGCGTCGCCAGGAGGCTCACCTTATCCTGCACTACGTGTTGCGGCGCTGCCTGCCCCCCTGGTTCATCTTCCGGGTGATTGACAGCTTAGGCGATGTGCGAGAATATGACGCAGGAGAGATCAGCGTGTCGGAGACATCCGAACTTGCTGACATCGCAGACAGGACAGCGGCATGGACCATTTCTTTCACGGTACGCGCAGAAATCGACCTTCACGATCCCGTGGAGATGCCGGCCGTGCAACAGGTGGTGTCCGACGTGACCTACGCCAGGTACCGTCCGTCATGATGAATCCGCAACAGCTTCCAGAGGACATTGGAGAAGTGACGCCTGTGGAGAGGGGAGCGCTGGCGCGCACACGTGTGCGCGTGCAACTTTTGAGTTTGCAATGCCAGCGAGGTGGCCTGAAAACCTCGACGCCGGTGCGCACCGTTGCGCGCCAGAAAGATAGCAGGACTGCATGAGCTGGTACTACTACTCCGGTAGCGTTCCGACAGGGATCCCAGTGAGCCGCACCAAGTCCGTGGCTGTGGCGCCGCACACCAAGGTGGAGATCGTGGATATGACGCCTGCGGCGCAGGCTCTCCTGCGCCGGGGCGTGCTGCGGCGCACGGGGCGGCCCGCGGGGGCGCCCCTCCGCACCAACGTGGCGGTCACCGACCAGAAGGTGGCGGACGTGGTGCCGAAGTCCGCTCTGGCCCGGTACTTCGCGGAGAAGGGCGTCACGAAGTCCAAGGAGATGCCCCCCAAGAAGCCGGTGGGCAAGCCGGAGTTCACGGAGCACGAGCTGGCGGTGGTGGCGGGGGAAGCTGCTGCGGCGCCGGTCGCACATGGATCTGATGCGCCGGTGGAAGAAGCCGGCGCGGAGGCGGTGGATCACAAGGACGGCGAGCGGCGGGGCAGCAAGCGGCGGCGCCACTTCTGATCTAGCAAGGCCAGCGAGGTGGCCTGAAATCCTCGACGACTGAGGACCGGTCATGATGCACGCGAGAAAATTCTCCGAGCCGAACAAGGAGGCAATCCGTGTCTGAATTCACTTACCCGGGCGTCTACATCAAGGAGGTCTCCAGCGGACCCGGCCCGATCTCGGGCGTGACGACTTCCAACCTGGGCCTGATCGGCTTCACCACGCGGGGCGAGGTGGACTATCCGGTCCTGTGCACGTCGTTCACCGAGTTCGTCACCAAGTTCGGCAGCTTCACCGAGAAGGGGCTGCTGCCCACCATGGCGTACGCCTTCTTCCAGAATGGCGGCCAGCGCCTGTACGTGGTGCGCGCCACGCACGACGACGCGGACAACGCCTCCTGGGACTACGAGCTGGACGCCGTGGACGAGCAGCTGAGCGTGACCGCCGACCCGGCGGGCCACTACGAGCTGCAGGTCGACCACGTGCCGGTGACGCCCGGAACCGCGACGGTGACGTTCGAGAACGCCAACCCGGCGCTGGTGAACGCGTTCGCGGACGATGGCGCGGGCACCATGGTGCACGTCCTCGGCACGGGCACGGGCGGCGCGGGCAGCATCGACTACGACTCGGGCGAGATCACCATCGACCTGGCGGTGCCCGGAGAGTACACGGGCACGCCGCGGCGCATCCTGGCCGACTACACCTACCGCGTGCTGCGGTTCGAGATGCAGTGGCCGGGCCTCGTGGGCAACTACTTCCGCGTCCTGATCACGCCGGGCAGCGACGACTATCTCACCTCCTCGACAGCCAGCTGGTCGCGGTTCACGATCACCATCCAGGAGGATCTCAACCAGGATCCGACCGACCGCGCGTGGAGCACGCTGGAGACCTTCTCCGATGTCGTGTTCGACGACGAGACCAGCAAGAACTACATCGTGACCGTGATGAACGACGCCATCAACGGGTCGCAGTACGTCACCGTCACGGACTACGGCAACGCCCAGAACCCGCCTGAGCTGGCTGGTACCGCGTACCTCAACGAGAACCTTTACACCTACCAGCAGCACAGCGACGGGTCCTCGCTGGTCGTGCCAGACCCGTACGATGGCGTCTGGAAGGGCTGGCAGTACCAGCTCGCGCACGACGTGTTCCCGACCACGTTCGTGGCCGAGTTCCGCTTCATCGAGCACCTCACCCGCATCGGCACGGGCACCAACCCGATCACGGCGGTGCCCAACCTGACGTGGACCCCGGCGGCGCTGGTGGCGGGCAGCGTGCTGATCACCGCCAACCTCACGGGCGGCGGCCCTGGCAGCGTGCTGGTAGACGACGGCGCTGGAAACCTGACCTATGGCGGGTTCGGCGTCGGCACCATCACCTACACCACCGGCGCCATCGCGATCGACCTCACGCCAGCGGCTGACACATTCGTGGTGGACTCCGCGGTGCTGATCGATTGCACCTATGCGCAGCCCGTGACGGTGATCGACGATGGCAACGGCGTGCTGAGCATCGCCGACCCGGCCACGCTGACGCCTCCGGTGGTGGGATCCCCGACCAAGTTCGAGCTGAACACGTCGGGCACCAACACGATCGACTACGACACCGGCGAGATCGTGCTGACCTGGAAGATCGCGGGCGACCCCGCGGCCGGGCCGGCCGGCACGTTCACCACGGCCACGGCCGCATCGAAGACCTCGACGGCGGGGCCGTGGGTCCTCACTCCTGGCTGCAGCTTCGATCTCGACGCAAACGGCCTGGGCGCCCCCGCCACGATCACGTTCAACGCCACGCAGGGGTACCTCACCGAGTCGACGGTGTGGGGTGCGGGCCTCTTGCTGGATGGCCTGACGACGATCCTGGACATCGGCGGGACGCAGCGCACGGTGACGTTCACGCCGCCGCTGGGTGGCGTGTGGGCGGTTGCGGATGCGATCAACGCGGTCAACGCGCAGGTGCCCGGGGCGTTCGCGTCCCTGGACGGCGTCAACATGCGCGTCACGTCCGACGTGTGGGGGCTCAACTCCACCGTGGCCCACGTCGCTGGCGGGACGGCGGACGCGCTGCTGGATTGGCTTAACCCGCCCGTGAATGGCACCGGCGACGTGGACGACATCGAAGCGGTGCGCGCGGATGAATACGAGGCGCTGGTCGAGGCCGGGTTGCCCGGGGTCGTGGTGGTGGATGACAACGGCGACGGCACGCAGACCACCCGCACGCTGCTGACCGGGGCGACAGCCGAGCTGACCTTCTCCAACCCGGTGCCCGCGGGTACGCTCACCGCGTTGGGCATCACGGCGCCGCTGGACGTGTTCGGTGCCGATTCCCTCACGGGCGGCGAGCTGGCGGACTACTACGCCGAGCCGGATTCGTCCATCGAGGGTCTGCTGACCGGCGGCTTGGATGGATCCGCTACCGACAGCGACGACATCGTGAGCCCGCTGCTGGCGGCCGACATGCGCGGCCTGTACGCCTTCGGCAAGGTGGACGAGCTGATGCAGCTGGTGGCGGCCGACTTCCAGACCGACCCCTACGTCATCGACGCGCTGCTCACCTACGCTGAGCTGATGAAGGACAAGTTCGTCATCTGCGCGGTGCCGTTCGGCCTGGAGTACCAGGAGGCCGTGACCTGGAAGCGCTTCACGCTCAACCGCTACAGCTCCTTCGGCGCCATCTACTACCCGCACATCAAGGTGCGCGACCCGATCACCTCCACCGTGGTGGACGTGCCCCCGGGCGGCCACGTCGCGGGCGTGTACGCGCGCACGGACAGCAACAAGAACGTGGGCAAGGCGCCCGGCGGCATGGAGGACGGATCCCTGTCCTGGTCGCAGGGCCTGGAGTACACGCTCACGCAGGCCCAGGTGGGCTACTGCACCGAGAACAAGATCAACTGCCTCGTAGAGTGGCCCATCACTGGCCGCGTGGTCTGGGGCGTGCGCTCCCTGGACGTGGCCGGTGGCGAGTGGCCCTACATCCAGATGCGGCGGCTGTTCATGTTCGTCGAGAAGAGCGTGTTCAACGCCACCCACATCCACGTCTTCAAGAACAACGGGCCGCCGCTCTGGAACGCGATCACCACCCAGCTGACCAACTTCCTGTCCGGCCTCTACCAGGGCGGCTACTTCGCCGGCAGCACCCCCGAGGAGGCCTTCTTCGTGATCTGCAACCGGTCCAACAACCCGCAGAACACAGTCGACCAGGGCATCGTCTACTGCGACGTGGGCATCGCCTGCAACAAGCCGGCGGAATATATTTGTTTCCGGTTCAGCCAACGTTCGATTGGTTAGGCACATGACTGGAAGATGTGTAAATAGGTTCGAGGTGGAGCATGGCTGAGATCCGGCGCATCCCGCAGGTGATGGTCCACGAGATCGCGGCGGGCAACCAGCTCACGGGGGTGGCCCCCGACGGGACCGACAGCGAGGAGACGCTGTTCCGGGGCGGCTACCGGCGCTGGATGGCGTGCACGGTGGCGGGCCTGTTCCAGCTGCCGGTGGGCTTCGGGAACGGGTGGCGCCTGGAGCGGGTGGTGTGGAACCTGAACGGCGGCGGCAACATCACGATCAACTTGGTGGACCCGGACGGCGTGATCTACCAGTTGAACCAGGTGGCGGCGGCGTCGGGCGAGTACGTGTCGCGCGAGGGGGGCGGAATCCTGGTGCCGCCGGGATGGGCGATCCAGGTGACCTCGGCGGCAGTGATGGCGCCGGGCAACGGCCGGGTGGTCGTGTTCACGGGGCCGGGTTGGAGCCAGAACACGTTTGACATGGCGCCCATCCTGGGCGCGGAGAGCTACCCGCCCGGGCGGTAGCGCGAGCGAAGGAGAGTGACATGCGCGCGACGGTAGACGATCTCATGCAGGGCTTCCGGTTCCACGCTTCGGCGGTGAACGAGGATGGGACAGATCTGCTCCAGACGCCCGAGCGTGGGGCAAGCCTCGAACCGTTCGAGGGTGGCGGCCAGGCGGGCTTCCAGTCGGTGACCATCCCCGAGATCTCGCTGGAGGCGTCGGAGTACAGGGAGGGCACCTGGACCTGGACGCAGAAGTACGCGGGGCCTCCCACCGTGTCCGACTGCACGCTGATGCGGGGCGTGGCGAAGCGGGATATGGCGTTCTACGACTGGGTGATGCGGGCTGTCACTGGCGAGAAGTTCCGGTCTGACGTGACCATCTGGCACTACCAGCGCGCGGAAATGGCCGATGCAGCGCAATCTGCGCAGAGCACGGATTTCCGGCGCGTCGTGTGCCACAACTGCATCCCCATGCGCGTGAAGCCGTCCGCGGACTTCGACTCGATGTCTGGCGAGGTGTCGCTGGCCGAGGTGGACTTCGCCCTGGAGAAGGTCGAGCTGCTCAACTCCTAGTCCCCGGCGGGCGAGGAGGCGCCCAAGATGCCGAATCGTCACCCGCTGGAGGACCTCCTCCAAAGTCACCGCTTCTGGCTGCTGGACCTGGTGCCCTCGTCCACGTTCCCCTTCTTCGTGCTGGGGTCGCCCATCATGGGCTACCAGAGCATCACGATGCCCGAGCTGACGCTGGAGGTGGACGAGGTCAAGCAGGTCAACTCCATGTACAAAAAGTACGTGTACAGCGGGGGGAGCGTGGGCGCGATCACGCTGATGCGCGGCGCGCGCTGCTACGACGACACGTTCTACCAGTGGATCACGCGCGCGCTCCGCGGTATCGACATGGTGCCGCGCAACCTGCTGCTGATCCAGTTCACGAACATCAACACAAAGAACAAGGACGATTTGGAAGTTATGCTTCCGATTGCTATTGAGGCATGGGAATCATCGCAGTTTCTTCCAGGTAGAGTTTGGTTATTGTGGAACGCAATTCCGACCAGGTACAAGCCAGGGTCTGATATGGATGCCACCTCTGGCGAGGTCAGCATCATGGAACTCGATGTTCAAGTTGAAGCGTTCACCGAACTGCGGATCTTCTCTGCGAGAGAGGGATTAGCTGGGAGGTTCTAAATCATGAGGCACTTGATCGAGCAGTTGGACCGAGCGGTGAACGAGGGCTTCGCCTCGACGCTGCGCATCGCGGCCACGAAGGGGCTGCTGGACTTCATCTGGCACCCCCTGGACGGGGCACTGGAGATCGGCCTGGGGGGCGAGTGGTGGAACGGCCGGGGGCCGCTGCGGGAGCGCGAGGTGGCGGAGTTCCACCACCGGAAGGAGGGTGGAGACCCGGCGTACCGGCCGGTGCAGGTGCGGTGGGAGCGGCAGGGGGACGGCGTGCTGTTCCGCATCACGGGCGGCTTCCTGAGCGACGAGACGACGGTGGTCATTGGCGCGACCAAGGTTGTCAGCGAGGACATCGTTGCCGAGGCTGTTGGCACGCGGATGCTGTGCAACGAGTGTGGCGCGCGCTTTCGGAAGAAGCTGGGCAAGAGCACGTTCGAGGTGAAGTGTCCGAAGTGCGGTGGATACGATACCGAGCCAGACGAAGTTTAGGAGAGGTGTACCGTGGCGAAGACCGACAAGCAGAGTGGAATTTCCGAGATCGCGGAGAAGGCTTCCATGTTGAAGCGTGCTGGGCTCCCTACGGTTGCAGTCCTTCTTGTGGCGGCCATGGGGGTGCCAGGGTTCTGGGAATTCTTGGACGACACGGATGACAAGGCGGAGGCCAAGGCGGATGTGGCGTACCAGCTGCTGAAGGCGCGCATAGAGTCGATGTGCGAGCGCATGGAGCGGATGGATGCTGCGGAAACTGCATTGCGCGAGACGGTGAACGCGATGTTGCTCCAGCGTGCGTCTGTGAGCACGGGCTACATGCGGATGCCCATGGTGGCCGGGGCTGGCCAGGGGGGAGCGGTTCCTCCGGTGGTGGAGGTAGTGCCCGTGACTGCTGCGCCCATGCCAGCGCGCGCGGCTTCGTTGCCGAAGGATCTGGACCAGCTAGCGGCGCGTGCGCTACAAGAGGAAGCAGAGTAGGAGGGTCGCCATGAGGACGATGCAGGACGTGTTTGAGGGAATCGAGGGGGGGCCGCTGTTCGAGGTCGAGGGGGAGGAGGCGCTGGCGCTCCTCATGGAGGCGGACGGCGACATGCTGGCAGATCTCTTCGAGGAGGCGGACGCGGATCGGCTGGACTTCCTGGCGGACCTGCTGGAGGCGGCTGCGGATGGCCCGCTGACGGCGCAGCAGGAGCTGGCGCTGGAGGGGCTGGGCAGCTGGCTCAAGGGCAAGGCGGCGGCCGTCAAGAAGAAGCTGCCGCCCGGGACCAAGATGGTCTTCGGCAAGATCGTGAAGGTGGGCAAGGGGGTCGCGGGCGCGGCCAAGGCCGTGGGCAAGGCGGCCGTCACGGCCAAGCGGGGGGTGCAGGCGCACAGCTTCCGCTTCACACAGGCGGGCAAGCAGGCCCGGCAGGCGGCCAAGAAGGTGCGCGACGTGAAGGGGCGGGCCGCTGGCAAGGCGTCCTACGCGGCGGCCAAGGGGACCTACCAAGCGGCGTCCCGGGCAGGCGAGACGCACGCGTTCGCGTCCGGGCAGGCCGCGCGCGCGCAGGAGCGAGCGGGCAAGGGAGCCCGGGCGGCGTCGTACGGCCCGGGCGGCGCGGCGAAGGCGCCGGCCAAGAAGCGGGCTCCCCAGGCCGCTGCGGCGCCCGCGAAGGGCGCCCGGAAGGCCCCCGCTAAGAAGGGGGCGGCCCCGGGCAAGAAGAAGGGTGCGCCGGCCGTGGCGCCCAAGCGCGGGGCGGCGCCCAAGGGGAGGAGCAAGGGGAAGGCGCGGGTCCGCAAGGAGTCGATGGAGGACGTGTTCCGTGTGCTGGAGGAGCGCGCGTAGTAGATGGCGAACACGTGTTCGCTGAGAAAAAGGAGAAGCTGATGGGAACGTTGCGGCAGCTGGGGCAGCAGATCTGCGAAGCGGTAGGGAAGCGGCAGGGGCAGGTGTTGCCCACGGAGAACACGTCGTGGGGGTTCTTCGGGACAATGTCGAGCAGACTATCAGACGCTCCGTCTGGATCTGTACCTCCGGATGAGGCGTGGAACGGAGCGTTCCGGGTGTTCGTGCAGAAGTATCAGGGCATCCCATCCAAGGCCATCCGGGAGTTCCTGGATGGGAAGGGCGGCCGCCACTTCGCGGATGCCGTGATCGACGAGCTTCCGTCTGACAAGCCCATCGACAAGTTCAAGATCGACCGGGCTGTTCGAAGGGTGCTTGACAGCGCGCGGGACGGCAAGTGGATCGCCAAGGATCTGGCATCGCTGGCTGGCGTGCCAGCGCCAGAAGCGTCGCACGGGTCCCAGGCCGCACTGGCTAGCATCGTGAATGGGTTGGGCGATGCGTGGAAGGAGGTCGCGCTGCAGGAGGCCAAAAAGAACTGGAAGCAGCACGAGGCTGCCATGCACGCGCTGGAGGACAAGGCCCAGGCGTTGCTGGACGGCGTGCGGGCGTGGTTCAGCAACTCGGGCCGGGTGCCGACCTACCCGGTGAAGCACAGCGCGGGGAAGACCGTGCGCGTGACGATCCCAGAGGCGGCGGCGGCCGATCCCAAGCGGGCGCTGATGGAGGAGAGCCGGGAGGGGGCGCGGTTCTCGCTTGCGCTGTCCGAGCTGCAGCGGCACTGGCAGGAGATCCAGCATCTGCGGGCGCGCATCTACGGGGCTGGGACGCCGATGGATGCCAAGGACAAGCGCGAGCGCGAGGAGCTGAACAAGCAGCACGACGAGGAGGTGGACGCGCTGGAGGCCATGCTGAAGCAGGCCCAGAAGCTCTTCGCCTCCTGGAAAGCAGGGTGATGCCATGTCGGTGACGATGGAGCAGGTGTTCGAGGCGCTGGAGGAGGCGGGGGGCGCGGAGAAGCTCTGGAATGCGCTGCGGAAGGCCAAGCGCAGGACGGTCTCCAAGAAGGTCGGCGACGACACGTGGGAGTTCCAGGGCAAGAAGGGGCACTGGCGCACGGTGAACGGCAGCGAGATCTTCTTCCCGGACGACGGCGGGGAGCCACTTGGCATGCCGAAGGCCATGAAGAAGGCCCGGAAGAAGGACACCAGTCCGGAGGGGCTGCGGCGGGAGCTGAGCGCGAAGCGCAAGGCCGGGAAGATCTGACGTGGATGCGCGGACGGCAGTAGCGGCGGGCATTCTTGACCGCATCATGGAGGCGATCTTCGACCGCCGCCTGGCGGCCCGGGCGCGCCTGCCACAGCGGCCGTCCGACGGGGTGGCCCGGGCGACGGCGCGCTTCGCCTCGCGCCTGCGGGGGCCCAAGGGCAAGGAGGTGGGCGACCTGCGCGTGGTCGTCCTGGTGCCCCACGATCCGGCGGGGCCCGCAACGGCGACCGTGCGTTGGACGCGGGACGCCTACGGATTCTGGTTCGAGAAGGAGGGGAAGCTCGGGGCCGTGGAGGCGCCCGAGGATGCCGACCTCGTGGGCGTGGGCATGGTCCTGACGGCGGTCCAGTGGACGGCGGAGGGCAGCGTGCCGCTGCGGTCCATGGTCCGGGCGTTCCGGCGCATCCGGAAGGCAGGAGGTGTCATTTGAGCGAGCCATCGAACAACCTCATCGTGCGTGGCGAGCGCTTGCCGCTGCCACGGATCGTGCTGGAGGCGGGGGGCACGGCGCGCAACTGGAAGGACGACGGCGAGCCGCACCTGGCCAACGCCGAGCGCCTGAAGCTGCTGACCACCTTCGTGCTGCACGAGACGGCGGGCAACTCGGCGACGGGCTGCGCGGACACGATCCGGCGCCGCAAGCTGGGCATCCACCTCGTGCTGGGGAAGGACGGCGTGATCCACAACCACGCGGACTTGGCGACGGAGGTGTGCTGGCACGCGGGGCAGGTCAACAAGGTGTCGGTGGGCCTGGAGGTGGTGAACCCGTACCGGCCGGAGCTGGCGCGGGAGCCGCACGGCATCATCGTGTCGGCGCCGTGGTGGTGCTGGGTGCCCAAGGGGGCCAAGCGCCTCTACGTGACTCCGCTGCCGATCCAGCTGGCGGTGACGGTGGTCCTGGTGCCCTGGCTGTGCGACCACCTGGGGATCCCCGTGGTGTTCCCCACGCGCGACCTGGGGGCGCCCCAGCCGCGGATCCGGGGGTGGCGCAAGCCCCCACTGGGGTGGTCCGCGAAGCCGGGCCCTGGCATCGTGGCGCACCGCGACTTCGCTGGGCATGCAGATGGCCGCTACCTGCTGGACCATCTCATGGATGCGATCCCGTGAGCATGGCCCGCGAGAGCGAGCGCCTGCGGGCGCTCCTGGACGAGGTTCCCCCGGTCGCGGCAGCAAAGGAGCGCGCCCTCACGCGCACGGAGAGCCGGTTGCTGAGCTTCCTGCGCATGCGTGGGGAGCGCGCGGTGCGGGGGCGGCTGGTGTCCAGTTATAGGTTTGCAGCGCGCCCCACGCCGGCGGGACCCATGGCGATCACGATGCAGATCGAGGGGCGCCACGCCATGATGGTAGCCCAGCAGCTTGCCAAGATCTTCGCGATGGTGGAAGATGTTGATCGCGCGGATGCGCAGCGCACGGATCGCGGAGCGGAGGTGGCCCTGCGGCCACGGGAGCGAGGTCGGTGAAGGGTATCGTGGACATGCAGCAGGGAAAACGTCGGCGCCGTCGGCGGGACCCGCGCTTACGTCAGACCAGCGGGATTGTCCCGCTGCCCGTGTCGGTGAGCACCGGCGCGCCGCTGCCCGCGGTTTCGCCTACGGGATCCCCGTAGGGATCTGGAGGAATGGATCATGGGAAGCATGCGAGAGATCCTGGAGCAGGTCGAGGTGGAAGTGCTGATGGCCGAGGCCGACGAGCCGTGCAAGGCCAAGTACATCGACTCGGAGACGGGCCGGTTCAAGGGGGAGAAGGGGGAGCGCTTCCAGAGCTGCGTCGAGTTTATGCGCTGTAAGGGCGGCGTGGACGACCCGGAGGCGCTGTGCGCCAAGATCGCCCGGGCCAAGGGGGCGGCTCCGGGGGCGACGCAGGAGGAGATGGACGAGGCGCTGGGGCGCGGGTGTCCGCCTGGAATGAAGATGGTCTTCGGGAAGTGTGTGAAGGCCAGTGTGGTCGGTCACTTTGAACGGGGGCAAAAAAATACCTTGCTCAAAGTGAACAAGGCTCGGGAGAAAAAGAGGAAGGCAGAGAAGAAGACAGTTGCCCAGAGGCCCGGTGCTGCTGCGCCATCCGCTCCGGCGCGCGCCCCAATGGGGGTTCGCTTCGAGGACATCCTGCGCGAGCTGGATGGCGTGGACGAGGCGGTCAGCGCGGGCGTCGTGGGGCGGATGGCGGAGGCCATGCTGGGGGCGCCCAAGCTGGAGGTGCTGCTCACCCGGACCTTCGACGACGAGGGGCAGGCGCAGATGTTCGCGGGCATGATCCAGGGCCCGCTGGAGGCGCTGGTGGCCAAGGCGCTGGCGGCGGCCGGGGCCACGGTGTCGGCAGGGGTGCTCTCCAAGGGCGCGCGCGAGCTGAAGGGCGCGGCCCGCAGCTAGTGAACGAAAGGACGGTGCGACGATGTTGACGGAGAAGGCACGGCAGTTGCGGCAGCTCATGCGGGAGTCCACTCGGGAGCCCCGCCAGGAGTCCTTGGAGGAGGGCGCGCCCGCGTTCCGCACCAGCCAGGCGGAGGTGGAGCGCCTCCTGGAGGCGCTGCTGGGAGGGAGCCAGGTCAAGCCCCGCCTCCAGGCCGTGGTGGGCAAGGAGGGGGACGCGGGGGCCGTCCTGGCGGAGCTGCGGCAGGCGCTCTACCCCGTGATCGTGAACTGCCTCCAGCGGGTGGGCGGCAAGGTGAGCGGCGCCAGCGCCGCGTCCGTGCGGACCGCCCTGCGGGGCATGGCCCAGGCCGAGGAGGCGCCCGGGCCCGCCCCCGATCCCACCGTCGATCCAGCCGCCGATCCCGTGCTGTCTCCTGCGCAGTAGTGGTTACGCGGCGTGCCGCCGGCGGCTGCGGGCCCGGCCGGTGCGCGGGTAGCGGTCGAACAGGCATCCCGGCTCGTCCTCGTCGTAGAGGTCGCGCCAGCGCAGGTCGGGCGCCAGGCGCAGCGGGGGGGCCGCGCTGAGGGGCTCGTCGGGGCAGGCCGCCCAGATCTCGGCGTCGAGGTTGATCACCAGGGTCGTGTCGGTTCCCAAGTCGCTGCGGTCCATCTTTCTTCTCCTTCGCCCGGCCATGCCGGACCTCGCAGGTTCTGCCCAGGGGGAGGGGGGATCCTCCGCACCTACCGCGCCACGGCGATCGCCTGGTACAGCGTCTTCTGGAGCTGCTGCATCAGGTCGTCCGCCGACTTGACCTTTCGCGTGTCGCGCCGCTCCCAGGCGAACGTCAGGGCCACCGCGTCCCGAAGGGCATCGACCCGGTGGACGTTGGCCTGGCGGACCATGGCCAGGTTGCGCTCCGCGATCTCGGCCCGCTGCGTGGCGGCGGCGGCCCGGGCGTCGGCCTCCCCGTGCGCGACCGTGGCCAGCCGCGCGGCGGCATCGGACTGGGCGCAGCGCTCGGTGATGGTCTGGGCGGCCTCGGCCCGGATCGTGGCGATGCGCTCCGCGACGCCGGCCTCCGCGGTGGCGATCTGGGCAGCTGCGTCGGCCTGGGCGGCGGCGATGGCCCGGTCGCGCTCGGCGCAGATCTCGACGACGCGCGCCTCGTACCGCTCGTCCGCCCGGGCGTCCACGGCGATCAGGTTCTTGCGCATCTGCTCGCACTTGTCGCGGAGCTTCTGGATCTCGATGCGCTTGGCCCGCCACTCCTCGTCCAGGGCGCGCGCGTCGCGCTCGGCCTCGGCCAGCTGGAGCCGGGCCGCGAGGTCGGCGACCGCGGCCTTGTACCCCGTGGCGGCCCCCTCGGCGGAGGCCACGAGCACCTGCAGGGTCTCGCAGGTCGCCTCCAGCGCCAGCTTCTCCTGGAGCACGCGGCCGTAGTCGGCCAGGGCGTCGTCGCGGCGCTCCTCGGCCTCCTGCAGCTCCACGATCAGCCCGTCGATCGTCTTGGGGGTCTCGGTCTCGTTCATGGCTTCTCCTCCTGGTTGAACGGTGCGTGGCACCGTTGTGGGCACGATCATGCGCACACGTGTGCGCGTCCAGTTCCCTACGCTTTCACCAGCGTCACGGTGTAGCCGCGCGCGCCCAGCGCGAGCGCGAGCGCGCTGGCCCGGGCCTCCATCTCCGGGGAGCGGCCGTCGTAGGTGATCTGCATGACCCGGCGTCGGATGCGTTCGATCTTCATTGGATCCTCCTCGGTTGGCCTGGGCTTAGCGCCCGGCATCTTGGGACTATAATAATGCCTCCATTGCGTTTGTCAACCCTATGCCTGCACTTTTTTGGGGCCGGATGGTTGACCGCGTGCGCAGATCATGCGTAGACTGTGCGCAGGAGGTAGCATGTCGAGGCTCAATATGGAAATCCAAGAGGACGTGCTGGTGGAGTTCCGGGATCGCGCGGATCGCCTGGGGCGGTCGCTCTCGGACGTGGTGCGCGAGTTGATCGTCGGCTGGGTGCGGCAGGAGCGCCGCGCCGAAGCAGAGCTGCTGTCGCTGGATGCGCAGCGGGCACATAGAAAGGTGCAAGAGCAATGACGGATCAGGATCAGAAGGGCGAGCAGGGGGCGCCGGAGGCGCCGATCGTGCCGACCAAGGAGAAGCTGGCAGCGGTGCAGCAGGACTGGGATCGGTCCGATATCCGCCCCACCGTGCTGACGGTGGAGCTGCCGTGCGGCTACCTGGACCGGGAGGGGAGCGTGCACAGCGAGCTGGTGGTGGGCGAGATGACGGGGTACGAGGAGGACCTGCTGACGGCGAAGGGCCCGGTGCTTCAGCGGCTCAACCAGATCATCCTGAACTGCACGCACCGGCTTGGCAACATCGATGATCGGGCGGCGCTCAACGCAGCGGTGGCGGCGCTGACGGCCAGCGATCGCATGGTGGCCCTCCTGGCCATCCGGCGCGTGTCACTGGGCGACCAGTACGAGGTCAAGGTGCAGTGCCCCAGCCCGGAATGCCGCGACGAGGTGCGCTACACGCTGGACCTCGCGCAGGTCGAGATCCGGCCGATGCAGGATCGGACGCAGCGGGTGTGGGAGCACACGCTGTCCTCCGGGCGCGTGGTGCGCTGGCACGTCATGACCGCGGCGGACGAGGAGTGGCTGAGCGCGAAGGGCAAGCGCAAGGAGGACACGCTGACGCTGGGGCTGCTGACGCGCGTGGAGGCCATCGACGGCGTGCCCGTCGAGCGCGATCGGAAGCACAAGGAGGCCATGGCGTGCCTGAAGGGGCTCCCCACGCGGGACCGCAACGAGATCCGGGCCCTCTTCGAGCAGTACGAAGGCCACGTGGACACGGTAGTAGACTTTGCGTGTCCGTCGTGTCAGCATGAGTGGCGGGACGACTTGAACCTGGGGCAGCCCAGTTTTTTCTTCCCCTCGGCGCCCTAGCGGCGCAGGAGAGCGAGGTGTTCTTCCTCATGGAGCTGCAAGGTGGCACCTACGACAGCATCATGGGCATGCCATACAGCCGCCGCAAGCGGTTCGTGGAGCAGAAGGGGCGCCTCGAAGAGTCGCGGCGCTCCCAGGCGGAGCAGCAGGCGGCATCCGCGCGGCGGCATGCGCGCAGGCGAAGGTAGGAGCGCACACGTGTTCGCTGGTAGGAGGCATCGGTGAACCTGCTGGGCATCTCATGGGGCATGGGGGCGCGGGACGTGGGGATGAAGGCCGCCATGTCGTCGGCGCAGTCCAGCATGGACAAGCTCAACGACACGATGGAGACCCAGTCCAAGATCGCCAAGAAGTCGGACGTCCCGGGGTTCTTCGAGAGCATCAAGCAGTTCAACATCGCCTCCATCGCGTCGGATGTGCGCTCCCTGACGGGCGACACGGGCAACCTGACCAACAGCCTGGAGGCGATGGCCGTGGCCAACGCCAAGGCGGCCAAGCCGTTTGTGGCATCCCTGAACCTGACGGGCAAGGAAGCCCGGCGGATGACGGGCCAGATCTCGTCGATGGCGATCTCGCTGAACGTCGGCGCGGAGACGGTGGCGAAGGTGTTCAAGGGGATGAACCAGGCGACGGGGCCTGCCAAGGAGGCGCTGGACGCGCTGGGGTACTCGGCCAAGGACTGGGTGAAGATCACGGAGACGACCGGGATCGAGATGGACCAGCTGACCGACGCCATGGGCGGCCTGGGGGCGTGGTGGCAGGCCAGCGCGGCGGACGAGGTCAAGTACATCAATCGCTTGACCGACTTGGGACGCAAGGCGGGCGTGGGCGTGGAACCGCTCAAGAAGCTCAAGGGCAACCTGGAGGGCCTGGCCAAGACGTTCGAGAAGGTGCCCCCGGAGATGCGGCGTAGCGGCGACGAGATGATGGCGCTCACCGAGTCCACCGTGCGCCTCTCGGGCGCGTTCCGGTCCATGGGCAGCAGCGAGGAGGAGGCGGTCCAGTTGGGCCAGCAGACGGCCCAGATGTTCGCGGATCAGGCGGTTGCGATTGAGCGGGCGATGAAGTACGGCATCGGGTCCCTTGATGACTCTCCGCTGTTCCAATGGATGACCAAGCTGGGCGTGGGGATGGACGAGGCGGTGAACATCATCGAGGTGGGGTCGCGCGACGCGGTGAAGGGCACGCAGTTGCTCCAGGGGGTGTTCGATCGCTTCGGCACGGGTGGTGCGCAGCAGCAGGCCATGCTGTCTGAACTCAGCGGGGCGCTGGGCGAGGCGGCGAACGGGCTGGGGTACCTCGCGCAGCGCGGGGATTCTGGCGCCAAGGCGCTGGAGCGGGTCAGCAAGATCACGTCGGATGGCAAGTTCTCGCTGAAGGACTACGCCAACCAGGCGTTCAGCACGGGCCGCACGCTCCAGGAGTCGATGGACCTCATGAAGTCCAGCTTCGAGACCAAGTTCCGGGCTATCGCCCGCAAGGACGTGGTGCGGTTCGTGGGAGACATGGGGCGGGCCTACAACGAGGTGGCAGCGCAGACCAAGCAGCTGGCGTCGGACGAGACATGGGGGCCGCTGATCAAGCGGCTGTCGGCGGCGAACCAGCTGGGGTTCAGAGGGTTGATCATGGACTTGGAGGGGTCCAACAAGGAGATGGCCAAGTTCTCGGCCATCGTTGAGCTGGCAGGATCGGCGTTGGGGTCGGTGGCAACGTCGGCGGGGCCAGTCATGTCGTTGTTCGGCCAGTTGTCCATCCTGACTGGGCCGGGTGGATTGCTCACACGGGGACTGGGTGGATTCATTGGAAAGCTAGGACTCATCGGGTTAGTGATTGGCGGCGTCGTGGTCGGCATAAAGATGCTTTCCAAGAGGGGGATGGACCTGGGTAAGGTCTTTTCCAAAGCACTCGATTGGGTGGGAGGACTTGCGGGAAAGATCCGCGATTTTCTGGCCAAGATCGATTGGGCGCAGGTGGGAAAGAGCATCGGTAGCTTCGTGTGGAATGCACTCACGTTCATCCCCAAGGCCATCTGGGGGTGGATCACTGGCAAGGAAGCAGAAGGGGAGCTTGGGAAGGCTGGGACCAAGTTCATCGAGAACCTGGGGGGCGCCATCTGGGAGGCGGCCAAGGGCCTGGGCAAGATGCTGTGGGGGCTGGGCAAGGAGGTCGTGGACAGCGTTTCGGAGTGGTGGGACTCATGGACGTGGGAGGACGTGAAGGACAGCTTCTCCGGGATGGGCGACAGCATCAAGGGGTGGTGGGATGGGTTGCAGAAGGACCCCGAGTTCAGCGAGTTCAAACTCAACGTGAAGGAGGGGTTGCAGGACGCAGGATGGGCCATCGAAGACTGGTGGTACAACTTCAAGAATAACTTCGATGATGGGATGGAGCATGCGGTAAAAAAGTCGAAGTCTTTGGTAAAAGACATAAACCTGGAGGGTGCCGGGGAGGACGCTGGATCATCGCTGGTGAGTGGCATCGCCAACGGTATCCGCGCGTCTACGGCGGTGTCGCAGCAGATCGCGCTTCAGAGCGTAGAGTACCGCAAAGCGGCTTTGAATGAACTGGCGACGTTCGATTCGGCTGAATTGGATACATCGTGGGCAACGACCACGGCCAAATGGATTGGACGTGCTCGTGATAGCATCATGACCGCTGGAGAGGGAGCAATCCGGATCGCCGGAGTGAGCACAGTAGGGTTGACACAGACCATTGCTGGTATGTTTGGAAGCGGAATGGATCAGGCATCCCAGGAAGGCGATGTCTCGATCTCGCGGTACTTCTCCAACATGCTGGAGTCGATGCGCAACTACATCCACGGGTTCGCGCTGAAGGTGCAGAAGTTCATCCAGGAAGTGTCTGTTGGGTTGCAGGATATTGTATTGCAGTTGGCATATCCAGAGTACGCAGAGAAGAAGGGAAAAGAATTAGAAGCGAAACTTGCATCAGAGCGGGCCAAGGATATGCAAGACCGTCTTGCGCAGGTGAAGGAAGGGTTTGAAAAGCACAAGAAGAATTGGACAGCGATGGTGGAAGGGCAGGGGGTGGCTGCAACGGGCGCGCTGGAGGCGTTTGGCATCGGCACTGGCGCGGACATCGCGGGCGAGAAGAAGGGTAAGAAACAGGTCGAGCGTGAACAGAAGTGGATGGCTGGGTGGCAGGCGCAGGCGGACAAGTTGTCAGTGGCTGCTCACCAGGAAGCGGAAGCCAAGAAGGCCCTGTCGGGGTTGCAGGGGAAGGACATTACTACACCAGAAGGGCTATCGGCGCTGACGCAAGCCGAGACGGAGGCAGCGAAGGCGTCTGCCGTCTTGAAGGGGGTACAGGCGCAGATCACGAAGTCAGCCGGTGCTGCTGGCATCAAGGACGATGCGCTGACGGTCGGTGTGAAGAAGGCCATGGACTTGATCATCCGCCAGGAAGAGGTCCGGGCCGAGGCGAAGATCCAGATGGAGGAGGCCCAGCAGCGGTTGACCAACGTGGAATCGCAGGCGCAGCTTGCAGCGCAGGCTGCCGCGCAGAAGGTGAGCGAGGCGTTCGGGCAGGCAGCGGTGGGCGCGATGAATGCCGGTGCAGAAGTCAGCCTGGGGTTCGCCGGTGGCATGACTGAACAGCCGAGCATTGATGCGATGGTAAAGGGAGCGGATATCGCTGCGCAGACGGTGGCGGATCGCCTGACGTCACATTCTCCGATTCTGGACGGACCATTGGCAAACGTTGGAGCTGGAGGACCGGCTGATCCGGCGTTCAACGCTGGCATGGCGCTGATGGAGTCTTTCGCTAGCGGGATCACGACGAGCGTGGATCTGGTGACCCAGGCGGTGAACGACACCCTGGACGCCTCGGTGTACGCGACGTTCGACGCCTACAAGGCCAAGATGGAGGAGTTGGCGCGGAAGAAGAGCTTGCTGGCAGACGTGGCGAACATGATGATGCGCGACTTCGGCGGGTCGCTCCAGAGCACGGTGACGGTGGAGGGAAAAACCGAGGACGTGAAGGCCCAGATGCGCGCCATGCTGAACATCCCCGGGATGGCCGGGGTGACCATGGCCATCATCAACGAGAGCGCGAAGCAGCGCGCGATCCTGGACAAGATCCGCGCGAACACGGAAACCATCGCGAAGAGCGACCTCATCACCCGCGGCAAGGTTGGGTCGGGTGGAGAGGTTGTACTGGGAGGCTGATCAATGCCTGCGCCGACCCCGACCATCCCCGCGCGCGTGCTCACGGCGGACGCTGGATCGCCGATGCGCTTCATGGCGGAGGCGGTGGTGTGGGACCTGGAGGTGGGATCCCCCGTGCGGTTCCGCGAGCCGTTCGTCATGCCTTCCTGGGAGGGGGTGACCGAGAACGAGGACGACTACGTCGTGGACAGCCCCAGCATGCGGCTGGACATCCTGTCGCTGCGCTACTACAGCCGCAGCGATCGCGGGTGGGTCATCGCGGCACGCAACGGCATGGACCTGCCGGACGTGCAGTTGTACGTGGGGCGCCTCCTGAAGATCCCTCGGCGGGAGTGGGTGGAGCGCAAGCTCCTCCCGCAGGGAAGCTGACGCATGTTCACCGATCCCGTGGCGCAGGTTCGGTTCAAGAGCCCAAAATCGGGCAGGGAGTGGATCTTTGCGCCCCCGAGCGCGCCGTTCCTGACGGGCGTCGCGATGCTGTACGAGTTTGGCCGGACGGCCACCTTGCAGCTCACGTTCGATGCGCCGTACGACGAGGCGATCGCGATGCTGGGGAGCGACACGCCGTTTGCCATTGGCATGCACGCGCAGGCGCGCATCGGGTACGCATCGCGGCCCGACTGGTGGACGCCGTGGTTCGGGGGATTCCTGAAGGCTGGGGGCGATGGCCTCACGTTGGACGCGAACGGCCTGTCGGGCCAGATCACCGTGCAGGTGACAGCGGAGGGGGCGCACTACACAATCTCGAAGGAGCTGGTCGTGCTGGACCAGTCGCCGAAGAGCATGCTGGAGAAGTGCATCGCGGCGATGGGTCTGCTGCCCGCGCTTTCTCCTGGGGCGCTGGATGCGTGTCAGATTGCTGCGTCATATGACCCGGACTCCTTCGCATCGTTCAAAACGATGTGGCACCCGCTGGCGTATGCGAGGCTGACGGCTTGGGAAGCGATCAAGCGGATCTGCGCTCTCATGAACCTGACCTACTGGATCGGGCCGGACGTAACAGATCCTAGCTCGCGGATCAACACGGTCTACGTTGCTACTGAGCTGGAGGTGTCGCTCGGGTTCATCAAGCAGGCTGCGACCGGATCTAAGGCGGATCCGTCTACGTTGCCGCGGCCGACATTTCGCTTGCGCGGGGTCGTGGACTTGTCTACGTCCACCTTCCCGTGCCTGAGTTGGGCCCCGGAAGGGGGAGGGGCGAGCGCGACGTGGCTGGTTGGTGGGGATGATCAAGCAGGCAAGGGTGTGCTGATCGCCTACATCGATCAGGACACGGGAAAGGTTGTGGAGAAGGTTGCGCTGCCAGAGGAGCAGCAGGTGGCGACGGCTGGGTCGTTGCCGGCGATCCAGCAGGATTTGTCCCTCGCAGATGAGGGAGGTGGAGAACTGATCGGAGACGGCGTCAAGCAGGATGGCACGCCAGCTGTTTACGCGAGTGAGCCCATGCCTCCTGGAGCAGCAGGAGCGAGCCGCGCTCAGAACGTTGCGGATTGGCGGCAAACGGCTGGGAACCCAGCGCAGCAGGGCGTCATCACGTCGCTGGGCTTGCCCTGGGTGATCCCGGGCATGTACGTCAACCTCGCGGGGGCCGGCGAGATCTACAACGGCCCCTACCTTGTGCAGAAGGCGACCCACACGTGGGGGCCGGGCAGCTACGAGATGAGCCTGACCGTCATGCGCCAGGGGGCTGGCGGCGTAGATCCAGAGGGCGAAAAGAAGACGACGCCCGCGGGACAGGTGCCGGAGTAGATCATGTTAGGGAACCGCCCAGATGCGAACAGGCGCCGGTTGGACCCGATCGGGTGGCTGTGTGATACGCTGGCGCGCATTGGAATCGAGGGGTTCGCCAAGCGCTACTACGGCATCTACCCCGGCACGGTGGTGAACAACGCCGACCCGGACAACCGGGGCCGCATTCAAGCGCTGTGCCCCGCCGTTGGCGTGCGGCGCCCCGATCAGGTGGGGAAGGGGTGGTGGGCCTGGCCATGCATGCCGGGGCTGGCGGTGGACCCGGAAACCAAGCAGGTGAGCGGACTGTTCCACCCGCCGGATGTCGGCGCGGCGGTATGGATGCAGTTCCAGCACGGCGACCCGGAATTTCCCGTCTACATGGGGGGCTACCTCATCGCGGAGAAAGCCAGCGACACCTTTGATGCGGAGGGTGCGTTGCGGAAGGGCATCCGCACGCGCGCGGGTCACTTCCTGCGCATGTCGGACGACCCCGAGGATCTCCACATCATGCTGTGCAAGGGCGACGGGGCGGGGGCGCCCAGCCCGGTCTTCCTGGCGATGGACAAGGACGGCGCGGTGCAGATCGAAAACCAGAACGGTAGCACGATCTTCATGAGCGCTACGAAGGCGGAGACCAGCATCATGACCGCCAACGACCAGCAGGAGGTCACGTCGCTGCTGATGCTGGGCGACGACAAGATCACGCTGGCCACGAAGAGCGGCGGGGCCATCGGCATCGACGGCAAGAACATCACGATCACGGGGGACAACGTGGTCGCCGACTGCTCGCAGCAGTTCGCGGCTAACGCGGGCACGGTCATGTTGGGCAAGGGGGCGAGCGAGCCCGCTGTGCTGGGGACTAAGCTCATGATCTGGGCCATCACCCATGGCGCAGCGGGCCACCTCATCGGGACGCCAACGCCGGGGAGCCCGGTGGCCCCCGGGGCGCAGCCACCGCCTACGATGGGCAAGGAGCTGTCGACCAAGGTGTACGTCGCATGACGAAGGAGCGCATCCATGTCGAACTGCCGGATCCCGACGCCGCCCACGCTGGCGCTGGCGATCCCCGTGCCCGGGCTACCGATCCCGGCGATCCCGGGGCTGCCAGGGCTGCCCAGCCTCCCGTCCTTTGGCGTGTCGCTGGGGCTGCCCTCCCTGACGCTGGCGATCCCGGTGCCGGGGCTGCCGTTCGCGCTCCCGTCCCCCCCGGGGCTGCCAGGGCTGCCAGGGCTCCCAAGTGTGGGGCTGTCGCTGGGGTTGCCGACGCTGAAGCTGGCGATTCCCATCCCCGGGTTGCCGATCCCGGCGATCCCGGGGCTGCCGGGCCTACCGGAGATGCCAGGATGCCCCCTCGACTGATCGGCGCACACGTGTTCGCTGGTCCAGCAGCGTGCCTTTCGCGCGCTGGCGTGATAGGGTAGGAAGATGCCGACGGTCAACGCGCCACCGCCCGTCTCCGATGCGCAGGTCGTCAAGACCTTCGCGTTCCCCTTCCAGTTGGGGAAGGAGGGGTTCCCGGCGCTGGCGGACCCGGATGCGGCGCTGTTCTGCTCGATCGTGGCGCTGATGCTGACGGGGACGAACGAGCGGCTGATGCATGCGGACATGGGGGTGAACATCCACCGGCTGATCTTCAACAACATGACTCCGCTGTTGCAAGCGCGCGTCGCCAGCGAGGTGACGCAGGCGATCGAGACCTTCGTGCCGCAGGCGGAGGTGCTGGCCGTGGACTCGCGCCTGAGCGAGAAGGCGGACGGGGTAGAGACAGCGATCATCGTGGACGTGCTGTACCGCAGGGTGGGACAGCCGCAGACCCAGCAGACGCAGGTGACGCTGCCGCTGGCAGGTGGATGACATCCCATTCGGGACTAAAACGATGCTAACCGAAGCTAACAGCGTGGCCCGATTCCTGCCCAAGCGAGAGTTGCGCGTCCCGAAGGGCGCCAGCGCTCTCGTGGCGGCAGGCTGTCACCGCCTGGGCGGCGGCCAATTGGTACAGGTTCTCGGCGGCGTTCTCGTCGCGGTCGTGCTCGGCCCCGCAGCTTTCGCAGGTCCACCGGCGCTCGTTCAGGGCGAGGTCGGCGTAGATGACGCCGCAGGTGGCGCACGTCTTGCTGCTCGGGTAGAAGCGGTCGGCGACGACCACGGTGCTCCCGGCGAGGGGCGCCTTGTAAGCGAGTTGACGGCGAACCTCGGCCATCGCGGCATCCTGGAGGGAGGTGGCGAGCCTTCCTCGCATCATCGCGGCGACGTGCAGGTCCTCGATGCCGATCCAGCGGAAGTGGTGGACGAGGGAGGCGGTCAGCGCGTGGGTGGCGGCGTGCCGCACGTGGGCAATGTGCTCGTGCAGGAGCCCGAGCTTCGCCTTCGTTTTCTGCCAGTTCTGGCCGCCGCGGGTGCGGCGGGACAGTTCCTTGTTCAACCTCCGGAGTTGGGCGGCGTGGTGCCGCAGGCTGCGGGGGGCCGGGACGTGTTCGCCGGTGGAGAGCACGGCGAGGTCGACCACGCCGAGGTCCACGCCGACCGCTGCTTGGGTTTCGCAGCGGTGGGGGTAGGTCCAGCGGGTTTCGTCGATCTCGACTTGGATAGCGAGGTCCCAGTGGCCGGCGTGTTTCGAGAAGCGTGCGCTCAGCACGCGGCCGGGGAAGCGGGGGGGCTGGCGGGTACGCACCCAGCCGAGCTTGGGGAGGTGCACGCGGCGGCCGTCGAAGTGGATCGCGCGGCCCTCGATGGCGAAGGCGGGGGTGCAGCGTTTCTTGGCCTTGAAGCGCGGGTAGCCGGGGCGCTGGCCGGCCTTCACCCGCCGGAAGAAGTGGCCGAAGGCGCGCCCGAGGTCGGCGAGGGCGGTGTTGGGGACGGCCCATGGAAGATCGCGGAGCCACCCCAGGTCGCGGTCCTTCCGGGCGTTGATCTCGGCGTTGAGGGTGCGCCAGGAGGGCGTGCCGCCGACGGCGTGGATTTCCTGCCAGCGGGCCAGGCCCCAGTTGTAGGTGAAGCGGGCCGCACCGGCGCAGCGCTCCAGGAAGCTCGCCTGGACGTTGTTGGGGGCGAGCCGGATGCGCTGGGCCAGGATCATTTTTGGGCCATGGCGGCGGCGATGAGTTCCCGCACGACCTGCGAGAAGGAGCAGCGGCGGCGGGCGGCCTCGGCGCGGAGCCAGGCGGCCAAGTCGGGATCCAGGTTGACCTTGAAGTTTTCGCGTCTCATAGGAGACAATATGGGTCACGTTGGGGCGAATGTCAAGCGGCATCTCGTCCTGTTTGTGAAATGGTAAGATCGCCATGGCAACCGATCCATACGAGCCGCTGGTAGCTGACCGGGCGCCGCTCAACACGGTGAAGTACGCGGCCCGCGACTACGCGTCGATCTTCGACGACTTGCTGCGGCGGCTGAAGGCGGTCTATACCACGGTGTACAACGACTACGCCACTACGACGCAGGGCATCATGCTCATCGAGATGATGGCCTACGCCACGGCGCAGCTCCAGTGGTACCTGGACCGGACGGCGTCGGACTGCTTCCTGGAGACAGCCCGCACGCCGAGCGCCGCGAACAGGATCGTGCGGCAGCTGGGCTACAAGATGCGTCCGGCCGCGGCGGCCAGCGTGGAACTCTCGCTGACCTTCCCCGATGGCACCACGGGGCCCTTCACGATGCCCGCGCGGTGGCGGTACCAGGGGCCGGCGGGGCTCGTCTACGAGTCCTACGCGGCGCTCGTTGAGCCCCTGGCGTTGGCTCCAGGAACCCAGCGGACAGTGAGCGTGCGCCAGGGCGACACGTTCCTGCTGACGTTCACGGCGAACGGGGCGGCCAACCAGACCTACCCGCTGTCGAGCGTGCCCGAGGATCGCTACCTGGCTGATCTGAGCGTGGAAGCCTGGGTGGACGGCTTGGAGTGGGAGGAGCGCACCTTCCTCACCTACGCCAACGACGAGCAGTTCGAGGTGGACTACACGGCGCAGCCGCCCCTCGTGCGGTTCGGCGATGGCATCGCGGGCGCCATCCCGCCTACGGGTGCGGAGGTCAAGCTCCGCTTCGTCGTGATCGACGGGATCAAGGGCAACGAGCCCAAGGCGCACAGCATCAGCAGCAGCATCGACGTGCTCTCCATTGGCGGGGCCGAGGTCACGTTCGAGGTGGACCACGAGGTGGCCCCTACGGGCGGCACGGACCCCGAGGAGACCGACCACGCCCGGCGCCTGGCCCCGCTGTCGTTCGCTGCGCGCGGCGCGGCCATCACGGCCCTGGACTACGACGCCCTGTCCAATAGCTTCGTGGACCCATTGTACGGGTCGGTGGCCAAGGCGTACGCGTTCAACCCCCGCGGCACCTACGCGGACCTGACCTTCAACAACCTGGTCGAGGATGTGGAGGCGTACTTGGTAGCGTACGTCGCGGCTGTGGCTGCCCTGGAGGCGGATCTGGCCACCGGGGCCACCACCATGAGCACGTACGTGGCCACGATCCAGGCGCAGATGGCTGCCCTGGAGAATCTGCGGGCTTTGGGGGCGGACAGCCTCGTGGGATGGGTTACGAGCGCCAAGGTCAACGTGCAGGCTGCCCGGGCGCAGGGAACGACGGCCGAGACAGCCATCGCCGTCGTCAACGATACGTCAGCGAACCAGAAGACGGCGTTGGAGGTTTTGTACGCGTACGTCAGTGATGATGCGAATTTCGCGCCGAGCGCGGCGCGCACGCACGTACTTGATGAGCTGACGTCGGCCATCGGCCAGGCGACTGGCATTACGGGGCAGGGGGCGACGGCCCTGGCCGCGGTCCAGGCGGCGGGGGGCATGCTGGACTTGACGGTCAGCACCCTGCTCAACCCCACGCTGGACGCCCTCACGAACGACGCGCCAGTGGCGCCGGACACCTCGATCCCGGCGATCAAGGTGGCCGTGGATGCGGCAGCCACGAGCTTGCAGACGCTGGTGATCACGCTGGGCGCTGAGGCAGCGGATATCGACGGCAAAGCGGAGGATCTGCAGGCCAACATCGTGGTCAAGACCGATGCGATGCGCGTCCGCATCGCCCAGATGTTCAGCGACGACTGCCTGAGCAACTACGTGCAGGTGCCCATCCTGTCGCTGGACGCCGATGGCAACTACGTGGCGCCATCGGTTGGGCTCATCATGGGACTCCAGGCGTACCTGGACGGCATCAAGGAGGTCACGCAGCAGGTGCAGGTGGTAAACGGTGCCGCTGCGCTGGTGCCGGCCCAGATCGAGGTCGAGCTGCTCGTTGGGCCAGCCTACGTGTACGAGGAGGAGGCGGCCAAGGCGCGGGCGGCCATCGTGGAGCTGCTGAAGGGCCGCGACTTCAACGAGCCGCTGTACCTGTCGGACCTGCACCGAGTGGTGGAGGAGGCCGCGGTCGGCATGGTCTACACGAACATCGCCATCACGGGGCCCTCGGATATCGATCCGGAGGGCAACCTCGTGCCGGCCGCCAACCGGATCATCACGCTGGGGTCGCTGGCGATCAGCAACCTGGCGGCGTAGGAGGACGAGGATGGCCAACGAGTACACAGGACGCTTCCAGTGGCCGATCCCGCCGTGGAACGCGGACTGGCAGAAGTGGCAGCAGCTGTTCGGCACCTTCGCCCAGGGGGCGGATGCGACGGCGTTTGCGCTGCTGGAGCACCTCACACTGATCCATCGGCAGCTTCCGACCGTCGAGGTCACGAACGCGCCGGGAGCTTGGACGTTCACCCAGGTGGACTCTGCCATCTTCATCTCGCGCACGCTGCAGGTCGAGATCTCAGTTGGGCCCAACGACCTCACGCTGGTGCGGGGTGGTCTCATCTGCGCCGACCTGCAGCCCGGTGCCGTGGGTCCCCAGGCCGTCCAGTGGGAGCTGGACGTGAGCCAGACGGAAATCTCTTCCTCGCGCATGGTCTTCGGCGTGGTCAACGACGACTACACCATCCAGTGGTTCAACGGTGCGCGGCTGGACTTGCTGACGCCTACAACCCTGTTCGCCTTCCCGGCGACGGGTGGATCAGGCTGGATGACGGGCGCGGGGAACCCGAACGGGGTGGTGACGGCCCTGGCGGGCACGCCCTACCGTGATACATTGACCGGGGTCATCTACATGAACATCGACGGCGCGATGACCTGGAGCGTGATCTGATTTAGGAGGACGACGCTATGGCGTTTCAAGATCCCTACGGCAACAAGAACTTCCTCGGCAACCTCGTGGATGACGCTGCGGCGACGGCGTTCGTGTTGGCCAACCGCTGGGACTCGACGCAGGACGGCCTCGGCGTGCCCGTCGATGGGACATGGTACTACAGCACCACGACGAACGAGTTCGTGGGGCGGATGAACGGTGCGTGGGTGCCGATCACAGGCAGCGTGGCCATCACCGGCAACGGCGAGATCTACGTGGACGCTGTGGACGGGAATGATGTGACGGGGGACGGGTCCATCGGGAAGCCGTACCAGACGTTCAAAGCGGCGTGTGATGCGCAACCGATTCCTGGGCCGTTGGATGTTGCAGTGTTCTTGCAGCCCCTCACGTTCCACCTTGCTCCCGGAGTGTACGCCGAGGGGATGGCAACGTATCTTCCGCAGAGGATGCACATCACGATAACGGGGGACAACTGTCGGCTGTCCACGCCAAATGCCATCATGTGGACGATTGATCCTCAGCTGTGGAATACCTACGGGCTGGCTACGGACAAGGATGCGCCAACGGTCAGATTTGTGCGCAAGCCATCTGTGGGATGGGAACCGGGGTTGAAGATTCATGATGACAATTACCCGCAAGGGTTCAGGCTGGTTGATGGCAGTATACAGGTTCAGAACGCGAACGCAGGCTGCGGTTTCCCGATGCCGGATTTTCATGTCGTGGAGATCAATGGCGCTGTCCGTGAGAGCTTCTATGTTTTCAACGACGCCAGCGGAACTGCCGATGAGTTGGACGCCACCAGGGTCATGAAACTCTATTTGAAGGACAGCCCAGCGCAAGATGACGGTGGGAACCATTCGTGGATCTGTGCGCACGTTGACACCAGTGACGTTCCTGGTGGGTGGTTTCAGGATAACCGTATCGATATCTATGCCGCGAGGTCGTCAGTGTTCATGTGTGGGGTGTGCAGGATCAACTGGATGGAGGACTGCGAGTACTTCGCAAACTTTGACAGGGACATCTTTGGGAATCCGTACGCTTACGGTAGGGTTGATGGCGGGTACGGAAACGTCAGGGGCGCGGTGATCCATCGGTCGAAGGCTCTGATCGACAGTTACTTTGGGATGGGTCCGGATCCTAGTGTCAATGCACAGTACCACACGACTTGCAACGCGATCGTCTTCGATGAGTCGTCACTCGTAACCATGGCGATGGCGTGTCCCGATCTCGGTGGGCTGTCTTTCGTCGGTTTCACGTTGGATAATCTTGGAGCCTACGGTCGCGGCTGGTGGAATGGGGAAAGCGAATACCGTTCAGCGCACGATTGCGTCAGGATTCCTGCGTCGTTGGATTTGTCCTCCGATCCGACAGCAGGGTGGAGGCTGTTCGAGCACACGTATGATTGTGCTCCAAACTGGGTTTCGTTAGGCGTCGCACTTAGCGCGTCGAACATGCTCACCATTGAGTTGCAGAGCGGAACCTATGTTATGGGTGCCAGCAAGGATCTGGATCAGGAGTATGTGTCGGTTGTCGGCGCGGGGAGTTCTCCTGTGCTGGAGGCGTCCGGGGATGCTCGCACACCTTCGACCAGGATCTTGGTGCCTGATGGGATAGATCTGGGGTGGGATGCTGATAGCGGTCGCATGGAGCGGATCGGCATTTTGAAAATAGCTACTACTCCTGGACAGGCTTGTTTGTTGATGCGGAAGGATAGTCCTAGTAGTGTGTTCAAGGAGTTGTTCTTCCGTGGGACCGGTGTATCGCCGCCTTATGCGGTGATGCTTATGGGGGTGTCGTGTTCATCTGCATGGTACGATTGCCACACGGACTTGAACGGGTTCATTTATGGTGGTTCTGCTACTGGGCTTTACAAGAATTGTACAGCGGGTTCATTGAGCTTTGGCGCGTCTTCAGGTCCAGATGTGGGGGCAACGTTTGATGGTACAGCAATGGACTGTGTTGCTGGCACATGTAGTTTTGGTGTTGCGAGCAATGGTGGAAATGTGTTGTGTGCTGGGACGCTGACTCGATGTGTTGTTCCAGGCAACTATGCGTTTGGTGTTTCTGTGTTGACCGGCGCTCCTCCTGGAACTGGTGGAAACGCGGAGTGCTCCGCGACAATGGTAGATTGTGAGGCCCGTGGCTACAGTTACGGATATGCGGAACATGGGCATAGCACTTTCAGCGGAGAGGCGTCTGACTGCATCGGAACGGAGCGTTGCTTTGGGTGCGGTGCTGATGATTCTACGATGTATGATATGCTTTGTAGCGGCGATTTGGATCATTGTGTTGCTGGGATTTATTCCTTTGGTGCTGCTACTGTGCAACCCGCATCAGCGTCGTTTACTGGAACTGCCAAGCATTGCGAGTCTGGGGATTATTCCTTTGGATATGGTGCAAGTAGCCCTGGAACTTGCAGCGGGACGATAGAGGACACCATTGGAGGGGACGGATGTTTCGGTACGTCGGTTGATAACAACGCGCTATGTGACGCTATTCTGAATAGGGTTACAGGGGGTGACGGGTGCTTTGGTGTGACTAATAACCCCCCTGCTGGTGTTACGGCTGCGTTCCAGGGGGTCGCCACTGATTGTCACGCCGGGGTTAGGTCGTTTGGATCGTGCATCGTTACCGCTGATTCTGTTGCGTGTTGTACGGTCAAAGGCAGCGTTACTCGGTGTACTGCGGGTGAACGTTCCTTCGGTTCTGGCGGTGCGGCTGTCCCAGGTTCATGCAACGGGGTGTACACTGATTGTGTTGGCGGGGAGGATTGCTGGGGTTCGCGGGTTGGAGGGGTTGGTGGCGCTGAAAAGTGTACCTTTATCAGATGTTACCGTTCAACTCGTACTGGTACAGATGTCTGGCACCTTGGTAGTTCCAATAAGCTATCTGGGTGTACACTTATCATGCTGGGTGATTTTCCAGTGATTGATTTGTACGACGACACCGCACCCGCCGTGCTATACGATTGCACGATTCGGAAAACTACCCCTGGTGCTAACCCATCTATAACCGATTCCGGTGGTGGTGGGATGGACATCAAGATGGCGCATTGCCGGTTGGGCATCGACATTGGTGCTACGGTGACGAATCTGATTGTGGACGGATATAACGTGATTGACCCAGAAGTGGAGGCGTTCTAATGGAGCGAGGTGGACAGCGATATATCCGCAACGAGCACTACGATGTTGCAGCGGTTTCCTATGACGTGTTGGCGGATGACCGCATGGCCACGCTGTTGGTTAGCCATACGGCAACGGCTCCGGTGACGATCAACCTGAAGTCCGCGTGGATTGCTAAGGGCGGGAACACGATCACCGTTAAGGACAGCGGGATGAATGCGTCGTTGAACAACATTACAGTAGCGACCGAGGCTGGGGAATTGATAGAGGGGTCCGCCTTGGATTTGGTCATCAACGTGGACGGAGCGTCGGTGACATTGCAGACCGACGGGTCAGATGTATTCATCATCTAGCGAGGTAGAGCCATGACGTACTATCCAGAAGCGGATCCTGTCTACAAGTCAACGAAAACGGTTGCGGTAGGGGATGCTATCGGCGGGGCGCTCATTTATGAGTGCTTTGATATAGTCGGGTCTGTGGAAATCGTTGGGTTGTGGGGAGTGTTTACGAATACTTCGCAGGTTGTTACCGTTTCTGGGTGTGGATGGGATATCGGTGGTCTTGGCGGTACGGCGGATCTGACAGATACGGCAGTTGGCACGGATTGTAGCGGCGTGCTGGCGGGGTCTATTCTTGCCAAGACGGACCTGACCGGCGTAGCAGCATCGTTGGCGGACAAGGCTGGGTATGACGTGATAGACGTGACGGTTCCTGCGTCTGTCCTTTGTCCTGTTTTGGCTTCTCCGAAGAAGGAGGCGAGTGCGACCATTGGGTTCCACGTGACAGTGGACGCGGATACGGATTGCGAGATCGAGTTTTTCTGTCTGTGGAAGAAGAGATCATCGGATGCCAGTGTGACGCCTGGGTCAGGGAACACCCGTGGCGGAGTGTAGCAGCGAACACGTGTTCGCTGTGTGAGGTGACTATTGAGCTGGAGCGAGCCAGGGTTCGGGTTCTTCGGGAAGGGGTTCTGGGGCCGCCGGGTGCTCTGGGACAACGTGCCCATCCAGCAGCGGGAGCTGGACGCGCATGGCTACCTGGAGCAGCTCCTGGGCATCTACGGCGACGAGCTGGAGGCGTTCCTGGGGGCCATCGGGCAGCTGCCGATCCAGCGGGACCCCTACGAGGCCCGGGCGGACAGCACGGAGTCCGAGTGGTTCTACGTGGGGGAGGCGCGGGCCTGGGCGTCGGACGTGTGGGGCAGCGTGACGAGGCTGATCGGGGAGGCGGACTTTTCCCAGATGCCCAACACGGGCGACCCGCTGGCTGCGCCGGTCGGGCCTGCTGACCGCTACCCATGGTACCCCTACGCTCCGATCAGCAGCACGGCGCGCTGGTGGCGCACTACGATCCCAGCGGTTGACGATGTGACGGGGGCGGAGGATCCGACCGAGTACAAGGTCGCTCTGGTGCGGACGCGGAGCTTCGATCAGGCGGCCATCTACGCGGCGGGGCGCTCGCTGGCGAACGAGGTGTGGGTGCAGGGGGGCGAGCTGGCGCTGCCATTCCAGCGGCCGGCGGGGTGGGTTGTGACTGGCAACGCGGCCACGGACGCTGGTGTCTTCGGATCTGGCGTCCCGGTGGGGCGTGGGGACGGGACGGCAGTGCCCCCGGTGACGCTGCCAGGGCCGCTGGTGCGGCTGCGGTCGAACACCACGGGCACCGCTCTGGGTGCTGCCATCGTGCTCGATATCCTCACGGATGCAGGCCCGCTGCGGCTCTACGACGTTCCCGATCCGACGCCTGATACTGGGACGCTTTACCGCGCGGTGGATCCAATGAACCCAGTTGCTCTTGATCTGGTCAATCCGCTGGGGACCGTGGACTACCTGGGGGGGACCCTGGTGCCCGATCTGGGCCTGCTTGGCGTCTACTCGATCTACGACGTGCCGATGACCGCGCACTGGCTGGCGCGGGGGTATTACCTCCAGTTCATGCCTCCGCGGGTGCTGGATCACCTAGCCAAGGACTACGGCTTCGACAACGACCGCAACGACCCGGAGGATAGGCAGCGGGCGGCCATCGCGCACTTGTGGCAGTACTTCGGATGCAAGGGGGCGCAGGACGCCTATCGCATCCGTGGAGAGATCAGCCTGTTCGACGTGGTCGTGCAGGGGCTCTGGCACATCTGCGACGCGGACCTGGCCGCCATGCTGCCCGCGGCGCACGTGTTCGAGTACGGGGGCACGTGGTACACCGACCTGGAGCCACGGTCGCTGCGGTTTGACGACATCCGTGGCGACGAGCAGTACTACGACACGTTCGACCACGACCCCATCCTCTTCCCCTCTCCGGCGTGGCTGACGCTGGCGGACCGGGCCTACCTGTACGAGGACGCGGCGATGACCGACGGCATGTCGGTGGGGCTGGCCTTCGCGCTGGACGTGACGCAGGGATACTACGGCCAGGTGTCGGAGGTGGACCCGCTGCCGCGCACGCCCGCGATCATCATCGCGGCGGATGCGCTCTCCGCGACCGAGGCAGCGTCGATGAACCTGGCAGCGGGCTACCGCGTGACCGTGGAGATGATGCGCTGCCAGGCGGATGCGTTCAGCTTCCGCCGGGGCAACTTCGGCCTGACGGTCTACGAGCACGGGGTGACGCCGCCCGCCTTGGACGATCAGGTGTACTGGATCGACTACGAGGATGCGGCGTGGACCGTGACGGCGCCTGTGCCGGGATTCCCGGACCAGGACGTGGGGCGCTGGACGGTCATCGTGGGCACGGGCGTGGGCGCGACGGTGCCGGGGCCTGGGGCGCACGTGGCGGTGCGGTACTGGCCCGAGGTGGACAAGGGGGATTGCTGCTACTGCCGGTCGTACCGCGTGCGCGTGCTCATCGAGCCCAAGGCCCAGGCGTATGACCACTACGGGACCGATGCGGAGATGCAGGTGGCCATTGCCCGGCTGCAGGCCAAGATCGAGGACAAGCTGCTGCCCATCCATGCGCGCGTGGCCGAGTGGGTGGTCACCACAGAGTGGGACCTGACCATGCTGGACATGCTGGCGGGGCGGCTCTCCGAGAAGGTGCTCACGGGCGGGGAGTTCCTGGATCTTGGGATCTCTGGGCGCGTGCTGCTGACCATGGAGCAGCGCGGCGAGCTGGCTGCGCCCGGGAACGGCCATCGGCTGCGCATCCTCCAGATCGGGGGCGGGGCCGTCTTCCCGACGGTGGACACGGGCGCGCTGCCGGTGCAGAGCGGGGTGAACGATCCCGTGACGTGGTATCCAGTCGCGGGGTGGGTTGATCGCGACATCACGGATTCCGTGGACGACGAGGTGGACGGGGTGCGCGTGCGCGCCGAGGGGTTTGGGGCTATCACCTACGGCGACGTGCGCTGGACGTTCCGCGTGACGCGCAGTACGCTAGGCTAGGAGCAGAACCATGGCTGGAATTATCCCCGTGCTGATCGACGAGGGCAAGATCAAGTTGGCGTGGCGCGAGAAGTACGTCACGGATGGCGCCAACGAGCGCGCGCTGGCGCACCCGCGCGGGGCTTACCGCGGATACTGGGTCTTTCCTCGGCTGGTGGCGGACACCGTGCTGCGGTTGCAGATCGACCCATACACGCCCCCCCACCACGTGGACGAGGACCAGTTCGCGGTCTACGCCAATCGGGATCGGGGCTTCGCTGTGTCGGTGCGCGAGACCATGGACGTGGAGATCGACTGCGCGGCGCTGTTCCCTCCGATGGGGCTGCCCGCCGATGAGACGTGGTACGTCTACATCGTGGCGGACTACTCTGCCTACAACACGACCACGGCCCACTACCGCGTGGAGAACACGGACCCTCACGATATTGCTCAGCTGAACTACGATCCCTACGCGGTTATCCTGTGCGCGATCCCGATGCCCATGGGATCGACGATCTTCCCGGACTTCGCGTTGTGGCCGCTGGCGGGCATGTATGAGCGGCGGTCGCTGCCATCGCCGACGGCGCGGCAGACGCCAGGTGATCTGGTGGAAGGCGACGAGTTCTGGGGTCTGCTCGACAGCGTGTCCAAGTGGTGCCTGGGAACTGGGGCAGCCAGCGGTGAAGATGTGCGGTCGTTCGCAGAGCCCACGGTGGAGACCTATGCGGGGCTGGTAGGCGTGACTCAGTTCCAGCTCAGCGGGCTGTACTTCGTGGGGACCGGGGCGGTGGGCACGGCGGCGAAGCACTTCCGCCTGCTGCACAGCACGGCGACGCAGAACGCTCCGCTGCTGGGATCTGATGCGGGGCTGCTACGCGTGGGGGACGTGTACCAGACGGACGGCATCACGCTGCTGACGCCGTCGGCCGACGCGGACGCGGAGGGGTTCTACGAGGATCCGTGGGTCGAGATCAGCTTCGCGGCGACTGTGGACGTGGCGTTCACGGGGACGCTGCGCTTGCTCTGCTACAAGAAGCAGACGCTGCTCACGCTGGACAACGCGCCAGCGGGGGCGTTCCCGGTGGGCGATATCGAGGTGGTGGGGCATGCGGTGCAGGTAGCGGCGCGCGCAGCGGCGGGGACGCCGTCGGCGCTGGCTGGGGGGGTGTTGGAGACCCAGCTGGCGGCGCTCCTCGGGTTCATCAATGATCGCATTCGCACGATCCACCCGACGGCGGCCCCAGCGGACTGGGTGCTGCTGTGGCGGTCGCACAATGTCACGCTGGACGCCAACGTGACCAAGGGCACATGCTCCATCTATTGGCACAACACGCAGGGGCTCGCCATCCTGGTCGGCGGCTACATCGAGGCGGGGGGCTTGACGGTGCGGGCTGGGACTGGAGCAGCTGCGTTCACGACGCTGGCCTTCTTCCTGCGGGGAGGAACGTCCAGCGGGGCGATCATCTGCGCTAGCAAGATCGCGGCGTCACCGACCACGTGGGATATCGTGACGGGGTGGGATTCGACCTTTGGCGTGGGGAACAACTATTCTGTTCTTGGTGGTACCCCGTTGCGATGGAACCTTGACACAGGCGATGATGTTCATCACCAGATCCAGCCGATGGCGGCGGATGCGAGCGAGATGGGGCTATACGAACAGGCAACGCCACTCGGCGCTGGCATTCCTCGCTTTCGTCGGTATATGTCACAATACGGAACGTACTTTGCTTCCAATTGCTCCTGGGACCCGAGTGTAGGGGTCAGCGGACTGTGGACCAGGGATCTTGCTGGGTTCGATGCCATCAAGGTTAAAATTTATCCGTTTGGGATGATCGTGTGCAAGAAGCACTTGGACGAAACGGCAGTGCCGTGGGCAGATGATGATTGGACGACTGAGTGGAAGATTGGGCAAACCAGTGGTGCTGGCCCGGAGTCGTTCTCTTGCATGGAGGTGGATGGGGACACATACGAGGAGGTGAAATTCGGGTGGGCTCTTTTAGCTCCTTTTACCATGGGAGCACCTGGAGTCCAGACTGCTTGCCAGGGTGTGACGTGGCATTCTCACTATGCTACCACTCCGAGCACAATCAACGTGTTCATTGACTCGGAGTCAGAAAATCCTCCGGGTAATCCGGATTGGTCAACCGGAAGTGTTTTGGCTACATTGCCAGATGAATGGGGATGCCATGTGCAGGCAGTCTCGAAAATTCGGACATGGACACAAGGAGATGTTCTGTGGTGCCACGGGCACTTGACAGTGGAGGATTAGGAACTATGGGCCTATATAGAGTTACAAGAGATACGGCAAGTGTCGTGTTTGGGTGTGGGCACGATCACTCGTTTCCATTATCCGACTTGCGTGTGCGCGGTCGCGTTGTGGAGTTTCCAATATGCCCGACATGCCGCAGTGTCTACTTATTTGTGCAATGCGTGACATGTGTTGATGTTCCACCTCGACTGCTGGCGCGCTATCGGGCTATCCAGACACTACACAAGCGTTTGCACGATCTTGGGTTGCACGCAGATGGGAGCACCGCAACCGATATGGATGCATCAATGCACGTGTTGGCGTGCGATGAAGATGTAGTGGAGGATCATTCTAGGAAGAGACGGGAGTAGGAGATGGCTGGCGGGTTCATTGGGCAGCTGGTCGAGGCCATCATGAACGGCCCGGAGGGCATGGAGAGCGCCTCCATGTCCATCGTGGGCATCGACCCGACGGACCCGGCGGGCAGCGCGGTGCTGCTACCGGAGCGCGCGTTCCAGTTCTGGCCGGAGAGCATCCAGGACAGCATCGAGGTGGGGTGGAACTTCAAGGAGATCCCGGGGGCGTCGCACGCGCTGGCGCAGTGGAACAGCAACGGGGGGCGCACGATCAGCTTCGAAGTGCGCCTGCACCGGTTCATGAAGCCGGTGGAGGACCGCACGGTCTTCGAGAAGATCCTGGACCCGTTCGGGCTCACGGCGCCCGGCAACGAGTACCTGAAGGACATGCGGCCCCACAACGTGGACGTGGATGCGGAGATCCGCTACCTGCGGGCCTACTGCTACCCCAGCTACGGCTACGACGTGGCGGATGGCAGCACGGTGTCGTACCCGCCGCCGGTGGCATGCCTGTGCGTGCCTGGGGTGGGGTTGAACGAAACCGGTGGCGACGTGATCTACGCCGTGATGACGGGCTGCGACGTGACCTACAACCTGCTGTTCCCCAACGGCGTGCCGCGGAACGCCACGGTGGCGCTGACCTTCCGGCAGATCGTGCAGACCAAGGATAGGGGGGTGTTGTATCGCGGGCTGAGCATCGGGTCGCCATCCATGTATGCGCTGCGCACGCCGGACACCTCGTACGTTCAGCCATCCAACTATGAGAGTGCTGGGCGCGCTGCTGGCTCCAAGGTTCCCGCCCCGGGCGCTGGTCGTAAACCAAGAGGCGTGAATCCTGGAGAAGTGTCCTAGTGGCGATGCGCGCACAGATCGTCCACGGGAAAGCGCACACGTGTTCGCTGGGATCAGGCCGGGCGGCCCGCACATCAGATCCGGCGCAAGACGATGGCCTGGTCATGGTCCTGTTCCCCCGGGACGCCTGGGACGCCGTGCTGGCGCTGGCGCGTGACCTGGGGGTGGCGCCGCCGGAGGCCCTGGGGGCGGCCCTGAAGCTGCTGCGCGCGCGCGTGGACGAGGAGCAGGCCCGTGGCGATTGATGAGGGTGATGCGGTCCGAGGGACCGGACTAGCCGGCCTGATCGCGCGCTACCGCCGCGAGGCGTACGGGCCGGCTTACAACCTGGCGCGTGACGCGGCTGGGGTGGATGAGCTGGCACGGGCCATCGCCGAGGCCCACAACAACGACCCAGCTGCTGTTGGTCCCACCGGTCCAACAGGTCCAACGGGCCCTCCAGGACCAGCAGGTCCGATTGGTCCTACCGGTCCAACAGGCCCGACCGGCGCGACTGGTCCGACTGGCCCAGTGGCGGGCATCGACACCCAGATCGTCTTCAACGATGGTGGAGCCGCGGCGGGAGACGCGGGCCTGACCTACGACAAGGTGGCCCAGGATTTGGCCGTGGGTGGCGCAGTCTTCGCCCGCGAGCTGGTGGCGGTGAACGCAGGGGCGGTGACGCGGGACGGGGACGGGTACATCGAGGAGGTGGCGGTGACGGCGGGGCGGACGGTGACGCTGACGCGCAACGCGGCCCACTACCTGATCGAGGCCGACGATGGGACGCGGGTGTGGACCTTCACGCGGGACGCGAACAACCGCATCACGAGCTGGAGCGTGGCATGACGCACATCGAGCGCACGGTGGAGATCGGCGGGCGGCGGTACACGATCTGGTGCCGGACTGAGGACGAGTTCGCGGCGCGGGTGAAGCTGCTGGAACTGGCGGCGCTGGAGCGGGAGCAGGAAGCGCCCGTTGAGGAAGAGCCATGAGCGTGATCATCAGCAACGGACCGACCAGCCTATCTACAGTCAACGGTTTCTACCGGGTGGAAGCCCACAACCTGTCGTGGTTCGGCACAACTAACCTCGCGCTGACGACCACGCGGACCATCGCCGTGACGTTCGCCAACGCGGGCAACTGCCAGGGCGTGGTGCTCGGCCTGCTGACCAATTCGATGACCGACCGCGAGGTCGTGGTGAAGCTCCAGGAGCTGGTGGGGGCGGTGTGGACGGACCGCGCCTCGGTCACGATGTCCACAACCGACATCGCAGGCACGTGCACGAGCGGCACCTACCAGTATAGGGGCGAGTACGTCACGCCGTGCGTGTTCGGCGCACCCTACGCGGTGGACGTCGCGGCGGGCAAGTGGCGGTTCGAGATCAGCCACGGTGCGGGCGTGGGCACGTGGAACCTCGCTACGAGCAACGGCACGGCGCCGTTCTACGCGACGTGGTGCGACAACGCGCTGTCCTGGAACGCCGACGATGTACTGGTTTGCAAGGACAAGGTAACGGTGGACGCCACCACGTCGTTCGGGGCCGTCCTGGGGACGGGCGACGCGGTGAACGGTATAGCATGCGTCGTGTGCTCGAACGTGGCGGCCCCGGAGATCGCCACGGTAGCGCTGCTGGAGTGGGAGAATCCCCCGGCGGCGGCGTACACGCTGACGGTCAAGGGCAAGCTGGTGCTGGGTGGGCTCACCGGGATACGGATCGGGTCCGAGGAGACGTCTACGTGTACCATCTCGCACGCGAGCCCCGGCGTGGTGACGAAGGTTGGCCACGGGCTGGCGGTCGGGCAACTGATCGCGTTCCGGACGACGGGCACGCTACCGGCGCCGCTTGATGACACGCGGGGGGTCTACTACTACGTGGAGAGCACGCCCACGGCGGACACGTTCACGGTGTCGGCGACCTCGGGCGGCGCAGCCATCGACACGACCTCGGACGGCGACGGCACGCACACGCTGGTCTGGGGGAACATCCCCTACGCCGAGCGCGCTATCCTGGACTTCGTCGCGGCGGCGGCCGGGACGGCGGCCCCCAGCATTACGCAGCGCACGAGTAACGCCTACGACTGGGCGGGGCGGAACAGCCTGTTCGCCTACGGCCAGATCCCGCGCTACATGGCGACGCAGCTGACCAACGATGCGGTGGTCGGACAGGCGCATTTGCTCGTTGCCGACGCGGTGGACTGGGTCAACGGCGACACCGTGGTGATGACCAAGCAGGACGTGCAGGGACAGGGCTCCTACGCGTCGTACACGGTCCAGGGCGTTGCCGGGGCGGACATCACGCTCACGGGCAACGTGGCGAACTACGACCGGATCGCGGGCGGCTGGGTCATCCGCCTGGACCGCTGCGGGGTGAAGATCAAGAACGCAGTGGCGACGGTCGATAACAACCTGTGGACTGCCGCGAACTACCAGTTGCAGGGGGTGGACGTGGATACCGCTGTATTCCGGGCAGCTGGGAGCCTCTCGTATCAGCCACATCTGGCCGCGCTGGACGCCGCCTGTCGAAGCCAGTACCTCATCCGGGACGTGGTGTCGTGGGTCACGGGCGCGGCGAACGGCTACTTTTTGGTCACCCCGCGCGTACCGCCGGACGGCCTGCTGGTGGAGCGCTACTACGGCTGGAACCGGCACGCGACACATAGCACCACCGCCTTCAACAAGCTGGGGCACGTCTCGGGGCGCTTCACGCTGCGCGACAGCGTAGAAGCGGCGATCTACGGCTACCACCCCGGGACGGACGGTGCGCTGCGGAAGACCTTTACCGGCAACTACTCCCACAACATGCGGGCCCATGCGACCGCGGCCTACGGGGCGTTCTGCATCTGCGGCACGGAGTCGCAGTTCACCGATAACTACGTCTGGGGGAGCGCCCAGGACGAGAACGTGGACAGTCCGAGCACGGGCGGGGCGGTCGGCGTGGGGCAGCTGATCAACCCCATCGAGGTCGCCCGGAACCACTACGACAACTGCCTCTGCGCCGTCGTGTTCTACCCCAACACGCAGCGGAACGCGGTAGACGTGGACAGCGAGTTCGGCGCGGAGGCGGCCAACACGGTGGACATCGGGTTCGACAGCGGGTGCATGCCCTCCTACACGTTCGACTCGCCCACCGGGGCGCTCACGCTCTCGGAGGGGAACGTGCCCGACATGGTCGAGGGGTTCAGCGTCGGGTTCGCGGACTACGACGACACGGCCACGGACGACCGGCGGATCTACACGCTGGGCAAGACGCAGCGGACGAACGCCGCGCTGGCCGACACCACGGTGCACACGGCGGGGGGCAGCGCGATGCGGTTCGAGCCGACAACTGCTGGGGAGACGTTCGAGTGGGCGTTCGATGTGCCCACCGGAAATATCCAGACCAAGACGATGGTGATCGCCATCTGGTGCAAGCTGAACAACGCTGCGTACTGGGCGGGGACGCATGAGATGCCCCGGCTGACGGTGGAGTACGACGGGGGGACGGAGGTGTACGCGGCGGCGGCGCAGACGACGGCTTGGCAGTTGCTTTCGGTGACGTTCACGCCTGCGACGGCCACGGGCAAGATCACGGTCACGTTGAGCGGGCAGACGGACGCGACGGGAACGGACCGGTACTTCTACTGGGACGACGCTTCGGTGTTCTACCCGGCGGGCGTGGCGCTCAACCTGGGAGGCTTGGATATCTGGGACGCGGCTCTCCCGGTGACGCCCCCGATTGCCACGCTGGCGTCGGCGCTGGACGTGTGGACGGCGTCGGCGGCGGTGGACTACGGGGCCAACACGATGGGTGAGAAGTTGAAGGCGGCGGAGAGCAAGGCGGATGACGCCTGTGCGCTGGTGTTGTCGAAGTAGGAGGGGATGATGCGGCTGAGCGTGAGCATGATCGTCCGGGGCGAGGAGTCCTGTCTCTCTGCGTGCCTGGCCTCGGTGGCTGGGGCGGACGAGCTGGTGGTCGTGGACACGAGCCTACCGGGGGATCCGCCAGACCGAACGCGGGAGATTGCGCTGGACGCAGGCGCACGGGTGTTCTCCTTCCCATGGCGTGACGATTTCGCGGCGGCGCGGAACTACGCGCTGGCCCAGTGCACAGGGGACTGGGTGCTCGTGATCGACGCAGACGAGGTGCTAGAACCGGGTGGTATAGATAAGTTAAGAGGTGTAATTGCAGACGTCAGTGCTCGTCCGGTCTTCTTCGCTAGCGACGTGCGTAGAACCATCAGTTTCCGAACCGTGGCGAAATCGTCGGGGCAGGAACATCGATCCGTCCGAGCCTTCCGGCGTTGCCCCGAGGTGTACTGGCAGGGGGCGATTCACAACCACCTGAGCGCGCTGGCTGAATACGAGAGCGATGTCGTGGTCACCTACGGCTACAGCGAGGCGCACAAGAACGACCCGGATAGGGCGTTGCGGATCTTGGAGAAGGAGATGGCGCGCGATCCGACTCTCGTGCGCGAGGCGTACTACCTGGCCAGGGAGTACTGGTACAGGCGGAAGTACGAGACGGCCGTGCGCTGGTACGACGACTACCTGTCTAGGGCCAAGTGGGCGCCGGAGATCGCGGACGCGTGTCTGATGAAAGCCCGGTGCCTGTGGATGCTCCGACGCGGGCAGGAGGCGCGGCAGAGTTGCCTCCAGGCCATTGGGATCAACCCAAACTTCGGTGAGGCGCTGCGGTTCATGGGCGAGATGTCGTGGGAGAAGAACCGGAAGCGGTGGAACGAGATCGCTGAGACGGCGTCCAACGAGGGCGTGCTGTTCGTGCGCGCACCCCAGGTTCTTGACGCAGGCATAAGTGGGTGATAGCGTGGGGGTGTCAGTGTGGGATCCACGTGGGATCCTGATGGCCGTGAGCAACAAGGAGTAGAACGATGACCGACGAAGACAAGACCATCCGCTTGAACCAGTCCGTGATCAGCGACACCGAGGCGCAGTTCGCGGGCGACGTGGAGACGCCGTTCGTGGAGCTGGTCCACCAGGCTGCGGCCCCGACGTCCACCACGGACAAGCCGTCCAGCCTGCTGTACGCGATGGCGGCCGACGACTCGATCCGGATGAAGAGCCAGGCGGGCGTCGAGCTGAACCTGACGGATCGGCTGCTGAACCCGGTGGGCGCGTTCCCCTACCAGGGGGACATCGCGGCCGCGGCCGACTTCCCGACCCCAGCGGCTGTCGTGAACGGCTGGACGTACTTCGTCACGGCGGACGTGACCGACAACGATCCGACACGCACGAACACCGGGCAGGCGTTCCTGGCGGGCGCGGTCATCTCCTGGAACGGCGTCAACTACACGCAGACCGACAAGGGCGTGTACCGGCAGTACGCGGTCGCGACCCCCGTGGCCGTGGGCGGTGGTGATCTGGCCATCGTCGAGGTGGCCACCACGACCATCGGTGCTCCGTCCGTCGTGAACCTGCCCGCGCTGTCCGCGGCCATCCTCGGCAAGCAGGTGCTGGTCGTCGATTCGCAGGGTGCTGGTGGGACGAACCCGATCACGATCACGCCGAACGGCGCGAACACGATCAACGGCGCCGCGACGCTCGTGCTCAACACGAACTACGGCGGGGCGCTGCTGGAGGCTGCGCAGACCGGTGCCGGGACATGGGTGTGGGTGATCGTGGCCAACCGGACCGAGATGCAGACCGCGACGGCGCGGCTCGCGGCTATCGACGCCGGGCGCAGCCAGGCCGACTCGCGGCAGCTGGCGGCGGCCACGGAGACCATGCGGGTGTTCCGGGCCCTGGCGGCTGGGACCATCGTGGCCTGCTCGGCGGAGACCGGCACAGCAGCTGCGGCTGGCGAGTCGATGACCTTCGACGTGCAGATCGCGGGCGTGTCGGCCCTGACGGGCGTCATCACGGTCGATGACACCACGGTCATCGACACTCCGGTGGCGGGCGTCGTGGACGCGGCCGCGAACGCCTTCGCGGCTGGCGAGCTGATCACGGTTGTGCGGACCTACGTCGCTGGCGGTGGCCCGACTCCGATGCGCGACACGGTGTGCGACATCGAAGTTCAGTTCGACTAGCGGATCGTGATCTGGGGCGGCTGCGGTCGCCCCTAGTGCAACAACTGGATCGATCGTGGCGCACGTAGCGACCACGGATGGAGGAAGAAATGATTGGACAACTTGTTTCCCACGATGTGCGTGATGCGATCGTCGATGCTGCTGCAGCGGTTGCGGACATCGCCGCTGGCCGTGGACCTGGCGCCAAGTCGGACATCGTGGCGGGCGCTCTCGTCGGTGGCCCGACTACCGTCAACAGCTTCATCGCCCCCGCGGCCGGGACCATCCTGTCTGCGGCTGCGGCGCTCGGAACCGGGTGTGCGGCTGGCGAGACGGTCACGATCGACGTGCAGATCGGCGGCGTGAGCTGCCTGACGGCGCCGTACGTGATCAACGCGGCTTCTGGCACTGGCGTGGAGCAGGGCGCCGTGGACCCGGCGGCGGACGACTTCGTGGCGGGCGACCTGATCACGGTGATCTGGACGCAGGCCGACGCTGGTGGTCCGACCTCGGCCGACCTGTTCCACTCCATCGGCTGGCGCCTGACGTAGGCTGTAGCCATTTGTTCCGTGCCTTGCATGAGCCTACTGACGGCATCTGCATAGGAGTCACAAGTGGGAAACGGATCCAGCTACGCTCCGGCCCCAGATCTTTCAATTCCAGATGATATTCGCCCCGGGTGCTCGCGGATGTTCGCCATGCTGACCCAGCAGAACGCGACGTTGCTGGGGGAGGTGCGCGAGCTGCGAAAGGACGTGAAGACGTTCATCCGCGAGCAGGGCGAGCACGGGTCTAGCATCAAGAGCTTGTGGCACACGATCCGCGCCGATGTGCAGCCGGACATCAAGACGGTGCATGAGGAGATCGGCAAGGCTATCGAGGCCCACGTCGAGTCGTGTCCTGCGCACTGGCGGGCCAAGAAGAAAGCGGAGTCGGACAGCGGTGACATCGACGTGGGTCGAGAGATCAGCAAGGTGGTGGACCTGCGAGCGGAGCGCGAGCGGGCTTCGGGTGAGTTGGCGCCGCGTGGGGTGCCGTGGGTGGCGTGGGTGGTAGGGTCAGTGATCGCTGTCGCGGTGGTGGTCGGGCTGTTCCTTGTGAAAATCTTCGGGTTGCTGTAACCTCCTCGGAGGAGGTCGCCCATGCCCGGTCCCCGCAAGCAATCACGGTTCATGCAGCGGTGCGTGGCGGACGTCAGCGGTCAGGGGAAGGACCTGGGCGCGGCCTTCGCCATCTGCACGGCGCAGAGCCAGAAGAGCGGGTACAGCCAGCCGGGGGCGCGCACGCAGACGCCCCGGGGGGCCGCTCGCGAGAAGCACTTCAAGGGCCAGGATGACATGGGGGCGAAGGCGGGCGCCTTCGAGCGGGCCGTGCAGCGCGGCCGGAAGGGGAAAGAAGAGAGCATGGATCAGTTACTGCGGCGGCTGGAGGAGGGAACGCTGGAGCGTTTCCTGACTCTGCCGCGCGGGTGGGGCGCCGCGGACGGCTTGCGCTTTAAGAAGGACCAGGAGGCGTGGAAGCAGAAGCAGTTCGCGTTGATCCGCAAGGCGCAGGCGGCTGCGACCCGCGAGCTGCGCGACCTGGAAGATGACGAGGAAGCCAACGCGACGCAGATCGCGGAGAACGTCGCGCACGATCTGGGGCATGACGAGTGGCTGGATGACGATACGCACTGGATCTGGGACGTTGCCATGGACGCAGCCACCAAATGGAACAAAGCTCACGGATGGGAGGAGTAGCGATGCGACACCTGGTCGATCAACTCAACGAGGCCGTGACCGGGCGCCCCGGGGCGCTGGCGGAGGGGCGCGACAACTTCCGCACGCTGGCCAAGGCGGTCCGCGACCTGCGGGCCGAGATCGAGGGGCAGGTGCGGGACCTGATCGACCGGATCGTGGAGGCCGATCTGCCGGAGAAGGAGCTGGACGCGCTCCAGGAGCACCTGATGTTTGCCTGCAAGGCGCTCCCAGTCTTCGCGGAGAAGGTGTGGTCCAAGGAATTCGACCATGGGGCGCCCTTCGAATGAGGTAGGTTGTACCATGCGATCACTGCTACGCCAGTTGGAAGAGGCGGCATTCAAGCGGCTGGGCCCGCGCGACGTGCGCAAGGCGCAGGTGTACGACTTCGGGAGCCGGGTGCGCAACTTCGCGGGGGATCTGGCCATGCGGGCCATCGCCAAGGGGGAGCCGGAGGAGGAGGTGGCCTCCGCCAGCCCGCAGGTGAAGCGGGCGCTCCGGGTCGCCCTGGACGCCCTGGACCGGCTGGCCAAGGCCATCTTCGACACCGAGCTGGCCGTGGTGGACATCACGCCCCCGGTGCGGGGGCGGCTGGCGGCCGAGGGACTGGACGAGGCGATCACGGCGGCGGGCATCCGGGCCACGCTGGAGCGGGCCATCGAGAAGGCGCGGGCCTACGCCGACAACGTGGGCAGATCGCGGTTCACGCGGGACATGGCAGCGTCGTTCGCGCGGGACCTGGAGCAGGCGGCGGGCGAGCTGAAGGATATCGCGGGCGAGGTGAGGGCGTAGCGAACACGTGTTCGCCAGCACGGAGGCGAGATCGGACATGCGGGACTTGCTACAGCGGATGACGGAAGCGCGGCAGGTACACCTGCCCCTGCGTGATCTGCCAGCGAGCCTGCGGGCGGCGCTGAAGCGCGTGGAGTACCGCGCGGCGGACATCGCGGTGGTGCCGCAGGAGAGCGTGGTGCCCAACCCCTACGCGGGGGAGGGCCAGAAGGGGTTCGTGCTGGTGGTGGACCTCGCCAGCGGGCGCGCGCGCGACCTCGGGGGCGGATGGGGGGGCGCGCGGCCGGACGACCCGCAGGAGATCGACTTCGCCAACAAGCCGGTGCGCATCCCGCCTGGGGGCGCCATCGTCGTCGGCACGCAGGGCCACCCGCGGACCATGGCCACGGTCTACGTGCACCCGGACGCCCTGGCGCCGCTGCTGCCGGCCGGCGCTGAGGTGACGCCCCGGGAGCAGATGATCCTGCGCACGATCCGGAGCCTCATCTCGTCGGCGCGCAAGGAGGTGTTCGATCACGAGCGCGTGCAGCCTGCGGAGGTGGACGCGCTGGTGCGGCGTGGGTTGCTGAAGCGATCCAAGAGCGGCGCGCTGAGCATCAGCACGGCGGGCAAGAACGTGGCGGAGAGCAACGCGGGATCTATGGGACGCCTGCTGGCCATGCTGGAAGGGGAGGCGTAGCCGTGGGACGACTTCGGCGGTTGGGCGAGGCAGCGCTCCGGGTGGTCGGCACGCCCGACCTCGTGGAGACGCCGGCCTACCGCGCGGCGCTCCGGCTGCTGCGCGAGGGCGTGCTGCCCAATGGGGAGCGCTGGGCGGACGGGCCGCCGCCGCTGCGGGTGACCCTGGGGGACGCCGAGGCGTGCGTGCTCCAGCGCATCAGCCAGGCGCCCCAGGCGGACGGCAGCGTGCGCTGCGAGGCGCGGTTCGACGTGCACCCCAGCCGGGCCGGGGGCGCGGGCGTGAGCGTGGACGGCGCGGTGACGGAGATGTTCATGGCGCAGGCGGCCCCGAGCCCCTGCGACGACGGCGCGCGGTTCGCCCTGGGGGCCGCGCTGCGGGCCGTTGGCGAGGAGCGGGCGGAGCGGGTGCGGAGCGCGTTCACGCGGCTGCTGACCCCCGAGGACTTCCTGTGGCGGCTGGTGGGCTGGGGCCACCGCGGCGCGTGGCGGCTGGGGGGCGCGGAGGTGGCGCGGATGGCCCTGGGGGCGCCCTGGGTCGAGGAGGCCCGCGGCACCACCTGGGCGAGCGCCCGCTGGGAGGTCTGGGTCCCCGCCACCCTGGACGTCGAGGCCGTCATGTGGCGCCAGGATGGTTGACAAACGCAAACCCATATGATAATGTGGGTGCGAGAAGGATTGAAAAATGGCACTTTCGGTTTCGACTCAGGTCTCCCCGGTGGGGAGCAAGCTGATCGTGGAGACGGGCGCGGGCGTCACGCCGGACACGGACGTGACCGGCGGCGCGGGCACCCTCTACATGATCGACGTGGACAACACGGGCAACCCGGCTGATCAGGCGTGCCTGAAGGTGTACGACAGCGCGGCGCCCACCGTGGGCACGACGGCGCCCGAGCTGGTCGTGCGCGTGCCGGCCAACCAGCGCCGCAGCGTGGTGGTCCCCGAGGGGTGGGGCTTCGCGCACCTGTCGTTCGCCTGCGTGACCAGCCCGGGCACCGCGGGCGTCGTGGCCCCGGCCAACCCCGTGATCGTGCGCATGGTGGCGTCGTGAGACGGCTGATCGAGCAGATCGACTTCGTGATGCGCGACGGTAGCGCCTCCGTGGTCGAGGGGATGGCGAGCAGCACCGTGTTGGCCAAGGACCTGGTGGGGCTGGTGGGCCCCTTCGCGGACAAGCTGGTGGCGGCCATCGAGAACGCGATGGAGGAGTTCGAGGGCGACATGGAGGGAGAGATCTTTTCTCTTGTTCCTGGAGGCATAGACAGCCCGCGGTCCGACGCCGTCCTGGACCTGGCCTGGAAGGTGCTCTGGAGACAGGTGGGGAAGAGGCTGCGCGCCCCCGGGACCGACGCAGCGAAGATGGCGCTTGGACGCTCGTAGGAGGACCACATGCGACATCTGATCGAGCAGTTGATGGAAGCGACGTCCGTCGATCCGGATGCGCCGGACCCGCAGGACGAGGCGCGTCGCATGATCGAGCATCCGAAGCAGCTGTACGATACCCTGGAGAGCAAGGCGGAGCGGATCCTGCAGCCGGCGTTCGCGAATGCAAAGCGGAAGCTGGACGGCTACTCGCGCATTGGCTTGCCCACCCGCGCGGCCCCGGACCTGTTCAACAGCATCCTCGTGCCCGCCCTCCGCAAGTACGCCGACGAGGTCAACCGCATGGCCGAGGCCGTGGCCAAGAAGTTCGCCTGATCCGCGCGCGAACACGTGTGCGCTTTTTTCTTTTTTCTCTGTTGACAAACGCATAACAACGGGTTAAGCTATCCTCACGGTGGCAGGGTCGAAGATGCCCTGCCCGGGAGGAAGCGATGAAGAACACCGATGGCGCCAATGTGCAGCAGCATTCGCAGGCGGCAGCTCTGGAGCGCGCGCAGGATCTGCGTGTGCGCCTCCGCCGCGTGTCTTCCGACATGGAGGAGTACGCGGCCCACGTGACGGCCGAGGAGGTACTGGGGGCGCCCCCGGAGGTGCGGGAGAGAATGATCGCGGTGATCGCGGCCGCCCAGTACCTCCTGCGGGCGGTGGTCCGGTGAACCGGCAGGTGAGGGAGCGGGTGGTGGCCACGGCCCGGGCCGTGGCGGAGGAGCGCGGACTGGAGAACGCCTTCGCGGTGGCGGAGGAGCACGTCGATGCAGTGTACGCGCGCCTGTGGGCGTGGGACAAGCTGGCTGTGGAGATGCAGGCGTGCTACGCGGACGTGCGCCACGCCCTGGAGATCGCGGTGGCGGATCTGGCGCGCGCGGTGTCGCTGCCCAGGTCTCCATGCGACCAGGGCGCGTGCGTGGCGTTCTAGGAGTCGACCATGAGCAAGACCGTCAGGTGGACCGAGGATAGCGAGATCGCTGAGCGGCAGCACGGATCCGAGCGGGATCTCTGCCTGGCGCGCCTGGTGCCAGAGACTCGCGGGCGCTGGCCGGAGGATGCCCGGGGGGCGCTGGTTCGGGCGGCCTGGGAGAGCGGCTGGGACAGCGGCGTGACGGCCGTGCAGGGCGAGGTGTGCGCCGCGCTGGAGCGTGCGGGCTGGCACGCGGCGGCGTCCATGCTGCTCGCCAAGTTGTTCGGCAAGGAGGACGCATGAGCCGAGAATACCGTGTGTGGGTGGACGTGGAGGTGGCATCCCAGCGGGAGCAGCGGATGGCGCAGGAGGCGCTGGAGGAGGAGTGGAACCTGTCCCTGGAGTGCGACATGTGGGCGCCACCGGGCCAGCCGGTCCGCTTCAGCGTCCACGGCCACGGGGACGGCTACCTCACCGGGGGGTGCGCGCCGGAGACGCGAGCGACGGACCTGCAGCGCGCGGTCTGGCGCGCGCTCCAGCGCTACGTGCCGGTGAAGGTGATGATGATGCGGATCGACGACCCGGACCTGGTCTTCCCGCCCACCGAGGGCGCCTTCGATGCGGCGCGGGAGGCCGGGCAGCTCGACCGGGAGTGCTACGACTGCGGGGAGCCGATCCCGTTCGGCGCAGTAGGCGATATCTGCGAGGACTGCCTGCGCGCGTCCGAGGACCGCGACGGGGAGCTGGCGGACGACGGGGCGCGTGGGTAGCAAAACAACGAAACAGGAGGATGCCATGGCCGAGAAGAAGAAGAAGCAGCAGACGGCGGACGAGATGGAAGCGGAGATCGCGACCCTCCGGGAGCATCTCCCGCAACTCCGGGCGGAGAACGATGCGTTCCGCGAGAAAATCTACGATTTGGAGGAACAGAGAAGCATCCTCGCCAAGGAGGCGATGGAGGATGACGAGCAGAGGGAGCGTGTCGCCGACATCCTCGACAGGTTGCGAATGCCGGATCCGATCGATCACCTGCGCCTCCTCGCGGCCATCGCCGACCTGCGTGGCAGCGTTGTCGATGTGCCTGCGTTCCTGAAAGAGGTGGACGCGGGGTTGCACCCGGGATCTGCCGAGCAGAAGTACGACGTGATCTTGCAGATGGTGGGCGAAAGGAAGATCAACGTCATCAAGGAGATCCGGGAGTTGACCGGCCTGGGGCTGAAGGACTCCAAAGACCTCACCGACTGCGCCCCTTCGACGGTGATGATGGGCGTGTCGAAGGAGGAGGCGGATCGGGCGGTGAGGCTCCTGGCCGAGGCCGGGGCCACGGCGTCCATCAGGTGAATCAGGCGTAGAGGCATGAACGAACGGGAATGGAGCGTGTGATGCACTTGCTCGATACCGACCTCTACAAGTTTTCGATGCAGCAAGCCATCGGGCAGCACTACCCCCAGGCGGAGGCGGAGTACGAGCTGATCGTGCGGACGCCTGTGGCGTGGCCTGCCGCCTTTGCCCAGCTGCGCAGCTGGATCGATGAGGAGCTGGTCGCGGCTCCAGCGCTCACCGAGTCCGAGGTTGACGGCCTGGGGCGCGTCCTGCCGGTGCAGCCGTGGTACCGCTCCTTCTTGGCGCGCTACCGCTTCGACCCGTCCGAGATCGTGGAGTGCAGCTTGGACGAGGAGCGCCGTCTGCGTCTGATCGTGCGCGGTCCATGGCTGCGCACCGTGCTCTGGGAGGTTCCGCTGATGGCGCTGATCTCCGAGCGCTACCACCTGCTGTCGCACGGGGGCAGCCTGCCCGCCCGCGACGCGGACGTAGTGAACCGGGCGGCGGCCAAGGGCTTGCTCATCCGCCGGGATCAACTGCCGGTGGTCGAGGGCGGCACGCGGCGCCGCTTCTCGCGGGAGATACACCAGCGGGTCCTCGCGGCCCTGAACATCCCCACCAGCAACGTGGGCATGGCACTGGAGATGGGGCTCCCCTGCGTGGGCACCGTGGCGCACGAGTGGACCATGTACCATGGCGCAATCCTCGGCTACGAGGAGGCGACGGCGATCGCGCTCGACCGCTGGGTGGAGACCTACCGGGGAGCGCTCGGGATCGGGCTCCTGGACACCTACACGACGCCGGTGTTCTTGCGGGCCTTCAACGGGCTCCGGGCGCGGATCTACGACGGCGTGCGGCAGGACTCTGGGGATCCGCTCCTGTGCGCGCAGCAGGTGATCGCCCACTACGAGCGGCTCGGCATCGACCCACGGTCGAAGGTCATGGTCTTCTCCGACGGCCTGGGCCTGGACGACGTCCAGGCGATTCGGTCAGCGATGGAGGGACGCATCGGGGCGCGGTTCCTCCTTGGCACGTCGCTGACCTGCGACGTCCCGGGGGTGCGGCCCCTCAACATGGTTATCAAGATGACGCGGGCGCGGGCGTGGCCGACCAATCCGTGGCGCCCCGCGGTCAAGCTGTCCGATGTGCCCACGAAGCACTCGGGAGATCCAGAGGAGGTGGAGCGATGCAAGCAGGCGCTGGGACTCGTGGGTGCGTGACGATGGGCGACGTGGATGCCCTGTGCGGCTGGCTGCGGGAGCATCTGCTAAGCGGCCTACACCGCGCCGTGGTGGGCATCAGCGGGGGGGTGGACTCCTCCGTGGTGGCTGCGTTGTGTGTGCGCGCGGTAGGCCGCGATCACACGGTCCTGGTCCGGATGCCGTGTGGGGCCGACCCGGATGTGCGGTGGACGAACACGCTGGTGAAGCACCTGGGGTGCACCGCGGACGCGCTCCCGGTGAACATCCGCAGCGCATACGAGGCGATGGAGAAGGAGCTGCGCTTCGCAACAGGTGATCCCCTGCTGAACGCGTTGACCTGCGGCAACATGCAGGCGCGCCTGCGCATGGTGGCCCTCTACGCGGTGGCGAACCACCGTGGTGGCCTCGTGGTGGGCACGACCAACGCGGCCGAGGCGTACATTGGGTACGCCACGAAGTACGGCGATCACGGGGTGGACCTGGAGCCGCTCCTCGCGTTCGACAAGGGCGAGGTGCGCCAGCTGGGGCGGCTGCTTGGGCTGCCGGAGGCGCTGGTAGATCGTCCCCCGACGGCTGGCCTCTGGATCGGCCAGACCGACCAAGAAGAGTTGGGGGGCATCCTGGGAACGTCCAACGTGTACGGCGCCATCGACGCCTACCTGCGCGGGGAGGCCATCGAGGTGGAGGTGGCGCGGAAGATCGACGAGTTGCACACGGTGAGCGCGCACAAGCGTTGCGTGCCGCCGCATTTCCGGCGGGAGCCGGCCTGAGAGGAGGATCCGATGACGAAGAAGGTGGACCTGTTCCTGATCGACGCGCAGCACGACTTCTGCGACCCTACTGGGGCGCTGTTCGTGCCTGGCGCCGCGGAGGACATGCAGCGCGTGGCCGCCATGGTCCAGCGGTTGGGGGCGCGGCTGCACGACATCCACGCGACGCTCGACCAGCATCACCTGCTGGACGTGGCGCACCCGGCCATGTGGCGCGGGCCCGACGGCCAGCCGCCGACGCCGTTCACGATCATCACGCCACAGGACGTGGAGAGCGGCGCCTGGACGCCGTGCATCCCCAGCCTCACGCGCCGCATGCTCGACTACGTGCGCGCGCTGGAGGCCGGACACCGGTACCCGCTGTGCATCTGGCCCCCGCACTGCCTGATCGGTAGCCCGGGCGCCACCCTGGTGCCGGCCGTGCTGGAGGCGCTCAACGCTTGGGCGGCCGCGGGCCCGGGCGTGATCGACTTCGTGAGCAAGGGCAGCAACCTGTTCACGGAGCACTACTCCGGGGTGAAGGCCGAGGTGCCGGACCCGGCAGATCCGTCGACCCAGATCAACCTGCGCCTCATCCAGGCGCTGGAGGAGGCGGACCTGATCCTGATCGCGGGCGAGGCGGGCAGCCACTGCGTCGCCAACACGATCCGGGACGTGGCGGCCGGGTTCAGCAGCGCGGACTACGTCCAGAAGTTCGTGCTGCTCACCGACGCTCTCAGCCCGGTGCCCGGGTTCGAGAAGCTCCAAGAGGACTTCGTCGCCGAAATGACGGCGAAGGGGATGCAGACGTCGACCACGGTGGACGTGCTGCGCTAGCGCGGTGCGCTAGCAGGAAGGCGAGGGAACCGATGCCGAAGATCAACGACCTGTCCATGGAGGAGCGCGCGCTCCCGACCACCGCGTTCGGGTACAGCGCCACGCGCCTGGACGCCCTGGGGGCGGCCGAGTACACCCTGGTCACGCTGGCCGTGGACGTGAGCGGGTCCGTGGGGCCCTACGCTGCGGATATGGAGCAGGCCATCCGCGAGGTGGTCAACGCCTGCAAGCTGTCTCCCCGGGCCGACAACCTGATGCTGCGGATGATCACCTTCAACGACCACATGCGGGAGGTGCACGGCTTCAAGCTGCTCGCCAACTGCAACCTCGACGACTACCGCGGCTGCCTGTCGTGCGGCGGCATGACGGCGCTGTTCGACGCGGCGGAGCACGCCGTGCACGCGCAGGCCGACTACGCGCGTACCCTGGTCGGCAGCGACTACGCCGTGAACGGGGTGGCCGTGATCATCTCCGACGGCTGCGACAACGCCTCCGCGGGGGGCCCGGGGCAGGTGCGGGCGCAGCTGGAGCGCGCCATCCAGTCCGAGGCGCTGGAGAGCCAGGTGTCCATCCTGGTGGGCGTCGGGGTGGGCAACGACCCGCAGGTGAGCGGCGCCCTGGTCGCCTTCCAGCAGGAGGCTGGGATCGGACAGTACGTCGAGACCAAGGACGCGAGCGCGCGGACGCTGGCCAAGTTGGCGGCCTTCGTGAGCAAGAGCATCAGCGCCCAGTCCCAGGCGCTCGGAACCGGCGGCCCCTCGCAGCCGATGTCCTTCAGCCTCTGATGGAGATGCGGGCGAACGCGGACAGCGCCTACGTCATCGGGGCGGCCCACCGGGTCTGCCAGGACTACGCCCGGTGCGGACGGACGCAAGAGGGCCGCCCCTACGCCATCGTCTCGGACGGCTGCTCGGGCAGCCCCGACACGGACGTTGGCGCGCGGCTGCTCACCCTGAGCTGCGAGGTTGGAATAGGCCGCATTTCTTCCATGGCAGATCCCGCGTGGTGGTGTTGGGGCGCCATGGAGGTGATCGACCTCCGGCGCCGTCTGTTCCAGAAAACGTGCTGGAATCTGGACCCATTGGCGATGGACGCCACGTTGGTCTTCGCCCTGGGCCAAAGATCCTCGGCCTTCGTCTCGTGCACCGGGGACGGCGTGATCGCCGCCCGGGACCCGGGGGGCGCCCTGCGGATCTGGGAAGTTGAGGCTCCCGACGGATACCCTCGCTACGCCAACTACCTCGTGGACGACCAGCGCATGGCGGCCGTGCTGCAGCGTGAGGAGTGGGTGGCGCGTGGCCCGGATGGCGAGGAGCTGCGATGCCGGGGCGTGCAGCCCTTCCAGCGGACCATCGAGGACGCCGCCGTCGTGGCTGTGTTCAGCGATGGTGTGCGCTCCTTCCTGGATGCGGACCACCAGCCCATCCCCTCTGAGGTGATCGTGGGCGAGTTGATGGCGTTCAAGGGGCTCCAGGGCGTGTTTGTGCAGCGGCGCCTCCAGGCGTTCCTGCGGAAGGCCGCTCAGCGGGGATGGCGCCACGATGACGACCTCAGCATGGGCGCGGTGGTCCTGGAGCGCGCGGAGGGCAGCGCATGACGAAGTACCGAATGCGGGGGGGCGGCGAGGTCGTGCTGACCCAGGCCAACTTCCTGGGCGCGGGCGGCGAGGGGCAGGTCTACGCTCACGGGGACGAGGCGTTCAAGGTCTACCTGAAGCCCGAGCGCATGGTCCCCGAGGCTAAGATCGACGAGTTGAGCGCGATCGCTGACGACAGCGTGATCCGGCCGCAGCGCGTGCTGCTGGACGGCCGGGGGCGCCCGGTCGGCTACAGCATGCGCCGTGTTCCGGATGCCTTCCCGCTCTGCCAGCTCTTCACCCGGGCATTCCAGGCGCGGCACGGCCTGGATGGCTCCACGGTGCTGCGCCTCGTGCAGCGCATGCGCGCCAGCATGGAGGCAGTGCACGCCGCCCGCGTGCTGGTGGTGGACGCCAACGAGATGAACTTCCTGGCCACCGCCACCTTCGAGGAGGTGTGCTTCATCGATGTGGACTCCTACCAGACGCCTCGCTTCCCGGCCACCGCCCTGATGGAGAGCGTGCGGGATTGGCACGCCCAGGGCTGCTGGACCACAGGATCCGACTGGTTTTCCTGGGGCATCGTGACCTTCCAGCTGTTCGTTGGCATCCACCCCTACAAGGGGCGCCACCCCACGGTGCGTGGTCTGCCCGATCGCATGCGCGCCAACCTCTCGGTGTTCAACGCCGCCGTGTCGGTGCCCCCGCTGGTGCCGCCCCTAGACGTGATCCCGAGCGCCTATCGCGACTGGTACCGCGCTGTGTTCGAGGCCGGCCGCCGCGATCCCCCGCCCGCCAGCGCCCAAGCCAGCGCGCCCATGCGTGGGCTGCGGCCTGCTTCGAGCGCCGGGCACGTGGACCTGCGCGTGCTCCATGTCGTGGATGGGGATGTGCTGGAGTACGTGGCGATCCCCGGCGGCGCGGAGGCAGCTTTGGTCCGGGGACCAGCGGGGTGCGCGGTGACGCTATGGGACGGCACCCGGCCTCCTCGGCAGGTCCCCGTGGATGGCGCGGGATCCCTGGCATGGGCCCCCGACGGCACGCCGCTCTACGCCTGGATCGACCGCCAGCGCCTCCGGATGCGCGCCCTGGATGGCGGGGCGGAGGTGCCCCTCGTCGTGCAGGCTGCGGCGCTGACCACCGCCGAGGGTCGCCTGTACGCCCACGATGGCGAGCACGTGGTCGAGGTGCAGCTGGCGCGCCTGGGGGGGCAGCTCGTTGCCGCCCCGCGCGTGGTGGCCAACGTGGCGCCCCTGGCGACGCAGCTGTACCCCGGCGTGGCCCTCCAGAGCGTGCTGGGCGCGTGGTACGCGAACGTGTTCCCGGCCCCGGGCCGCAGCGACCAGGTGCGGCTGGCGGATCTGGACGGCGCCCGCGTGGTGGACGCCTGGGCCGGGGGGCGCGCCCTGCTGGTCCTGGCCGAGCGCGGGGGCAGCGTCGACCGCTACGTGTACGCGGTGGGCAGTGCGGGCGCCCAGCTGCGCTGGGCCGATCGTAACGTGGGTCATGGCGCGCTGAACGTCGCCCGACTTGCCCGGGGCGTGGTGGCCCTGATCGACGAGGGCGGCGAGCTGTCCCTCTTCCCCGAGCGCGGGGCGCAGGTCGGCCGTCGCATTGCCGATCCCGCGGTCGCCGGGTTGCGGCTGGTCGCGGCCGGGGACACCGTGGTCGGCCTCCGCAGCGGTGAAATTCTGCGCGTCACGACGCGATCCTAATATGTTGACAAACGCATACCGACTGGTTATAATTGAAAGGAAATGGCCAGTGAGGATGCTGGCGGCGAACCTGCTGCGGAGGCGCGATGAGCAACTTGGACAAGGTGTGCGCGCCTACAAAAACACGCGAGCGGCCGGAAGACCTGCCACTGGTGGGCGAGTGGTACTGGGTAATGGATCCGGACGATGGGCAGCGCTGGCTCGGTTGCGTCGTCCGCTTAGGCAGCAACTACGTCCTGCTGCGTGGTGTCATCGAGGATGGCGCCGGTGAGTATGTGACGCGCATTAGTTACGATGCCTTGGCGGCATCGTGCACGCTGTGCCCCGACGGTCCAGCGGTCCTCCGGGCCGCGGGCGCCCGGCAGAAGGAGCAGTTGCGGGCGCTGACTGGCGACCTGGAGGCGCTCATGCTGCGGCTTGGCGTGGCCCCCGGGCGGGCGCTCCCCGAGGAGGGTGGCGGCGGGGAGGCCGCGGCGCTGGCCCTGCGCGGCGACGAGCCGATCCCCGCCTACCGGCAGGCCCTGGAGCGCGCCAAGGCGGAGGAGATCCCCGCCCTGTACAAGCAAATCCGGGACACCTCGGAGCGGCTCGGGCGGCTGATGCATGCCGAGACGATCCCGGTGGAGGCCGTCATCGCCGACCAGCGGGAGGTCCGCGCTGGCATCGACCAGCGGCTGCTGTCTCTGGACCTCTACGCTGGGCTCAGCGAGGAGGCCGTGCAGGCCCGGGCGGGGGAGCCGGCGGCACTTGGGGAGCCCATCCACCTGCTCCAGCGCCGCTGCTACGTCAACGACCGCCAGCTAAAGCGGGCGGCTTGCAGGTAGCTGAATGAACGAGTTCACCCACTCCCGCGATAGGCACGTTGACAGGGTGCCCACCCATATCGGGCATGCCGACGTGGGTCTGGTACTTGGCCGCGATGTTGCGAGCTGCGTTCAAGTCGGCGTGGAGGGAAAATCCACACTTCCGACACTTGAACACGGCGCGGGAGCGGCGGTTGTTCTTCGCCGTGTGTCCACAGCGAGAGCATCGTTGCGAGGTATGCCGGGGATCGACCCCGGCCACCGTACAACCCCGTTCCTCGGCTTTGTACGCGATGAAGATCTTGATCTGCGCGAAGGACCACCCGTGAAGGCGGCGCTTGGCTTCGGTGTTGCTCTTGGCCCGTGCCCGCTTGCGGATGTCGGTCAGGTTTTCCAAGACGATCGTGCCGCCAGCGGGGCAAGCCTGGACAACTTTCTTGGAGAGCACGTGGTCGCAATCTCTGCGGAACCTGGCTTGCGACTTGTGGATCTTTTTGAGATGGCGCTTGGCGCTCTTGGTTCCTCGTTCTTGCAGCCTGCGCTTCAGCTTGAAGAGCCGGTTCTCGATAGAGCGCCATGCCTTTTTGCCCAGGAACTGGTTGTTGGACGTGACGGCTGGCTGGGCCAGCCCGAGGTCCACGCCCACCACGTCATTGACGGGATCGACGGCGGGCGCAGGCACGGTGACGGAGACGTGCATGGCCCAACGACCTTCGCAGCAGACGAGATCGGCAGTGTCCACTGGATGCTCGGCGTACCGCTCCGCGTGAACGGGGACGGCGAACCGGATGGTCTGGCGCCCCGCCGTAGTGGACAGGCGCACGGTGCGGGAAGCCCAGTCGATCTTGAAGGTGTGCAGGTTGTAGCGCGGGGGGCAAGAGGTGGAGTGCGGGCAGGAGACTTTCTTGCCTTTGCGTTTGAGGGCCAACGCGCTTCGGATAGCCTCCGTAGCTTTGACGCGGGCCTGGACATGCAGGTCGCTCACGAGGGTCGGGTGCTGGGCCTTGAGGGGCCGGTAGAAGGCGTGGTGGAGGCGGACCCCGTTCTTTTCGGCGTGTTGCCACCCGCCTGTGCAGACGGCGTTGAAGACCTCGGTGAACAGGTCGCAGGTCTCCGTGAGTGCAGCAAGCTGCTCGTTGGCTGGCTCAAGCGCGATGATGATTGTCCGTCTCACAATGCAAGAGTCCCATATGAACAGATGAAAGTCAACAGAAAAGCAAGCGGAGAGGGGCCGCGATTCTCCCGTCGCCTAAAGACGACGGTCCCCTCGCGGAGGCATTGATGTCCGGCAACCGATCCCACAACAGCGAGCAGGAAGAGTAGGCCGCGTCACTTTCCCACGGAAAGTACTTGCCTGCCGTGATCTGGGTATGGTACCGTCTGCCTCCACAATCCGGAGGGACAGAATGCCGAGCGATGATCGGAAGGCGGTGCACCTGGGCGCGGAAGCCCGGATGCGCCTGAAGCTGCTCGCCGCCGTGCGCGGCGTCAACATGCAGGACCTGATGTCGGCCCTGGTCAATGAGGCGTTCGAGCGCGAGGCGCAGGCGGGCACCCTGCGGGACCTGGATCCCGGGCAACCGAGCGAACACGTGTGCACGCCGGGGGGTGGAGCATGAGCCGGTACCGCACGGTGCACTGCCTGCTCTGGAACGACGACAAGTTCCCCTTTGCCTCGGATGATTGCCAGCTGGTCTTCCTGCACCTGCTAACCACGCCGCTCTCGTCGCCGTTCGGCCTGTACAAGGCCAGCCTGGAGGCGCTGGCGGCGGAGAAGCGCTGGCCCTTCGATCGCTACATCGCCGCGTTCCGGGAGGCCGAAGCGCAGGGGTTCGCCCTGTACGACGAGCACGCCCAGGTCGTGCTGCTGCCGCACTTCCTGCGGTACAACACGCCCAATAGTCTGAACGCGCTGAAATCGTGGGCGCGGGCGTTCGATGAGCTGCCCAGTAGCCCGCTAAAGGGCAGTTTTTTCCACCTGTTGGAAGCCTTGTGCGAGGGGCTCTCCCCTGCCTTCCTGAAAGCCTTCAGGAAGGCGTTCCGGATGCCTTCCGGATGCCATGCGCGATGCCTTCTCGATGGCATACCGGATGGCATACCGGATGGCATCGGGACGCCATCCCCGATCCAGGAACAGGAACAGGAACAGGAACAGGAACAGATCCCCCCCCCGCGCGTAGCGCGCGCGATCGATCTCGAAACGGAGATCGAAGAAGGCAGCAGCGAGGGAGGGGAGGGGGATCCGGGGGCGGTGGATCGGATCCGGGCGGTGTACGTGGCTGCGCTGGAGGCCCGCTACGGCCCCGCTGTGGCGGCGGAGCCGGCGTGGGCACCCCGGACCCGGGCGCGCGTGGCGGCGCTGGTGGGGGCGCACGGGGAGGCGCTGGTGGCGCGGACGGTGGGGGCCGCGGTGGGGCGGTGGGAGGCGGTGGCGGCCACCACGCAGGGCCGGCTGGCCCCGGCGCCCAGCATCGAGGCCCTCGTGGGGGGGTTCTGGCGGCTGTTCCTGGCCCCGGGCCCCGGGGGGGCTAAGCGGGGGCGCGCGGCCGGGCGGGACGCGGGCGAGTACCGGCCACCTGCGGAGCCGCTGGACGTGGGGTGGGGGCCCGCTGGGGAGGGGGCGCACACGTGTGCGCTGGAACCAGGCGTTTTACCTGTTGACAAACGCGCCAGCGGCGGTTATACTCCTGGGTGAGCATGCCGCGTAGGATGCGCGGCGGGAGGGCTACCATGCAGGACGGGATCTTTTACAAGCACTACCGGACGGCGTACGGGGCGATGACGTTCGCCATCGAGCGGGAGCAGCGGCCGGCCCCCCGGCCCATCACCCTGTACCGGGTGGGCTGCGCGTTCTGCTCGCCGCCGGACCTGGGTCGGTTCTCGCGGACGCGGGGCCGGCAGATCGCGCGGAGCCGACTGCGGTCGGCGCCGATCGAGCGGGGGATCATCCTGGAGAGGGCCGGGGGGGGGCCCGCGTTCTACGAGGTGATGGACATCGTCATCGATGGCCTGGACGCGCTCCGCGAGCAGTACGACCAGGAGGAACGCGCGGGCCGCCGCTGGCGGGACGAGCCGGGGGCGCCGCGGTGGTTCCCGGCGTTCGCGGTGGAGCTGCGGGAACAGCGTGCTGCGGCGGTGCGCGCGCGGGCGGTCAAGGCGTAGGAGGGGCAGGACGATGCTACGTTCCCCGCTGCTCCGGACGGTGCGTGCGGCCCTGGGATGGGGCCGGCCCGTGCGGCAGTGGGCGGTTCGGACGCAGGGCGAGATCCGGGCGTCGCTCTCGCCACGTGGCGGCGCGCACCCCCCGCGTGCGGGGGGGCCGGGCTCGCTGGGCTGGGGCCACCGGAGGGCCGCGCTGGCGCACGGGATGGCGCGGCGGCTCCGCGTGCGGGATAGGGCCGGGCAGGCCACCGACGGGTACGATTAGCACCGCGGCCCACGTGGAGAGACGGGGCGCCGAGCGAGCGGCGCCCCGTGGTTGCTTACAGGTTGTGTGGGATCCCGGGGTGGCCCCCGCAGGTGGGGGCGCCCCGGGGCCCTTGAGCGCGAAAGGGAGCGGCATGGCGCGGAGGGCAGGCGGCGGATGGTACCAGATCCCGGCGCGAAGCTTCTTCGATCGGTGCGTGGCGCCGATCCTGGGGGAGTTGGCGACGGCGGTCGGGTTCTTCTTCCTGGGGGTCATCTTCGTGGAGGACTTCGCCGAGGATCCGGCGCGCGATCCCTGCGGGTGCGCGGCGTGTGCGGACGCGGGGCCCGCCGCGGGGGCGGATCCCTCCCCGGGGGCCGACCCAGGGCCGGCGCTGCGCGCCAAGCTGGACGATGCCCGGGCGATCGCCAGCCGGTACGCGCGGGAGCTGGCGCGCTGCAAGGCCCTCGTCGCGCAGGGGTGCCCCGGCACCCGGTGTGGGGGGGGTGCCCGCCAGCTCTGCGGCTACATGGACGCGGAGCCGCCCGAGGAGATCTGGCGCGTCGTCGGGGCCGCGCGCTCCTTCTGCGATTGCGCCGCCGAAAGGGAGGGTGGAGGCCAAGGATTGAGGTGACGACGGGGCGTAGCGCAGCCTGGTAGCGCGCCAGCTTTGGGAGCTGGATGTCGGAGGTTCGAATCCTCTCGCCCCGATCGAGGAGTAGGCGCGCAACCGAAGGGAGAGCAATCATGTCCGAAGCGAACGACCTGATCCCGTGCCCGATTTGTGGGGAGCCCATCCGGGCGGTGGCGAAGAAGTGCCGGTTCTGCGGCGAGGACCTCGTGGCGAACGCGAAGCGCCAGGAGGTTTCCGAGGAGAAGCTGGTCTACAAGGGGGAAATCCCGGTGTTCTACAGCGTCGGGCAGATCATCCTGCTGATCTTCCTGCTGCTGCTGTTCGTCATCCCCGGGCTGGTCTACCTGATCTGCCGCTGGTACGAGTCGGCGTCGAACCGGTTCACGATCACGACGCAGCGGCTGGGCATCGAGACGGGCTGGCTCAGCAAGGGCGGTGAGAACATCGAGCTGTTCCGGATCGACGACTTCGGCATCAATTCGCCCATCGGGATGAAGCTGATGGGGTGGTCGTTGCTCATCTTCCGGTCCAGCGACCGGACCGGTGGCGCGGTGCAGGTCCTTGTCCCGGTCGAGCGTCAGACGGAGATCGCGACGACGGTGCGGCAGGCGATCTTCGACCAGCGTGAGTTCCGCAAGATCCTGACGCACGCGAGGTCGTAGGAGCGTTCATGTTGAAGTCCAAGCAGAAGGAGTTTCTCGATGCGAATGCGAGACTGGAAGCGGTTTTGGCGCAACGAGAAGCTGGGCTGGCGACGGATGCCGATGTCGAGGAAGCGTGGGAGCAGGTGGTTCGGATGAAGGTGGCAAAACAGCTTCTTCCGTTGGGCGAAATGATGACGTCGTGTACTTCAGTTCATGACAATGGGAAGCATCGTGGGCATCGCGGACCGAAGATCGGGACGAACCTGGGCGATCTGCTGCGAGATTCCACATCGAAGAATGGATGAGATGAGATGAGTGAGGAGAGAACATTGGTCGATGCGTTCCGTAAGCGACTGGCAGAGTCCGACGACGATTGGAGCGAGGTGGAGGTGGACGCTGACCAGCTACGCGATCTGCTGGAGTTGGCCGAGTGTGAGGTTCGGAGGCGCGAGGATCGAACGGTGAAGATCCGCAATAGAGGCCAGTGATGACAGATACATTCAAAAAGGTTGGGCCGTATGCGTTTGTGTACAAAAAGGAAGATGGAGACGATCCTCGGATGTGGTGTGATGGGATCGCGGCCATGGTGGCCGAATGTCACCAGATCGCGCGTGAGCACGGCTGGTGGGACGCCCCGAGGAGCGACGGGGATCTGATCGCACTGATGCACTCGGAGCTGTCCGAGGCGTTAGAGTACCTGCGGAGTCCGGAGGGGCTTGCTGCTCCATCGGATCACCTACCTGGGGTTCCCGGGGTAGCCGAGGAGATGGCGGATGTGCTGATCCGAGTCTTCGACTTCTGCGGGGAGCGCGGGATCGACCTGTCCAGGGCGCTGCGGGACAAGATCGAGTTCAACCGTGGCCGACCATACAGGCACGGCGGGAAAAGGATGTGAGCTATGGTGCGTTGGAGTACTGTGCGTGCGCTGATGCAAGGGGGTCCATTCCAAGCTCGCCTCGTGCGTCCCAACCTGTCTGTGCGTGTGCTGCGCGTGGATCCACGTGGCGTGGTGGTGGAGGCCCAGTTGCCAGGGGAGGACGCGCCCCGGGAGGTACTGGTTAAGGTTGGCGGCCTGCGCTGTCAGAAGCCCCCGGCACTTGCGCGCTCGCTGGCGCCATGGGTGGCGGGGGCCCTCCAGGGTGAGGCGCAGACCTGCGCAGCGCTGGTAGATCGGGCCCTGGCCGAAGGGGTTGCCGTTGCTCCCGATGCGGCCTTGCGGGTGGCGGCCGCCCTGGGGCGCCTGTCGCGTCAGGGGCGACTGGCGTCGGCTGGGTTTGAGTCTGGGCCTCGTGGAGGAAAGGGGCGCCCGATGTGGCGCCTGCGCGGTTGATCGGCATGCCAACGGAGAGGTATGCTGGAAAAGCGATGAGGTTACCCATGGGCGAAGCGAAGTGGCGAAGGGCGCACGGCATCGGGTCGCGCACAGAGGAACGGCGGGAGCGGGAGCAGGCAGAGGTGAAGCGCAAGGCGCAGGAATGGTGGGATAGCCTAACGCCAGAGGAACAGGAAGCAGAGCGAGTGCGGCGGAAGCGTGGCAGAAAACTGTTCAACATATTGCAGCAGGTATCATTCGCGGCTGCCGGCCCACTTCCTCGTTGACAAACGCCCACCGCTGTCGTATGCATGACCGCATGGCCGCGCGCGACGATCTCATCTACACGCCCCGGGGGCGCGCCCTGGAGTACGCCCCGCTGGCGTGCAACCTCGCCATCTGCTGTGCCCACGCTTGTCGCTATTGCTATGCGTCTGCCGCTCTTCGCGTGCGCCCCGAGGACTGGCCCACGGTGCGACCGAAGCTAAACTGGCGGGCGCGGTTCGAGGCATCGGCTGCGGCGCACCGCGGCGATCCCCGGGAGATCCTGTTTAGCTTCGCGACCGACCCGCTCGGCACGGCGGAGCAGGCGGAGGCCCTCGGGGTCGCGCTAGAGATCGCCGAGCGTGAGCTGCTCCAGGTCACGGTGCTGACCAAGAACCCGCTGGCTGTGGTACCGCTGTTTCCGCAGCTCCATCGGTGCGGCTGGAGCTTGGGCACCACGATCTGCTTCCTGGACGAGGCGATGCGGCAGCACTGGGAGCCGCATGCGCCGCCCATCGCGGAGCGCCTCCGTGCCCTCGATCTGGCTCGGGACGCGGGCGTGCGGACCTGGGTCAGCGTCGAGCCGGTGCTGGACGCCGCGGAGGGGCTGCGGGCGATCGACGCGGTGCGGGACCGGACCGACCTTGTCAAGGTCGGGAAGTGGAACCACGACGCGCGGGCCCGGGCCATCAGCTGGCCGGAGTTCCTCGCTGCGGCCACGCGGCTCCTGGAGGGGCGCGCGCACCTGTTCAAGCACGACCTGCTGGAGGCGGGACGCCCCGCGCCCCGAGGAAAGTAGGTGGCATGTCATGCCGAGACGCGGCGGATACCAGATCGCGAAGATGTCTGATGCAACGCGTCGCGAGCGAGATCGCCTGATAGGCGAGATCCTCGCTGCTGCGCGTGCGCTCTATGACCAGCGCCTAGTTCAGCATTCTGATCTCATTGTGGCGCAAGATGTGGTTCTCGAAGAGATGGGGCATCCAGTTGCAAGCACAAAAAAGATCTCCAACGAGAGCTTCTATGCGCTGCATCCGGAGGTAGATTACCGACTAGAGATCACCTTGGTCGTGCGAGGAGCTGACCGATGATGGAAAACGCGCAAGTAGAGTCTGAACATAGTATCCGGTAGGAGTGGCGCACGCCGATCGATCTGCTGCGGGCTCTACAGCCCGAGTTCTTGTTCGACCTGGATGTGGCTGCGAGCGCGGACAACGCTGTGGTTCCGTACTACCTCGACGCGGATTTGGATGGCCTGGCGCGGCCGTGGTTCGGCGTGGGCCAGGCGCGGGTGGTCCCGGTCCATCGGGAGGGCTACGGGGCGGACCAGGACTGCTGCACGCCCCTGTGTTCCCAGACGGTGTGGTGCAACCCGGGCTTTAGCGGGATGGAGCGGTGGGTGCAGAAGGCCATTGCGGAGGTGGGTCGGGAACCACGGTCCACGGCGGTGCTGGTGGGCCTCGTGGCTCCCTCGACGGCGTGGTGGCGGGCGGCGGTGGCGGCCGGCGCCGAGATTCGGCTGCTGTCGCCGCGCGTGCAGTTCGTGGCGCCCCCCGGTATCAAGCAGACGAGCAACCCGCGCGAGAGCGCGCTGTTCATCTTCCGATCGCCCCCGATCGGGAGCCTGCGGCCGGCCCACATCTGGACCTGGCGTTGGAAGGAAGACTGAAATGCGCATCATCCACATCAGCGACCTGCACATCCGCGGCAATAACAAGGACAACGCCGTGGTGCGCGAGAAGCTCGCTGGCATCCTGGATATGTTCACGGCGGGCGACGTGGTGGTGGCGACCGGCGACATCACGGACGACGGCAAGGAGGATCAGTACGCCAAGGCGGAAGTGCTCCTCGCGCCGTTCACGGGGCGCCTGATGCTGGTTCCCGGGAACCACGACTTCGGGCGGCTGGGCAACTTCTACAGCGCGGACTGCGTGCGGCGGTTCGCCACGCTGCGGGTGGCGCTGGCTGCCGAGACGAACTGGATGTTCCGCGTGGATGGCTTCCCTGTGGGGCAGATCATTGGCCTCGACACCTGTCTGCGGACCGGCAGCATCGTGGACTTCGCGCAGGGCCGCGTGGGGTTCTGGCAGCGCACCAGGCTGAGGTGGAAGCTGGATGAGATGAAGAAGCACCGGGCGGTGAGCGTGGTGGCCCTGCACCACAACCCGTACTACACCGACTGGTTCTGCCGGTTGAAGGACGCGAAGGAGTTCTTCGAGGTGGTCCTGGGGCGGGCCGACATCGTGCTGATGGGCCACGAGCACAAGGAGCGCTACACGTGGTACCCCAGTGGGTTGCCGGAGGCGCAGGCGCAGACGCGGCTGTACGCGGCTGGGGCCTTGTTCCGCGAGAAGACGGAGCCGCTTGTGATCCAGGTCGTCCCGCCAGATCGGCGAGGAGGATCGAGGTGAATCGATCTCAGCTGCTGCAGCGGCTCCAGTCCCTGGCGGCGCATAGCGGCACGCCAGAGCACGAGCGGGCGTCTGCGCTGGCCCGCATTCGAGAGATCGAAGCGGTTGCTCGCGAGGAAGCTGCTGCAGCTCGCAAATCTTCGTTCGTTGCCATTCCCAAGAAGGCTGGCCGCGCTCGCTTGGGCAAGATGCGTGTTCACGCGAAGCGGCCGCTCCCGGAGCAGTGGCCATTCGGTTGGACGGGGACCCGTGGGCCGGTCGAGTATGAGGCGGAAGTCCAACGGGACGGATCGATCGTTGTCGGGTGGAAGTGCCCTGGGTGCGGGGCGCAGGTGGAGCGCCGGTTGTCAGGATCCACGTGCGCCTATCTGCGGCGCACGGCACCTCCGGATATCTTGGAGGCGCGCGTTCGTGCCTGGGCTTCGGGCGCGACCAACCTCCTCTGCCTCGCCTGCTGGCAGCGCTGGGATGCTGCATAACTTTTCCTGTTGACAAACCTGTTTCAGTGGTTAATATAGGGGTGTGAGCGGAGGCCCGGCGCGGATGCTGGGCGAAGGAGGTGGCCATGTACTTGCACGCGTGCACGCCAGGTAGACACCTGCGGCGCCTGTGCGACTCCGATGGCCACCCGAACGTGGTGGCCCTGTACCGGCGCACGCGCCGGGGCCAGCGCCAGGAGGTCTGCGGGCGCCCTCTGGGGGGGGCGGGCGTTCACGGGGGCGGCTACTACGTCCTGCGGCTGGGCAGCGATGGCGTCCTGTACTGCTCCTGCGCCGACTACTTCCATCGGGGGCACGCGTGGAACCGTGCGCACCCTGGCGCGCAGCCATACGCCTGCAAGCACGTCATCGCGGCCATGGCGCACTACGCGGGGATGATCGAGCGTGGTGTGAGCCGGGATCGGGAGATGATCGTGTACCGCCCGGAAGTCCTGGTGGCAGAGGCGGGGCGGCGCGCGGCGGTGTCCGCAGCAGCAGCGAGGAGGACCGCATGACGATGCGAATGGAACACTGCAATGTCGTGGACATCGACTGCCTCGCTCCGGCGAACAGCAGCGCCCTGGTGCGCTCGCGGTGCTTCCGGTGCGGCATGCCTGTGTGCCTGAACTGCTCGCAGGTCCAGCCGTACCTGCACTACGGGCGCAAGCGGATCTGCAACGACTGCCGGGACGAGATGGCGCGTGATGCCCCCCCGCAGCCGCACCGCTGCGGCACGGTGGTCTACCAGCGGGGGGCCGAGGTCGGGACGTGCGTGGACTGCGGGAAGCGGTGGAGGCGCGTCGAGGTGACGGCCCGCGGCAACCGCCGGAAGGCGTGACGGAGGCGACGATGGCTGACGAGAAGAAGTGCGTGGCGATGGTCGGGGCTGGTGAGGTATGGAGCCGCCATAGCGCTCCGTGTGGGAAACCAGCGAAGGGCGAGCACGATGGAGCGCCGCTGTGTGGGACCCACCTGCGGAAGCTCAAGATGGACCGCCGCCTGACAGTTGCGAAGCAGTACAGCGGAGGGGAGCTTCGCATTGGGAAGCCTTCCGATGCGAAGACGCGGTACAGCGTTGGAATTTGGCGCGAAGGATCCCCGCATTTGGATGCTCACGATTGGTCAAATGGGAACTCTTGGGAGAAGGCCAACCCGGACGAACTCGCCGTGCGACGCGAGTACGTCGAGGCGCTGCGCAAGTACCACGCGAAGCTGTCCGAGAAGGTCAACCGGATCTCCGGGGAGATCGACGCGGAGATGGAGAAGATCCGCGTACTGGAGGTGTGAGATGGCGAAGAAGTGGATGGTCCAGTGCGAGGTGTGCGGTGGGAAGGGGGAGGTTGCGAAGGAGTGCCCGAGTTGCGGGATGGAGCTGGACGAAGGCCAGTCGTACTGCGACGAGTGCGACACCTGCCGAGAGTGCTGCTCTTGTCCGCAGTGTGACGTCTGCAAGGAGCGCGGGGAGGCGTGCCGGGACTACGAGCTGATCGACGGGGCGCGCGTCTGCGCGGACTGCTACGACGACGACGTGCCCACGCAGCGGCAGGTGGACCGCGAGGCGTACGAGGAAGACCTCGCCTGTTGGCGCGAGGGGATCGACCGGTAGGAGGGTGTTGTGACGCAGATCGAGCGGGCAATCCGGTTTGCCACGTGGAAGCACGCGGGGCAGGTGGACAAGGTCGGGAAGCCGTACATCCTGCACCCGCTGCGGGTCATGGCCCGCGTCTACCCGGCCGGGGAGGCGGCGATGTGCGCGGCGGTGCTCCACGACGTGGTGGAGGACTGCGGCGTGACGCGCGCGCAGCTGGAGGCGCGCTTTTCGGAAGAGGTGGTCGAGGCGGTGATGTTGCTGTCTCGGCCTGCCGCTGGAACTCCGGATCGGCCGACGCATGCGGACTACGTGCGAGCAATTGCGCAGAGCGGATCGTGGATCGCAGTGTGCGTGAAGCGAGCCGACTTAGAGGATAACCTCATGCGGACGCATGAGCTGCCTCCTGAACAGCGTGGTATCTCGAAGCGTTACCATCAAGGGATGCGGATCCTGGATGGGCGCGAATGAAGATCGGTCGCAACGACCAATGTCCATGCGGATCCGGCAGGAAGTACAAGGTGTGCTGCCTGCGCCGCTGGTACCATTTCGATCCGGTCATGACGTGCCACGTCTGCGGCGAGCCCAGGCCGCTGGCGGAGCTGCAGTTCTTCCACGGCCTGGAGATCCGTGGCGCGCTCTCCCGCGCGTGTGTGGCGTGCGTGGAGGAGGCCGCCAGGGACGAGGCCGCGGGGAGGGACCCTTGATGGACGCGATGCTGGGCCTGCTCCGCGCGCTGCCGCTGCGCGGCGTGCCCCCCACAGGGACGCGGTCGCTGCCCGACGATCGGCTCGTGCGCGACGAGGATGGCGTGTTCCGCGCGGCCTCGGCTGTCCACGCGATCCTGCTGGTGGACCACGAGGACCGCGAGGTCCCCTGGAATGATCCCCGTGACACGTCCGAGGAGGATGCGCTAAGGTAAGATCGTGTTCCGTCCACCCCCAGACCCCGATGGGATGCCAGCGATGGTTCGAGTTGAGAGCAGCACGATCCATGAGATCGGGTACGCGGACGAGGCGCGGATGCTGTTCGTGCGGTTCCGCGCGCGCGGGCCCGGGCGCAAGGCGCACCCGGGGTGGCTCTACCGCTACGTCAAGGTGCCCCGCACGGTGTGGACGCGCATGCAGCGCGCGTCCAGCCACGGGCAGTACCTGGCCGACCACGTGAAGGGGAAGTACGGGTACGCCATGTGGACGGGTCACGCGTGGCGCCCCGAGGCCGTCCTGAAGGTCATGGCGGCGCAGGCCAAGCGCAAGCGCGCCAAGGAGCGCCAATCTCGTTGACAAACCGATGTGCGATGGGCTAAGGTGCGAACACGTGTTCGCGAAAGGATAGAGATCACATGCTGATCTACATCGTGACAACGCAGGCGCGGGAGGAGCAACCCACCGGGCCGGCCATCGGATTCCGGGTTCGTTGTTGGGGATCCTATACAGATGTGGCGCGGGCGCAGCAGATGGCGACCAAGTACGGTGGGCACGTGTCCACCGTGGTGGTCGATCAGGAGCAGGAGGTCACGCTGGAGACCTGGCTGCTCGGGGAAGCGTAGCAGTGGCGCGCGCGGTGGGGCTGCTGGAGGCGTTCCAGCTTGCCGAGGAGGTGGGCGCGCGGGCACTGACCTTCGATGAGGTGCTCTGGATGGCCGATGCCAAGAAGCGGAAGGGGTGCGCGCTGCAACCGCGGCAGCTGACGCGCCCCGAGATCGAACGAGCGATGCAACTGGGCCGCAAGTGCCTGGACTACAAGGAGCGAAAAAATGGATGACAACGTTGCCAAGGCGGTGATGATGCAAGGGGACTACATCCTGATCCAGCGCGACAAGCCGGCGGAGCGCCGGACCCCCGGGGGGGTCGTGCTGCCCGCCAAGGCGCAACAGCCGCTGTCGTGGGCGCAGGTGCTGGCGGTCGGGCCCCAGGCCGGCGCGGTGCAGGTCCAGGATCGCGTACTTCTGGGCCAGTTCGCTGGGAGCGACGTGGATATCGGCGATCATCGGTACACCGTGATCCGCACCGAGGACGTCTTCGCAATTGCCCCCCGCGATGGATCCTCCGTTTCCCCCGCTGGTCCGATTTGCGGTTGACAAACGCATAACAACGGGTTAAGCTATCCTCACGATGGCAGGGCGATGATGCCCGCGCGGAGGATGGGATGGGCCCGTACCGTACGATCGTAGAGCATGAGTTGCGGCAGGTGCGCCAGCGCGCGCTCCAACTGGAGGATGCTCGGCCCCTGGATGCTGTGGACCGGGGGCGGATGCTGGCGGCGGAGGCGCAGGGGCAGGTTCTGGAGCGGATCCTGCGCGCGTTCGACGATGCTGAGGCCGCGGCGCTCGATGAGATGTACGCGGATCACCTTCATCGCGCCAAAGAGCGCCTTAGAATGGCGCGCTTGGGAGGATCGTGATGGCATTGCGGTTGCCCTTCGACGACCAGCTGGATCGGGCCCGGGCGCGCCTGTGCCGTCTAAGCGTCGCCTTTGTGGTCGCCCTGGTGGTGGTCGGCGTCGTTATGCGCTGCGCTGAGGGGAACGCGGTGATACAATGCGGGGAACCGGACGTGCAGTCCGTCCAAGTGCAAGGAGGCAAACGATGAAACGCTCATGGATATTTCTGGTGCTGCTGGCCGCCTGTGGCGATCCCGGTGGATACGATCCGTTCGATGAGGACACATCTTCTGGAGATGCGGACACAGATGCAGACGGGGACGCGGACACCGACTCCGACACCGACGCGGACACCGACGCGGACTCGGACGCAGACGCCGACGGCGATGCGGATGCGGATGCCGACAGCGACACGGACTATGCTGGCCCGTGCGAGCCGACCTACGGCTGCGTGACGGCGGCCAAGTGCGCCTGGTGGGAGGGATGGGAGCTGCCGAGTGCGACCGGCTGCGCTTCAGGCTACATCTGCTGCGCGGGCATGCCGCACCCCATGTGCTCGCACACCTGCCTGCCCTACGACGACTGCGAGGCGGGCACGATGGTCGCAGGGATCTGCCCGGACGATGACGGTTCGGTCTGTTGCGATCCCGCCAGCACCGATGCGGACACCGATGCCGACGCGGACAGCGATGCGGATACCGACGCGGACACGGACGCGGATACCGATCCCTGCCAGGAGTTGTGCTACTCTGAGTGGCTCTGTGGGATAGTGGACGGCACGGTCGTGGCGGGTTTCTGCCAGTACGATTTCGTCTGCTGCGACCTCCCCGACGACACGGACCCGCCGGACCCGGAGCCCTGCCCGGTGGCAGACCCGCATTACGGGTGCATGTTCCCCAATGTTTGCACTGGTGGAACCTTTCCCATCGGGCAGATAGACACCGATTATCACTGTGACAACTACCAGGATGGGTTGGTGTGTTGCCATTGCTATGATTCGAGCGGTACCTGCTAATTTTGTTGACAAACCGCAAGGTTAATGGTAGTATTGCATCACGATCTCCAACTGGTTACGAGGTGTAAGGTGCGAAGGTGCCACCGAAGTTGATCGAGGTGCAGGCGTGTCCTGCGGTACGTCGCCGGTTGTCCTTTCAGGTTCCGTCGGTGTCCGCTCCAGGGACGGAGTACGAGGTGGAGGCGCTCATCGTGCAAGGGCAGGTACGCTGCTCGTGCCCGGGCTTCCGGTTCCGCGGCACCTGCTCACATACCAAGCTGTCCGAGGAGCGCTGCGGGTGGCAGGCGGGGGTGCCGGGGGCAGAAGATCAGACCCCGGAGCAGCGGCAAGCGGGCGTGTGCCCGCGCTGTGGATCGCAGACGATCCTGGTGGTGGTGCGCGATCATCCGGAGGAGGACGATGACAGCGAGGCCGCGCTGCTGGCGCGGGGGGTGTTCGTGCCACCGCCGCCGCCAGATGGGCGCTAACTGCTCGCGCGATGCGGGCAAGGAGAGAAAGATGCGGAAGCCGTCGGTGACTGGGTACGGGGGAAAGTACGACAAGTTCTATGAGGACGAACACGGCGTCACCCTGGTGGAGTGGCAGCCCGGGGATGGCACGCGCTACGTGCTGGTCGCGACGCCCATCCGATCGCAGATCGCCGCGGAGGCGCTGGGGTGCGCGGTCGGGGACCTGCTGGTGTCAGTGTCCGCGCACGAGGGCCTGATCGCGCTGACGCTGAGCGATGGCGCGCTCCACCACTACTCCTACCTGGCGGGGAAGCTCGCTGCGTTTGGCGTGGAGAGCGAGGGGCGCGTGGGGCCGCTGGTGGCGCTCCTGAACCTCGTGCTGGGCGACGAGGAGTACGGCCGGGAGGTTTGGCAGCAGTTGCAAGATCGGCGGGGGGCGCTTCGCGCGGTCTGAGCGGTTGCTGCGCGGCAGGTTGTGGTATAGTCGGCCGCGAAGGAGGTGTACGAGATGCGAGTACCGATCTTACTCTTGGCGCTGACGCTGGCTGCCATGCTAGCGGGCGCCGTGACGGTTCACGGAGAGGTGGTCAACACGGAGCAGGAGCTGACGGTCCCGGATCCGGACGCGCACCTGAAGGACCAGATCGCGCGCTTGACGGTTCCGGTGCCCGAGGTGGCGGTGGACATGGATCACCTGTGGGCTGCGAGCACCGCGGAGCGCCCGCTGGTGGAGCGGCTGACGATCGGCGTGCTGCGGTCCCGGGTGCACCCCGAGAGCAAGCAGGTGCGCTGGGAGCGCTGTGGCGAGGAGGTGGCCGAGGACGATCTGGTGTTCGAGGCGGCGCTCTGGGCGGCGCACTTCCTGGCTGCGCTGGAGGAGGTGGAGCGGCAGACCGGCGTGGCGCTGAACCCGTGGGGAGCCTTCGCCACGATGGCCAACGAGTCCGGCATGAACGAGTGCGCCCTCTGCTTCGCGGCGCGGAAGTGGGCGGCGACCCACGTCGGCAAGGTCCTGATCACGGAGACGTGGCGCGGCCGCACGGCGACCCGCAAGGTCGAGAAGAAGGTCGTGGACAAGTTCCGGCTCACCTACGACCGCGACACGGTTTGGGGTATCGTCACCCACCCGGACTTCGCCAAGGGCAAGGTCCAGGTGAAGATGAAGAGCGGCAAGGTTGTGACGATGCACATGGGGAACAAGTTCGACGGTGGTCCCTGGCAGATGCGCTACTCCATGAAGCACCTGACGCGGGAGCAGTTCGACCAGCTGACGTCGATCGTGCCGGGATTGTACATCGGGGCCGAGGAGATGGCCCGGCGTGCGCTGTTCTACTCGTCCCGCTACCGCGTGCGGGATCCGCACCCGCGCCCATGGATGCTGTGGCCCGGGGCGGACCCATTCGCCGAGCGGAACCTCTGGTACAACAGCAAGATCACGACGGTGGCGCGCTGGCTCGGGGCGACGCGCGAGGAGATGCCGCTGTGGATCCCGGTGGTCACGGAGGGCCGCAAGCGGACGTACCGCATGGAGGGGGTGCGCGTGCGGTGAAATAGGTTTATGGGGGCCCTTCGGTCGAGGTGAGCGTCCCCCCCGCCCGCCTCCCGAGGGGCCCCCGCTTTTTCCCTGGCGGAGGAGGGCTGCATGGGAGCGACAGCACAGGTACAGGCGCTGTTGACCTGGGCGGATCGGCACTGGAACGACCGGCTGCTTCCCTGGCGCAGCCCCGAGGAGCCACTGGATCGGCGCGCCCTGGTGGAGGGCCTGCTCGCGCAGACCCGAGCGGACGCGGTGGCCCGGGCCTACTTCGACGTGTTCGCGGGCGTCACGAGCTACCTGGACTGGCTGTCGCTGTCCGAGCCGGATCGGTTGGCGCGCGTGGCCCCACTGGGCCTGGGGGCCATGAAGCTGCGTACGGTGAACGGCCTCGCGGAGGTGCTCCACTACGTGGCGCTGGGGGAGTTGTCGCGGGCGCAGCTCCCGGCCTACCTGGCGAATCAGAACGGCGTTGGCCCCTACACGGCGGCCATGGTGGCCGCGTTGCACGGCTTCGCTGCGGTGCCGGTGGATACCAATGTGGACCGGGTGGGGCGCCGTGTTGCGCCCGAGGTGACGCCCGCTATCTGGATCGGCGAGGTGCTGGAGGCCGCGGCGCAGGCTGGGGACGGGGATGGCCCCCCAGATGGTAACGGGCCGATCTTCACGGCGCCCTACATGGCCATCAGCATGGTCCTGGACGTGGGCGCGGGGCCGTGCGCAGCGGGGCAGTACCCCGAGTGCGAGCGGTGCCCGCTGATGGGAGAGTGCTGGTACGCCCAGCACGGGAAGGTGCAGCGGCTGCTGCCGCTGTGAGGAAGGATCAGGATGCGCGATCAGCGAAGCGCGATCGATGCGGCCCTGGTATTGGATGGTCTCCCGGGCTTCAATGTGAAGCTGGAGATTGGCGTCCAGGACGTGTACGCCAAGGTGGCCTTCTACGGGGAGCGGCTGGTTCACCTGGATGTGACGGTGTCGGCCCAGGGGGGGCAGGACGAGATCATGACGACGGCGCGTGATGCTACCAACGCCGCAACGAAGACGGACGATGCCAGGGCCATGGTCGAGATGCTCTGCCGACAGGCCAACACGTTGCTCCAGAGCGGGGCCTGGGACGAGGAGGCGCTGATCGAGGCATGGCTCGGCACGCGGTTCGAGCCGGACGGCTGGTGCACGTTCCCCGCCTACGGACAGGAGCGTCGAACCCTCCATGTCTCGTCGCCACTGGATGCCGTGGCCAAGCTCATCCAGGTGCGCCTGGCGGGGTGGCGCCGGATCGTGCAGATGCGCACACGTGTGCGCGGGAAGGTGACCAATGACGTGGTGGATGCTGGCGGGGACCGCGGTGGCGGCGCTGATGATCGGCGTCCTGATCGGGCGCTTGTGGCGGACGCTGACGATCCGCCGGTGGCAGCGGAACGCGGCGGAGATGGCGTGGATGAACGACCAGTTGATGGATCGGCTGGAGGCGCTGGAGCAGGAGCGCCAGAAGGAGCAGTGAGATGAACGTGGACAAGGTGACTGGGGACACGGTGCTGCAACTGCCGGTGCGGCTGGTGCGGGAGATCGCCAACATCCCGGAGCGGACGCCCGAGGTGCGCGACGCGATGGAGTTCACGGACCCGCTGTTGCAGGCGGCCATGCCGTGGGCCGTGCTGTACCGCCACGAGGCGATGGAGCAGCTCCAGGTGGCGGGGTTCGAGACCAAGGATGCGCTGGGAGAGAAGGTGGCCGAGCTGTATCGCCACGCCGAGATCGTGGCTGTCCTGCGCGAGGGGCGCCCCCGCAAGTTCGACATGCGCGTGAAGGCGCGGATCGGGTGAGCGATATGGCCAGCAAGCAGCACAACGGGAAGAACGTCGTCCGCTTCGATCGCAACCGCGCGGCCAGCACGCAGTGGGTGCCGCTGCAGCGCATGCCAGTCGATCCGGAGGGGGCGGCCCAGGGAGTGGTGGCCGCGTTCGCAAACCACAAGTACGCCGTCTACGTGAAGCAGACGACCAGCTCGGGCTTCGTGATGATGGGGCCGGATGGGCGCCCGTCAGCTGCGCCTGTGATGCACATGATCATCGTGCGTCGAGATGGGAGGCCGCCCGAGTGGAAGCATCTCCAGCGGATCAAGAACGAGATCGCTGGGCCGACCGCGGAGGCGTGCGAGATCTTCCCATCAGAGGATCGGCGCGTGGACGCCCCCCAGACGCACCTCTGGTGCTTGCCGCCCGGCATGCGGATCCCGCTGGGGCTGGAGCCCAAGGGCGCCGAGCCGCACCCGGACGACGAGATCGTGCCCGGCGTGGTGCGCCGATCCGACCTCCAGTTCTACGTGGTGGAGACGCCGCAGGGAGAGGGCGCGGCGCCCATCGTGGAGGTCTTCGCGGACGAGCGCGATGCCCAGGCGAGCTACGAGGCGGCCGGCACGGAGTTCCCCACCACGGGGGGGCTGCGTATGTTCGGCGAGGTGCCCGTCGAGGAGGAGGGGGCGGCCTGGAGCGTCAACGCCATCGCCCGTCGCGACGAGGTGCGTGAGCGCCTCAACGTGGCGGCCCAGGCGGACCTGGAGCGCCGCCAGGCCATGGTCGAGGCGATCCAGCTCCCGGATGGGCCGTCCGGACTGGAGGAGGAGCTGGAGGCCGCTGGCATGTGGGACGGCCCGTTGGACGAGGGGCCCCCGAGCGTCCTGGAGGGGGAGATGCTGGCGGAGGCGATGGAGGCTGGGATGCAGCGCATGGAGGCCGATCGGGCGGCTGCGGCCGCCGAGGCTGCTGTCTCGCCCACGCCCGAGGAGGCCGAGGCGGAGGAGGCGGCGACCGCGGACCTGCGTGCGATGCGCGATCAGCTTGTGCGCACCGGGCGCCTCGACGGCGGATCGAAGCCGAACTGAACTTCCGTGTACGATCGGCGGCACATCCAGCCGGAGATCTACTACGCGCGGAGCGCGGATGGTCTCTGGGTGCGTGCGGTCCGCACGTCGGAGGCTGTCCGGTTGGAGTGGCAGCAGCGCACCGAGCAGGCCCCCGGCGGCATGATTCGCACCTTGGACGTCAACGGGGCCGTGGTCGCGGAGGGACCCCTCCACCGGCATCGGTGGGCGCCCACGTGGGCGCTCGCTGGCAGCATCCCGCTGGGGGATACTCTGGTGGCCTGGTGTGGCGTGCGCAACTACGATGCCTGCGCGTACGGCATCCAGCGGCATGCGGCTGGGCTGCTGGCCTACGGCTACGGGGATACCCCCGAGGATGTCGCGGATTGGTTTGCTGATCCTGCAGATCTGGATTGGGCGATCGATGGGGTGCGATACCGCATCGATCGGAGCTTCCCGCCGCTGGATGGACTAGTCGGATCGATCGGTGTTCTCGACGCATCGGGGCAGCACCCCGTGTTGAACCTCCGTGTGATAGACCGCATCTATCCGATTTCCCTGGAGGATTCATCTTCCCAGTGTGCCCTGCTGTGCGCTGCACTTTTATCGCCAACCGCTGTCGATTAGCAGTTGACAAACGCAGTCGAAGGTGTTAATCTATCCCTGTACGCTGGCGCTGGGTCAGGATTACCCTGGGCGGTTTGCTGGCGAAAGGAGGATCCCATGTACGAGTTTCAGGCTCCCGAGGAGAAGGTGGCCCAGGTCCGGGCCAAGTACGAGGCGCTCATCAACCGGGGCCGCGAGGAGGCGGTGAACACCCTCACGCGGATCGAGGCGGAGCGGCCGCAGGACTTCCTGGTGCCGACCGACGCCTTCCGGTTTCGGGCGAACGCCCACAACAAGCTGGAGGTGGCCCTCGGCCGCAACGGCGACACCCGGGTGCTGGCGGTGCACCCTCACGCCCTGGACCAGGGGGTGAGCAAGACCAACATCATGGGGCAGACCACGGCGCGGCGTCTGCTCGATCAGGAGCAGCCCTGGTCGACCGATCTGCTGGCGGATGCCCTCAACCGCATCTACACGAACATCGACCGCGAGCGCCTGCTCTTCCGCGCGGTGGGTGACCAGGTGCGCGGCATCCTCTCGGACCGCTACCGCTGCCTGGACAGCGGCCCCATCTTCGAGCACTTCGTCCGGGCGATGCAGGGCTTCGGCGCGGTGCCCACCGACGGGCACGTGTACGACACGAAGGTCACGCTGACCATGACGCTCCCCACGATCTTCGACCCGGTTCCGACCGATCCCCGCGGCCTCTGCGTGGTGGGCGCCACCCTCAAGAACAGTGACTTCGGTGCTGGCGCCCTCGACCTGCGCCTCTTCGTCCTGCGCGTCTGGTGCCTCAACGGGGCCATGCGGCAGGACGCCTTCCGGCAGGTGCACCTCGGTCGGCGTCTCGACGAGGACTTCGCTTTCTCGGATGAGACCCGCCGACTGGACACGCAGGCCAGCATCTCGGCCATGGGCGACGTCATCGGCGCGCTGATGCGGCCCGAGCGGATCAACGAGGAGATGGCCCTCCTGCGGCGCGCGTCGGAGACCGAGATCGACGTCGCCGCCCTCTTCCAGCAGCTGCGCAAGGTTGGCAGCGTGTCCAAGTCGGAGGAGAAGGCGCTGGTGGGCGTCTTCAACACCCCGGACGTCGAGATGCTGCCCCCCGGCAACACCCTCTGGCGCGCCTCCAACGCGATCAGCCTCTTCGCGCAGGACCAGGAGGTCAGCGCGGACCGCGCCCTGGAGCTGCAGATCCTCGCCGGCTCGGTGCTCGACCGCGCGGCCGCCTAGGCTCCCCTCCCCTTCCTCGCGCACACGTGTTCGCTCCTTTTACCTAGCAACTCCGTTTGACAACACCTCTCGAACGATGCTAGAACAGCGGTTGAACGGTGAGGTGTTGCGGTGGCCATCGACGAGATGCTGCGGGACTTGCGGAGCGTGAAGTTGCGGCCGGCTGATCGGGCGCGCGTCGATGCGGTGCGATCCCAGTTCCAGAGCGCAGGCACTCTGGCGACCTCCGATTACCGGTGGCTGCACGCGCTGTGTCGCCGCTATAGCGCCCAGCTGGGCGAGCTGCGCGCCTCCCGGGAGCGGGCGACCCGGAGCAACGCGCTGCGGCGCATGGGCATCACGAGGGCGGAGGCGGATCGGCGAATGGCTGCGCGGGACGCGGCGGAGCAGGCGGCGTTGAACGATCTTGGATTCTGAGGAGGCCGAGGTGGACGAGAACCCAAGGGAGCCAGAGGTTGAGGTGGCCATGCGGGAGATCCTGCTGGTCGTGCGGACATTCGTAAACAAACCGGATGAGGTGCGCGTGGTGATTCGATCCGGAGAGACGAGCGTGATTGCGGAGCTGTTCACGCACCCCGCGGATATCCCGCTGGTGATCGGCCGCAACGGACACGTCGTGGGCTCGATCCGCTCGCTGCTGTCTGCGGTTGCTGGCAAATACCACGTTGACTTCCACTTCACGTATGTCACCGAGATGATGAACCGTCGCCGCGAGCGTGAAAAGCGCAGGGCTATTGCGCACCCCGTCGAATCTGTGTCTTGACAAACGGCTACTTTCTGGTAAAATAAGCGCCGATGCTTGATCGGCCACCAGAGGGCAGGACGACGTTGTACGTGGCTGGCCCCCCTGTGGGCGTCCTGGTCTGGGAGCCGGGGAACGGCGCGCGCTACGTGCTCCAGGCAACGCGTCTCGGCACTGTGGCTGAGCACCTGGGCGGCGACGTGCTGGCGTCCTTCTCCTCGATGGAGGATCACACGTTCGTCGGCGCGGTCGTCAGCCCGTTCATGACGGGCCACTGGAATGTTTCGTACGTCCGCAAGACGTGGCAGCGTTGCTACGCGATCGGCGATCACCAGGAGCACATGGCGATGTTGCTCAACTGGGGGCTCGGGGGCGAGTTCGCGTGGCGGTACGCGGCTGAGCTGTGGCGCCGGGTGTACGGCGAGGGAGGGGGGCAGGTGATCGACCTTGCTGTTGTGCGTCGGGGATAGGGTGCGCACCCCCGATGGCGAGGGGTACGTGGAGGAGGTCACGCGATGGCGCGATCGGATCCTGGAGATGGGCGATGTCGAGGCGCGGGAGTTCTCAGACCAGTGCCGCATGACCCACGGGATCGACTTCAAGACCGCCTGGGGGTTTGTCGTCGTGCGCGTGGGCGCGCGAGTTCGACGTTACCCGCTGGGGCAGGTCACGGTTGTGGAGAGCCGCGATGACGTCCGGTAGGGAGAGCTTGTTGGCCCTTCGCGCGCGAGTTCAGTCGGCCAAGGCGCGCACCGAACGATCGCGGGATGAAGTCGCAAAAAAGCGGAGCAAGCGGCCTCCGCGGCAACCTGTTTCCGAAGAGCAACCGGACCGTGCTGAGACTCCCTCGTTTGTAAAACAGTTGACAAACCAAGCGCCTCCTGTGACAATAGGGAAGGTGCGGGACTGGTTCCGCCGTGAACTGCGCCTGCTATACGGCGATGAGCTGGTCCTCCCGCCCGAGGAGGAGTGGTGGACGGTTTGGCAAAAGAGGCTGGTGCGGAAGTTGCTGAACGCCTATGGGCCGACGCTGGTGGAGAAGGCCATCGTGCACTACTGCGCGACGTGGCCGCAGCGCGTGGCAGCCTCTGGCGGCCGCCTGGGAGGGATCCCAGGGATCGGGTTGCTGTGGAAGATCCGCACGGACGTCTTCGCGGAGGTGCAGGGGATGGCTGACGTTCCCAAGCCACCGCGCAAGCGCGCCCGGCGCGGGAAGGACACGGACGAGTATCGGCCCCCGTCTAAGCCGATGGACGTGGGCTGGGAGTAGTTGTATGGAAGGGGCTACTGTCACCTACTGGCGTAAGTTGACCGAGGAGGACCTGCGGCGCATGCGGGTCCCGCGTAGGTATTGGTCTGTCCGTGGCGATGAGATTTCTGACGAGGCGGGCCGGGCTGGTGGCATCAGCGCGCGCGCTGCCGTGCGCAGCTACATGGGGCAGTTGCCGGAGATGCGCCGGCGTGGCGTGGGCCTCGTGCTCTGGGGGACGAACGGCACGGGCAAGACCAGCATCGCCGTGTTTATCGCGATGGAGTTTCGGCGCCGCGGGAACCCGGTGCTCTACGCCGAGGCCGCGGACCTGAAGCGGCTGATCGTCGAGCGCGAGATGTTCGACGAGGACCAGACCTTCTGGGATCGCGCCCTCAACGTGGACGTGCTCGTGCTTGACGATCTCGGCAAGGGGACGCAGGACTCGACCGGGTTTGGCGCGCGGATCATCGACGAGCTGATCCGGCATCGGAACGCGAACAGGCTCGTGACGATCATCACGACCAACATGAGCCCCGATCAGATGGCTGAGGAGCTGAAGGTCTCGTCGATGGCATCGCTCAAGGAGCACGCGATGCCGGTGCACGTGTGTGGGATCGATCGCCGGGATGCGGTCGCGCGCGAATTGCAAGCTACCCTGCGCGAATAGCAGGAAGGTGAGGGGTGCCCATGGCAGGATCTGCGGAGAGGGTTCCGCCTTTTGACGCTGCTGCGGAGCGCGCCGTGATCGGATCCATCCTGCTGAACGGAGCGTTGCTGCCATCGGTGATGGCCATCCTCAGTGCTGGGGATTTCTACTCCGAGACGAACAGGATCGTGTTTCAGGCCATCTGCACACTGCACGCGCGCGGGATGGGCATCGACCACGTGACCCTTGGCACAGAGCTGGAAACCTTGGGGAGCCTTGATCACATTGGTGGTGCGGTTGCTCTGGATGGATACACCGATGGTGTCGCTGCGCCATCCAACGTGGAGCACTACGCCGCGATCGTGCGCGAGAAGGCGGCCGTGCGGAGAATCATCTACGCGGCCCAGAAGCTGGTGGCGGAGGGGTTTGCGGACACCCACGCGGAGCTGCTGTCTGGGACCTTCACGGGGCTCCAGGACGCCGTCCTGGAGTTGACGCGCACGCGCATGCCCGCGAGCTTGCTGGCGATGGGCGATCGCGTGCTGGAGACCTACGACCGGGTGGCGCACGGCTACCGGGGGGTGCCGCTGCCGTGGCCTACGCTGAGCGCCATGACGTCTGGGTTGTGGCCGAAGACCATGACCATGTTCGTGGCCCGCCCCGGAGTTGGCAAGACGCTACTTGCCGTGCTGGCTGCGCGGCATGCGTGGATGGAGGGATATCGCGTCCTGATCGTGTCGCCCGAGATGGGCAAGGAAGAGATCGCGGAGCGGTTTTTCGCGGTGCACTCTCCTGTCAGCTATATGCACCTCGTGCGCGGGACGATCGGCGAGTACGAGATGCCGCGCCTCCAGCAGGCGGTGGACGCGTGCAGGGTGCAGGAGGGGCTATGGATCATGGACTCCGACGACGATCTTACCCCGCGGGGGATCGAGGCCGCGATCCGAGCCTGCCAGCCGACGCTGATTGCCATCGACTCTCTGTACGACTTGCGCATCAAGGGCGAGCGCCGGGACAAGCTGCTGGTGGCCCTGGAGTGGTTCAAGGGAGCGGTGAAGCGGTTCGACATGGCCGGCATCGGGTTCGTGCAGCTCAACCGCGCGGCGGAGCTGTCCGAGAAGAAGGGGGGGGGCGTGCGGCTGGGGACGATCGCGCTTGCCGACGAGATCGGACAGGACTCGCACGCGGTGTTCGCGTTGGAGCAGGACAAGGACATGCGGGATGACCGCTGGCTGCGCATCAAGCCGCTCAAGCTACGGCGTGGCCAGGGCGTGGGCAATGGAGTGAGGGTGCACTGGGATTTCGATCAGATGTTGTTCGATGAGATCCCGGAGGATCCTGATGGAGGATTCAACGACGAAGGAGTTCCGTTCTGAGATTGGTTGACGTGAGTCAACCGTTGGTATGCGACCTCGGTGAGAGGTCTTAACCGTGCTCGGAGAGCACAGGAGGAAGCCATGCCAGGAGTTGGAGATCACACGAAGAGCAGCTATGGTCACGATGGATGGGATCCACCTGCGGACTACGGGAAGTACCGCGATGGCGAGGATGGTGGCGGCGGAGGAGGATCTAATCGAGACGCCATCTACCGCTTCAAGGTGCCCCCGCCGAAAAAGAACCCCATCAAGGTTGGCGAGGCGGCGCGCAAGCGCGTCCTGATCATCGGTGTGCCGTTCTACCTGTGGGAGCACGACACGTACGGCATGCCGCGCGTGCCGCGCGGTGTGTTCCAGGCTATCTGCCTGCGGGAGAACCGCATCGCGGATATCTGCCCGCCGTGCCAGGCGAAGTTCGGGGCCAGCTACGCCGCATACTTCACGGTCATCGAACTTGGATACGTGGTGTACCAGGATGGCACTCCAATGCTCTACCCGGAGCCATGGGTGGACCGGAAGGGTGAGCAGCGCGAGTCTCAGTTCCAGAAGCGCCTCATGGTGGCCAAGCGCGGTGGCAAGGACAACCCCGGAAAACTGGCATACTTCGAGGATCAGCGCAGCCGTCGTGGCGACCTCACAGGATGCGTTTACGACACCCTACGTGGTGGTGGCAAGGAGCCAGCGATCGGAAACACCTGGGAGTTTGTGGAGCGCGCTGGCAGCGGCACGATCCCAGAGATGCGGGAATATCTCCTGCGGCTTGGAGCTGACCCGAAGTACGTGGAGCGTGAGGACCTGTTCCAGCGCTACACGATCCGGGACCTGGAGAAGACCTGCTTGTTCGATGCCGACGAGATGGCGCGCTGGGTCGACGTCGGTGCTATGGCGCAGGATTCCGGGCGCAGTGGCCGCCAGGTGAGCGGCAGTGGCGCGCCCGATGTCGGTCGTCCTGCTGGTGGGCGCGTGGAGGGTGCTGGGTACAGCGATGACGGTGCTCCGCCGGACGACAAGGACTTCCGCGGCGGCCCCGGCACCTGGTAGCGGATGCAGGTCGAGATCGGCGGATACGCCTGGCTGGACCGGGCGGCGCTCCTACCTCGGCAGGTGGCCAACCTCGTGGACCGCCTGACGATCCAACCGCGCCTTGTGACGGATATCCCCGGGGCCGAGCCGCCGGCCCCCATCGCGCTCTACGCGCTGGACGAGGCGCGCAACCTGCTGGGCGTGCCCCGGGGCTTCTACCGCACGATGCGCACGGGGGCTCATGAGGAGGTGCTCCGGGTGGGCTACGGGGCGCCGATGCGGCCCCTGGAGACCACCGCGCGGTTCGAGGGGCCCTACGCGGAGCAGGCGCAGGCCGTGGAGGTGCTCCTGCGGGCGCTCTGCGGGGAGGATGGCCAGCAGCCCTGGGGAGGCGCGCTGCTGCAAGCCCAGCCGGCGTTCGGGAAGACGGCCACCGCCATCGAGGTTGCGCGGATCATAGGTCGGCGCGCGCTCATCCTAGTGCACCAGGAGTTCCTGCTGCACCAGTGGGTGGACCGGATCGGGAAGTTCCTGCCCGATGCGGTGGTCGGCATCATCCAGCAGGACCGCTGCGAGCATCAGGTGACCCGGGATGGGCGCGCGCCAGACTTTGTGATCGCGCTGCTCCAGTCGCTGGCGCGGGACACGGGCGGCCGCTACCCGCAGGATCTGTACGGACCTGATACGTTCGGTCTAGTAGCCAGTGACGAAACGCATCGCATCGGCGCTGCATCGTGGTGCAGCATCATCCCAAAGTTTGCCGCGGCCTACCGGATCGGGTTGACGGCGACGCCAAGGCGCAAGGACGGCGCGGATGATGTCTTCTTCTACCACATCGCGCCTGTGACGTACGCGGCGCGCACACAGACGGTCCGACCTCGGGTGCGCCGCATCTATACTGGGACTACCCTGACGGACATCAAGCGTGGCAGCTACGAGGTCAAGGTGGACAAGCTCAACAGCGCCCAGATCGTCAACCAGCTGTGCCAGGATCGCGATCGTACGCGGTCCATCGTGGACGACCTTGTGCAGGCGGTGCGGGCCGAGCGGAAGATCCTGGTGGTGAGCGCACGTCTGGAGCACCTGCAGGAGATGGCGGAGGATCTCGTGCGCATCATGAAAAACGTGTCGCTTCCGTTCCCTGTGGTCACCGGCTTCTACACCGGGCAGTGGTTCACGGGAGAGCGGTGGGAGACCACCACGCGCGCGCACCGACGAGGGGACCCCAAGCTGGCGCCACGGACGCTGGCCGACCTGGAGCAGGCAGAGCGTGCAAACGTGATCTTTGCCACGCAGCAGCTCGTGATGGAGGGCCTCGATATTCCGGCATTAGATGTACTAGTGATGGCTACTCCGATCAGCGACGTGGAGCAAGTGGTTGGGAGACTGCGGCGCGTGTGCGTGCCATCGGATCGGTGCGAGCACTGGTGCCCCTGGCGCGCTGGGAGGTGCCAGGGCAAGCCGACGCCGCTGGTTGTGGACGTTGTGGACGAGCGCATCCCGCGCATGCGGGGCATGGCAGCGCGCCGAGATCGCTACTACGGGACCCTGGGATGCTGATCGATGTTTACAAACCGATTCAGATCGTATATTGGTAGTGGTGGGAGGCGTTTGTAAGCGACATGATCACATCTAGGAAAAAGAAGCGGAAGCGCATGAGCAAGGAGGAGCGAGACCGCAGCCAGTATCAGCGAGACTACTATGAGAGCCACCGCGATGCTCTTTCGGAGCGTCGCCAGGAGCGCTATCGTGGTGATCCTGCCTACCGTGATGAGGCCATCCGGCGCGCGCGCGACTACCGCGCTCGCAAGCGCCAGGAGCGCGAACGGTTGCGGGAGCAGGGTCTGCTGCCCCCCCCCAGGACATCTGGTCCTCGGACGCCACTGCGCGTGCTCGTGAACGGAGAGCAGACCGTGGCGTACACGGTGGGCCGTGTGGCCCAAGACCTGGGGCGCAGCAAGAACACGCTCAACTACTGGACGCGCATTGGCCTTCTCCCTCCAACACCGTACAGATCTCCCCGTGGAGATCGCCTCTACACCGAGGCGATGGTCTTGGTCCTGCGCTTTGCGCTTGGTCGCCGACCTCGCGTTTCGGCGCGCGATCGCGAGTTTACCGAGGAAGTGCGGCGAGGGTGGGAGGGGCTGGGCATCGCAGGCTGTTGACAAACCGATCTGAATATGGTAGTATCGTGGCTCCAAGGTTGGCGGTGATAGACCGCTGATGCGACAAGCGAACACGTGTTCGCGGGAGGGAAACGAGCCATGTCGGAAGACGCCTCACGCAGCACCGTCGGGACAGAGCGGTGCACGGAGACCTACCAAGTGAAGGGATCGCCAGATCGACCTGTCCGAGATGCGGACCGCCCATTCGGCCCGATCGCGGTGCAGCAGGGTGGGGACCTTGTGGAGACGATGTTCGCCCTGGGGCGAACGATCTCGCTGGGCAACTACGAGTTCGTCCGCATCCAGATCGGGGCGCGGGTTGGCTTCGATCCGACCGCCTCGCTCATGCCCGACGAGGCCCTCGATGCCGTGCGCGCGTTCGTCGGGGAGGTGCTGGACCGGGAGGAAGCGCTGGTGCGGAACAGCCCCCGCGAGGAGGCGCCACTACCGCCCCTCCCTGGCAAGCGTCGGTTCCTCTGGGTCGAGTACGGCATGACGCTGAACGCGGCGGTGCGGTTCGAGATGCACAAGCTGGACCTGGGCCTGTCGCGCCCCATCGGGGATGATGAGGACGCGGAGGAGGCCGTGGCAGCGCTCCAGGAGTACCTGTCGCAGCGCATCGCGGCGGAGCGTGAACGGCTGCGTGGAGGAGGAACCGAGTGAGTACCCGAAAATCCAAGCTGGCTGCGCTGTGCACCGCGGCCAACAAGAAGTACGGGGATCGCATGATCGGGTTGGCCGGTCGCATGCAGCCGCGCCCAGGCCCGCGCCTTACCACTGGCAGCCTGTCGTTTGATTTCGCCCTTGGTGGTGGTGTGCCAGTGGGACACGTGTCCATCTTCCGAGGGGCAGAGTCGAGCGGCAAGACCACTGCTGCGCTGCGCGTTGCTGGTCTGGCGCAGGAGTTGTGCGCCAATTGTTACCGGCGGCCACCTGGCGGGGTGACGGTGGAGGAGCGATTCGACCCCGATACTGGGGAGCTGAGCGCTGTTGCTGTTGCATCCTGCGATTGCGTTCGCGCGGGCATTTACACCCCCGTGAAGATCAAGGATGAGTCGGCCGCTGACTTCAAGCAGCGTTGCAAGGAGTACGCAGAGAACTCCTTCGAGGAGTTCCGCGTGGGCATGCTTGACGTGGAGGGTACCTTCGACGCCGCGTGGGCGCGGGCGCTCGGGTGTGATCCCGATCGCATGATCCTGGCCAAACCATCCGTGGCAGAGGAGGCGATCGATCTGCGCAACGAGCTGGCGTACACCGGGTCGGTGGATCTCCTCATCCTGGACTCGATCGCTGCGCTCACCCCATCTGCTGAGGTCGAAAAATCTACGTCGGAGTGGCAGCAGGGTCTGGCTGCCCGGCTCGTCAACAAGATGGCTCGGCAGACGACTTCTAGCAGGGCTGCGCTGCATTCCTTCACTGGTCGCCCGATCACGGAGATCTGGATCAACCAAGAACGCTTAAAGATTGGAGTTTCGTTCGGCGATCCGACGGTTATTCCATGCGGGGAGGGCCAGAAGTTCACGGCGTCCGTCATTGCCAAGCTGTGGTCGTCCACGGGCGAGAAGGAGACGATGGACGAGGAGATGAAGAAGGATTGGCAGCTCAAGCGCCTCACCGATATCTGGATGAACTTCCGCGTTGTCAAGAACAAGACAGCGTCTCCCAACGTGCAGGGCGGCTACCGCATGGGGCTGCTCGGGGGAGATGCTGGGAAGGTGTTGGACATCGACTACATGGTGGCCCAGGCTGAGAAGTTTGGCCTGCTGGCGAAGGACGGTGCGCAGTGGCGACTCGGAGACGAAAAGTACAAGACCAAGGCGGACGTGGTGGCGCGCATCGAGGAGCCAGCGGTGCGGCGGGTGCTCCGGGCGACGCTGGTACAGCGGATGCTTGCGCCGTAGCGGAGCCGATCCCGGACTTCGACGCGCCGCCGCCGCCGGTCTCCGCGGATCAGCGGGACGGCACGTATTACCTCCCAGGGACCAACATCCCCGTGCTGGACGGTCTGGCGGCGATGCTCGTCCCGATCAACTTCCTGCGCCCCGATCCTGGCAACCCGCGCACCCAGGTCAACCTGGAGGCGCTCCTGACTTCCATCAGAGCCTTCGGCGTGCGTTGGCCGATCGTGGTGAATCGGCGCACTGGCGTCATAGAGGCGGGGCACCAGCGGGCCGATGCCCTGCGGCGTTTGGGTGCGCAGCACGTGCCCGTGCTGTGGGCGGACGATGACGGTGCCACGGCGCGGGCCTTCATGGTGGCCGACAACCGGGTGGGCGAAGTGGTGGCCGACTGGGACGACGAGGGGTTGCGGCTTGTGCTGGAAGATCTCGGGCGGCAAAGCGAGGAGTTGCTGGGCGCCCTGGGCTTCGACGACGGAGACCTGGCGCGGTTGCTGGCGGGCGAGGATGATCCGCCTGGGGGCGACGATGGTACGGAAGCCTTGCAATCCAAGGCGGACGTGTTGCAGGGCCGGTGGGGAACGGCGCCTGGCCAACTGTGGCGGCTGGGGGATCACCGCTTGCTGTGTGGGGACGCAACCAAGGCTAAGGACGTAGCGAGACTCATGGGGGGCGACTTGGCGGAACTGGTCGTGACCGATCCGCCCTACGGGGTGGCCTACGCCGACAAAAACACGTTCCTGAATGCGATTTCCCCGGGCAATCGCATTCAGGTGCCGATTGACGGCGACCATGCGGACAAGGAGCAGACGCAGGAGTTTTGGCGGGCGGCGTTCGCGGAGATGAGCGCGGTCATGGCGCCCGGGGCGGTGGTCTACTGCTTCATGCCGCAGGGCGGCGACCAGATGATGATGATGATGATGATGATGATGATGGGAGCAGGCATAGAACCTCGTCACGAGCTGATCTGGGTCAAGAACAACCACGTGCTCGGGCGCACCGATTACGCCTACAAGCACGAGCCGATCCTCTATGCATGGAAGGAAGGTGGCCACAAGTTTTACGGGGACTTTCAGACCAGCATCTTGGAGTTCGCTCGCCCGCAGAAATCAGACTTACATCCGACTACTAAGCCTGTCGAATTGATCGAGCGCTTGGTGGCGAACAGTAGCATCACCGAGGGGATCGTCTACGATCCATTCGTCGGGTCGGGGACGACGCTCATCGCGTGTGAGCACCTGGGGCGCCGTTGCCGCGCCATGGAGGTGAGCCCGGCCTACGCGGCTGTCGTGCTGGAGCGCTGGAGCTTGGCGACCAGTTCGGTACCGGAGCAGATCGATGACTGATCGGCCGCGTGATCTACCTGCGCACGTGATCGTGGCGCTGACGGCGGAGCAGATCCGGTTGCTGGCGGTGTACCAGCGGGTGCTGTGGCGGGACGGGGAGCCGGACTTGCGCCAGTGGGCGCGGATGGCGGCGATGCCGCTGGCGCGCGTGCGCGAGCTGGCGCGCGGGATGATCGAACTGGGGGCGGTGGAACCCAACGGTGCGATGCCCAAGATTATCCGGGACTACCTGGCCAAGCTGGGCCGAGATCGGCTACTCTGAAAAGCGAACACGTGTGCGCCAAAATAGTTGACAAACGCGCAGTAATGCGCTATAATCGGGAGAATGGAGGCGAGGATGGCGCGAAGGAACGTGGCGCAGTATCAGGTGGGGCAGGAGGTGAGCGTGGCCAACCGTCCCGGCCGATGGCGCATTGAGGGGTTTCCGAGTCGACGGCTGGCTATCGTGTGCCAGGCGATGGAGCCCGGGGCGTCCAGGACCGTGACGACCGTGTCCTTGCAGGATCTGACGATCCTGCAACCAGAGGGGAAGCCCAAGTGAGCACCTGCGAGAAGTGCTGGGCGGACGCGCATCGCGATGCGCCGGAAGATGTCTCCGCTCGGTACGCGCGCCTGATCGAGGAGCGCCGGGGGCGCCAGTGCACGCCGGAGGAGCAGGCGGGGCCAGACGCGACAGTCTGCCCACAGTGCGGGCGCAGGACGTGTCACCAGTGGACGGGTGAGTGCATGGTCTGCGGGGTGGTCGATGGAGGGGGTGCGCGATGACGCGGCCGAGGGTGCTGGAGCAGGGTGGGCGCAACCCCACGGAGCAGGAACACCGCGTGGCCCGGGTGATGCGGGGACACCGCAACCGTGGCAGTGGCGCCTCCATGTACGCGAAGGGCGACGTGCGCGCGGAGGACTTCCTCACCGAGTGCAAAAGAACCGAGCACGCCAGTCTTTACGTGAAGAAGGCGTGGCTGGACAAGATCGCCCGCGAGGCGGCGGCGGCGGGGAAGGAGCCGGCGCTGGCCATCGAGATCGCTGGCGGCCCGAACGACGCGCACGGGGAGCGAGACTGGATCATGATCCCGCTGCGATGCTGGCGGCAGCTCACGGGAGAGTCAGAATGAAGTTCCGCACCGATGCTGCCCAAGAGGCGTATCAGGAGCACCTCCGGGTGGCGGGGGAGCAGGTGGCGGCCATGCGTCGCTCCATGGAGGAGGATGCGGTGCGCTACCCACAGGAAGCTGCCTCGATCCGCCTGACCGCGGCGCAGACTGCGACGGCCATGCTCCTTGAGGCGCAGGACAGGGCGGTGCGGCTGGGGACGCACGTGGACGTGAAGTGGGCGGAGCTGCAGGGCCACCTCACGATCTGTGCGCAGGATCGGTAGCGGCGCGGCATACAGGCCGTGGTGTTCTTTGAAAAGGGGCTGAAACGGTTTCGACATCAGGGAAACGAGAATCGTTGCGTGCCGCGGGTGGTCCCGTCCCCGCGTTAAAAAGGCGAGGCACCTACAACTGGATGTCAAGCGCTGTCAACTTTAGGTAACAGGTGAATGCATCAGGGGTTGTATTTTGCTAGAAATGTGTTATTCTGTAAAACATGTTAAGCGCAACGCGCATTCGCTTGTATCCGAACGCGACGCAGCAGTTGGCGTTGGCGCGGCAGTTTGGATGTGCACGGTGGGCGTGGAACGATGCATTGTCAGAGACGCAGCGGCTGTATCAGGAGACGGGCAAGGGGCTCGGGTACGAGGCGATGACGCGGCGCTTGCCTCTGCACAAGCAGGAACACGAGTGGTTACGGGAGGCGAATGCTCAGGTGTTGCAGCAGTCGTTGCGGAACCTGTCGCGGGCGTTCATAAACTTCTTCGAGCGGCGGGGACGGTATCCTCGCTTCAAACGCAGGAACGGCCCGCAATCGATCCAGTTTCCACAGGGCGTGAAGGTCACGGACAAGCGGGTCTTCCTCCCCAAAGTGGGATGGTTCAAAGCGGTGGTGCACCGGTCCATCGAGGGAGAGATCAAGACGGTGACAGTGCGGCGCGAGCCATGCGGGCATTACTACGCGTCGGTACTGGTGGACGACAGGGAACCGATGCCGGTGGTGTCGTTGGATGGCCCAGTGGTCGGAGTGGATGTGGGATTGAAGGATTTCGCGGTGACGAGCGACGGGGAGCACGTCGCGAATCCGCGCCACTTGCAGCGGGCCGAGCGCAATCTAGTGCGCAAGCAGCGGAAAATGGAGAGGAAGGTCAAGGGATCGAACGGGAGGGACAAGGCGCGAAAGCTGGTGGCGCGGGCGCACGAACGGGTGAAGAACGCGCGCAGGGACTTCGTGAACAAGGTGTCGAGGCGGTTGGTCGACGAGAACCAAGTGATCGCCGTCGAGGACTTGGGTGTGAAGGGCATGATGCGCAACCCAAATTTGGCCAAGGCCATTGGCGACGTCGGGTGGGGCATGTTCGGGCGGATGGCGGAGTACAAGGCGGCGTGGGCGGGGAAGGGGTTCGTTCGGGTGAACCGCTTCTATCCGTCGTCCAAGGCGTGCAACGCGTGCGGAGCGATCAACGATCGGTTGACGCTGGCGGTGCGGGCGTGGACGTGCTCGGCGTGCGGGTCGAGCCACGATCGGGACGAGAACGCGGCGCGCAACATCCGCGACGAAGCGAAACGAATGATTTGGGCCGGTGTGATTCCGGCCTCTGCCTCGGGGACCGGGGCGGCTGCCGTTGGAGGGATTGCAAGACGGGTCCGGGGGCGCAGGTCCTCGGTCGCGCAGATCCCGGAGAAGGCGGAAGCTGGCGCGTTCACGCGTTAGTAGTTCACAACTGCCGAAAACGAGCGGTTGGCGGCCTAGCGCCGCTCTCCCCAGCTCCAAGCGGTTTTAGATGATAGCCCGCGCGATGCGAGTCACGGAGGAGCAGATGACGCAGGATCCACAGCATGGTGGAGGGATCCCGTTGGCGCCGCGGCTGTGCGCGCAGCGGGAGGCGGCGCAGCGGGATGGCCGACAGGTGCTGGCGGTGGTCCGGCCGGCGCAGGCGCCCTTCGTGCTGCGCCCGATCCCCGCTGGGACGCGGGCCCACATTGAGGATGTGCTGGAGCGCATCGTGGGCCGCGTGCCGCCGGGGATCGAGTGGGACGTGGCGACCCACCTGCTGGTATGCGAGGAGGTGGCCCGGGATCGGACGCGGTGGTGGGGCATCCCGGTGCTGGGGGCGCCCGCGATCCGCAGCGAGGAGCACGCCGTGCTGGCGGCCTACATGGGCATCGCGCAGGGCCCCCTGGCGGGGCCTGGAGTGGAGGAGGCTCAGGTGCGCTGCCGCCCCCTGCTGCGGCTCCTGGTGCGCTGGGGCGCGCCTGGCGGCGGCGTTATCCACGGCGCGGAGCTGCCGGTGCGGGCGCCCGGGTGGTGGCGCTGATGCGGTGCCTGCGCTGCGGACACTGTTGCCAGCGATATCTCGTAGCGATCGTGGTCGATCCCGCGCTAGGCGTCGTCCCGGAGAACATCGTGGCCATCGATCCTCCCCGGGACGGTCCGTGCCCGCACTTGCGCGGCGATCGGCCAGGGGCGTACGCCTGCGCGGTGCACGACGAGCCGTGGTACCCAGAGACGCCGTGCTTTGCGCACGGGCAGATCGAGCGATCAGCGGACGAGCCATGCCGGATCGGCTCGGCCCTGCTGGGAGGTGCACCTTGAAGGACGAAAAGCGCAGGAAGACCATTGGGCGGTTCGCCTACCCCGAGGTGAAGATGACGAACTTCTCGCTGGCGCAGGATCACGTCGTGCTCCATCTGTTCCAGGACGATGGCCGTGTGCTGACCGTGGAGGCGTCGCCCTATTGGATCGCGCGGACCTTCACCCGGATCCTCGAAGCGATGTCCGAGCAGGGGCAGGCCGAGATCGACAGGATGAAGCAGAAGCGGGCTGACGTGAACGTCGTCGTGAAGCTGGCGGCGGGGAGGATGCCATGATCGTCCACCGCCGGACCAACGCGGACGAGCGGCGTGCCCACGCGGTCCGCGTGCAGGTCCTGCGCGAGCTGGGCGTGGACGCGCTTTCCGCGGCGCTGGAGCCCGACTGGGGTGCGCTGGTGGCTGCCATCGAGCGGGAGGGGATGGCGCCCCTGGCCGCGACCGTGGCGAGCTTGCGGGCGGCGCTGGAGAAAGCGAACACGTGTGCGCAGGACAGTTGACAAACGCAATCAAAGGTGGTAGTGTATTGGCGTCCTGGGAGGACCAATGATGGACAACGAGAACCCCCGTGACCTATTGCTCGCATCGGTTGGTCTTCCACCTGGGATGTCTGATGACGAGGTCGTAGCCTCCATCGGTGGCCGCGCGTGCACACGCGCCGACCTGCGGTGTGCTCTCGACTACTTCCGGCAGACGCATGTGCCGATGCACGTCGAGCTTCGTGCCTTCGTGCGCGGTCCGCATCCTCGCGGGTTCTGGGTGCCGCTCGTGGAGTGGCTGTGGCGCTGGGCTGCGCGGCACCTTCAATACGAGGAGATCCAATGAACAGCCTGTTGCTCGCTGTGCTCGCGGTCGTCGTGCTGCTCATGGCCATCGGCTTCGGCCTGGGCTGGTACGTGCGCGGGGCCTACGTCCGGCGCTACATGAAGAAACATCTAGCCAGGAAGGCGCGTCGCCAGCGCGAGGTGGAGGCCCACGAGGCCGCGAAGCACAACTTGTCCAAAATTCTCGAAGAGCGCGCCAGAGATCCTGATCGACTCATCATGGATCATGTTGTCCAAGATCCAGGTTTCATGGAGTTGTCCGAGATGGACGCTGAGATCCGGCAGCAGTCTATTTGCTGCCAGTCGTTGAAGAAGGATCCATGAGCGAAGTGTACCCGTACCCCACGTGGGCGGAGGTCGAGGCGTGGGCCTCGAAGGATCCGATCGTGGATCACGTGCTTCGCGGCTTCCGCGGCACGCTTGTTGCTGAGAAGCTGCTCATCCTGATGGTGGTGGAGCTAGCCAGGGATCGGGAGCGGTTGGTCCGCGAGCTGACCATGGAGCGCATGCGGGCGCCGGTTCCGACGAAGGAGAAGGTCGAGGAAACGGACGGGGCGTCGGAGTGCTACAACGGCAGCGGGAAGATCCAGAGGGAGGACTTCTCGAACTGGAAGGCAGCGGACAACATCGTTCCGGACTGCGCTGGGTGCGTGGCGATGTTCTGCGATGACTGCCTGCGGAGGAGGTCCTAATGATAGCGAAGGAAGTGGGAGGCACGACCTACTACACCGTGAACGGCGTGTGCGACCTCGAATGGTTGAAGCGCCACGGAGCTGATGTCCTCCTGGTGGAGCGCTGGAAGCCTGGCACCGTGCGAATCCACGTGCGGTTCTCGTTTCCCCACCGCGCTGAAATGCGCCTCTACTACTGCGCGGATGACCTCCTGCGGCAGTTCCAGGAGGCGGAGCGCGTGCGGGTCGCGGCCGAGATCGCGTCGTGGGATCTGCCAAAGGATGAAGTAGAGCGCGATGGGCGTCCCAACCTCGGCCTCGGCGAACACGTGTGCGCTGCGGAGGCGCCTGCGGAGGACGAGGCGTCGAAGTGGCGCTCGCTGCGCCGGATCCTACAGGCGCCCCCAGGTACGTCGGTGCTGGACCGTGCTGCGGAGGTGATGCGCGAGATGGGGCGTGAGCGGATGGAGGCTGCGCATGCCAAGGCAGCCTTCGACGCGGAGCTGGATGGGATGGCGTCCCTGCGTGCCGAGTTTGGGGCGCGTCCCGATGAGACGGCCAGCGCGTGGATCGAGCGGCTCTACCGATCGCATGAGGATCTGATGCGGTTGCTGCGGAAGCAGCAAGTGCGAGTCGAGGAGGCGGTCCGGGACACGGGCCAGCCCGTGTTGCGCTGCCGCATCTGCGGGCGCACGGTGGACCGAACCCGCGAACCGGTGCACTTCGTCGAGGGCGGCACGTGCGACTGCGACGAGTGCAACTGCCGCGAGAAATAGGAGCGGGAACATGGGCAAGGTTTCGTTCGAGGTCCCCGAGATGTCGCCCGCGGCGCAGGCGGCCTTCGACCGAGTCGTCGCGTCGATCAACGAGGCGTGCAAGCAGTTCATCGGCGCTCCCGTTGACTGCGTTGCGACCCAGGAGACGGTGCGGGCCGCGTGCGTTCGACTACTCGACCGTGAGAAGGTCGAGGTACTCGGTGGAGGCATTACACACGTCTTCGCGCATCCGTCCGTCGCGGAGCGCGTCCCAACGCTGTGGGGGCTTCCCGTGCTTGGCACGAAGGAGGCTATGCTCAACCAGATCATCCTGGACAGCTACGTTGGCGTTGATGTGGACCGGGATCAATGCGATGCGACCAAGCTCGTAATGATCGCCCGATTCAAGCAGCACGCGATCCTCCACGTCGAGTGGCAGGAGGATCTGAGCGCCCTGGTCGTCGATGGGTTGATGAGGGATGGAAGCGTGCTGTCCGATGGAAAGGAGGATGATCATGGGTAGCTGCCAGCAGTCGTGGCTGGATCCCCAGGACTTCACGACGAAGGTCTGCGGGGCCGAGACGGATCGGAAGGAGGGGGACCGCTTCGTGTGCATGGCGTGCTTCAAGCGGCTCCTCGACTTCAAAATCAAGATGGCGGAGCAGATGGTCTGCCCGCGGTGCGGCTCGCCGTTGCAGATGGTCCCGGCGCGGGAAATGCACCCGGCCCACAAGGAGCACGATCTCGCCCGCAAGTGCACGAAGGATGGCTGCGCGTACATCTGCTACATGGGCGACGAGGTGAATCCATGACGAGGCGCGTGTACCGTGACGGGGCGTGGATCGAGGCGGCGAAGGGCGACTACCGGGTGGGGGACCGGCTACCGTTTCTCGAAGGATTCGAGTACGAGGTGACGCACGTCGGGCCTTCGGCCGATGGCGTGCCCGAGGTCAATATGAAGGTCGTGCACGCGCGGGAGCGCGGCATCGGCGGTTACCAGCGGGTCGGCCTGTTCGACCGTGACTGAGAGGTGCGTATGATTAACTCCGAGGCAGTGATCAACGTGGCCGAATGCGGCACGCTGATGTGCTTGGAAGACCTGCCAGCTCCGCAGGAGCCGTATCGGTGGACGCAGGAGGAGTTCAAATCCATGGTGGGCCGGGATCCTCTTGGAGATGACCTGGAGCGGCTGAACTGCCCGGATGCCGGGCTACGGGGGCATCTCCAGTGCGGCTACTGCCCCATCCATCAGAAGCCACGTTGGACGTGCGGGTGTATCGCCCCTCTCGGTATGAATACGGCTGAGATCCCAGCGGTCGTGGTGGTTTCAGATCCAGAGACGGATCCATACCGGCTGGCAGTTGACATGGAGCGCATCGCAGGCTGGCCAGGGTTGGCTGCGTTCAAGCCGATCTCGGACGAGGCGCAGCGCTGCATCGGGTTGCCCATGACGTCAGATGTCGTTGAGCGGATGAGGCGCGCCGTTCAACACCTGCTGCTGGGCTTGGTGCAGTTGGGTGCGCTGCGGCGTGGCTTCGAAGATCGTTCTTGGGAATACAGGGAGGATCCCAATGAGTAATGAGCAGGAGCATGGACCGCTGTTCGTGCCGTGCAAGCCGCACTGGTTCGACCTGATACGCCTCGTTCAGATGACGGTGTACGTGGCGCGGGCGTGGTGGGCGACCATGCGGGAGGAGGACGAACACGTGTTCGTCGGATCGGATGCAGCAGCCAAACGCCAGCAGTTCCTCAGCCGTATCTGGCAGGGGCTTCATTGGATCCTCCGCGATTTGGATATCCCCAAGGAGCAGGCGCTGTCGCTCACCTTCGATTCGACCCTGTGGCCGACCGACAAGCCCGATCGGCAAGGGCGCATTCTGGGCGCGAAGTTCGCGATCCGCATCGGGCCGGACTACCTGCCGATCGAGGTGGACTGCGGGGCGCCGCTCGACCGCTGCACGTTTATGTGGTCGAGCAATTACCATACGTGGGACCCCGTCAACGTCTTCCACGTGCGCTACGTCGATCAGGATCGTGAAACTTGTTCGTCTGACACCAGAACAGTCAGAGAAGCGGAGGATCCACAAGGAGGTGTGATCATGCCGAAGGGGAACGAGGTGATGTTCCGTGGGGTGTTCGTTGAACCCCCAGAGGGGTTGTTCGATGCCTTGCGGGAACTGGAGCGGTCGGAGTGGCTGACCACGACCGAGATCGCGGCTCGCGCGGATGTCGTGCTGACGCGCAGCCCCGGTGGCGGGATCATCGTGCTCAAGGATCGCACGGGGCGCCTGGTGCCGGATGCGATCCAGGGAGGTGTCACCCAATGAGTGGATTCGAGATCGAGGGCTGCCGCTGCGTTAGGGACAGCGGCAAGGCGATCCTGGTGGAGTCCGCGGAGGATCCGATCAACGGATCTGTCTGGGTGCCGCAGTCGCAGGTGCACGAGGACAGCGAGGTGTACCAGGAGGGCGACGAGGGCACGCTGGTCGTGTCCGAGTGGTGGGCCGAGCAGCAAGGGTGGATGTAGGCCACGATGTTAACACAGAAAGGTAGGTAAGAGATGCGACTGATCCATGTGTGGGTATCCGACGAGTTCTACGGCTGGCTGGAGCCGATGCTCGGCCACGATCTCGCGCTGGACGGGATGGGCTTTCAGGTGGGTGAGGTGGACCGCGATGATCGCGGGGAGCTGTCCTGCAAGGCGATCTTCCAGGCTGCGCAGCAGCGGGAGGGTGGCCCGGAGATCGAGAGGACGATCAAGCAGCAGGATGCGGCGTTCGCGGAGCGTAGCCGTACCTGAACTAGGAGGAGCCATGAGCGGATGTTGCAGCGGGACGATGCGGGCCTGGCTGGTCGTGATGCCGGACCCGAACTACGAAGGCGATATTGTCGAGCTGATCGAGGTGGAGGCTGGTCGCATCCCGGCAAGCAAGTTCCACCGATCTGAGCACGACTGGTTCATGGAAGACCACTGGGACGGGACGGGGGCGTGCTTCTGGGACGAGGACGATCTGCCGGTCCCCGGCGAGTACGTGGTCAGCTTCCACATCGAGGGTGAGTGGATGCACGGCAGCAACGGCGACGATTACGACGAGCAGCTGATCGTCGAGAAGGTCGAGGCGGCGGATCTCGGTGCGTTCTCGTTGGCGCGGGAGTTCAAGGGGACGATGGGAAGCGAGGAGCAGAGCGACGAGAAGAAGGATCGCTTGGTTGGCGCAAGCGAAGCGGATGAGGCCGATTTCCTGCCGGACTACTCGCGCAAGTGTGTCGTGTGCGGGGCAACGCCGGTGCTGCCGTGCACGGACATGTGCGGGCCGTGCACGTTCGGAGAGGCGGAGACGCTGGATGGGAACTGGTGATGGATCACACTGACTTCGTCGCGATCGTCATGGCGCGGCGGCTGGCCGCGCAGGGCAAGGACGGGAGGAAGCGGCGATGACGGTACACGTCAAGCGCGGGGGCGAGTGGATCGAGGCCCCGTACTTCGAGGTCGGGGACGAGATCCTGGTGGGCGGGCACACGCCTGCAGTCGTGAAGGCGGTGGGCGCGGGCGAGGACGGCGTGCCGCAGATCGATATGCAGGTCGTGGCGCAGCGCCCGGTGGACTTCGTGCGGGTCCACTTCACGCCGTGCGATGCGCCCGATCCGGCCCCCGGCAGGGAGTGTCCCGCGTGCGGTGGATTTCATGCGTCCAAGGAGGAGTCATGATCCTGACCCAAGAAGCGATTGACCTCGTGGAAGAGAAGCTGCGTCCGCTAGCCGAGGAGGGGCGCAAGGCGACGTTCGCGTTCGTGCCCGTGGGGCGGTTGTCGCCCGAGGCGGTCCTGGGCCTGGTGGGCTGGCTCGGGCGCGAGCAGGTCAAGCAGCAGCAGCGCATGGCGCAGCAGTTGGAGATGTCGGCGGACCTGCTGAGGGTCGCCACGAGGAGGGGAGCATGATCTACTTGGTTTGCGGCCCCGAGGGAGGGCACATCTGCGGATACGCCCTTGCGAAAGATGAGGCGCTCGCGATCGCGCGGGAGTTGAATGGCATGCTGGACGATCTGGACGACGGGAGCGAGGAGGACGCAAAGCGGGGGCACTACTACGTGTCCGAGGTGCGTTTTGCTGTTGAGCACTTGGCGGACTGCAAGGCGAGTGGATTTCCGTTTTAGGAGGAAGCTATGATCCTGACCGGTGGCGGGAAGGTATGCAATCAGTGTGGGGTGAGCTTTATCCCGTGGGTGCCCACGAAGGATGACGGTCAGACGGCACATGTTGCTGCTGCTATCGGAAGCATTTGCCGATCCTGCTTTGACATTGCCCAGGAAGGGTTTGTGGAATTGAAGAAGGAGGCGCGGGAGTTGCGAGATGGCGGAGTCGATCCGCGCATGGTTGAGAGAATCATGAAGGAACGCGTGTGAAATCAGTTGCGCATCTGGCGCATAGAGGAGGGGAGCATGATCCTGACCCACGGCGAGAAGATGGTGTGGGCGGCGGCGTTCATTGCGAAGCTACAACTGCGGCAGCCGATCCCGGTTGGGTTCGGGAAGGAAGGAACGGATAGCAAGGCAAGCCGTCCTGTCGTCGCTGGGATGGCGTATGCTACCGTAAAGGACAAGATCGCGGAAGGTGCGTCTGATGCTGCGGCGTATGCGTGCGCGGTGGTGCGCGTGCTGCGAACGGCGCACCTCGAAGGCACGGACGATTCCGACTTCCAGATGCTCCGCGCGATGCTGGGGGACGAGGGCTGACATGGACTACAAGGAGATCGCCATCAGGAACATGATCCTGAAGATCCGGGCGGGGTCGCACCTGTTCGGGACCAACACGCCTGAGAGCGACCTGGACTACATCGGCGTGTTCATGCCGACGCGGCAGATGGTGTACGGGTTCGGCCACTGCGAGGTGGTCGAGATGCACGTCAAGGCCAAGGACGAGAGCGGTCGGAACACGGCTGACGCCGTGGACTTCTCGGCATACGAGTTCCGCAAGTTCGTGGCGCTGGCGATGCAGAACAACCCCAACATCCTGCACCTGCTGTTCGCCAACGAGGAGAACGTTCTGGAGGCCGACAAGGCGTTCGGGCGGGCGCTGCTCGACGCCGCGCCGCTGTTCCCGCACAAGGGCGCGCACCACAGGTTTGTCGCCTACGCCCACGCGCAGCTCCACAAGATGCGGATCAAGCCCGAGAACTACGAGGCCCTGCAACGCGCACTGGAGTTCCTGAACGGCCAGGACGACAACGCGGTTCTGGGCGAGTTCAGGACGTCCAACATCTTCAGGAACACGGACGACACCGGCAAGCACCTGAAGGTGGGCGACCTGTCGTTCGAGGCGGGCGTGTTCGTGAAGAAGGCGCGGCGGATGGTCGCGGAGCGCATCTCGAAGGCGACGAGCCGGGCCAGCCTGTTCACGAAGTACGGGTACGACACGAAGTTCGCGTCCAACGTGATCCATCTCCTGAAGGAGGGCATTGATCTTATGAAGTACGGCAGGTTGGTCTATCCGCTGCCGTATGCGGATCTGATCCTCGACATCAAGCGTGGCGTCTACGAGAATGAACAGATCGAGGAGATGGCGGAGGCGCTCACCGAGGAGGCGCGGCGGGCTTTCGATGGGACGACACTCCCGGCGCATCCCAGGACCAAGGAAATCGAGTTATTCCTGATGGACAGGATGGAACGGTGGCTGGTGAGCAGCGAGACGAGCAGGAGGGAAGAGTGACGACGCTGTGGCACGTCCTGCTGGAGCGGCGCAGCGGCCCATCGTGGAACGCGGAGGTCGGGGCGGAGACGTTCACCGAGGCCATCGAGTGGTTCCAGTGTTGGCTGATCGAGCACGTTCCGGACTTCCGCGAGGAAGAGATCGCGGTGGAGAACGGGGACCACATCGGGACATGCGCCGAGGAGGGCGTACAGCTGGTGCGGTTCCCAAGCGCTGCGCTGGCAGCAGGAGTGGACGTCCGATGAGCAGCGCTGAGCATGCCGAGTTGGTCGAGATCGCGGCGGTGTGGCTGCGGAACACGCGGAAGTGCCGGGTGGTGGCCACCGAGATCGTCACGGCGACCTCCGAGACGCCGGACGCCATCGGGTGGACATCGCGCGAGTCCATCGTTGTCGAGTGCAAGGTATCGCGTGAGGACTTCTTCCGCAACGAGAAGAAGGCACACGAGCGTGCCGGAAGTTCCGTGGGCGACGAGAAGTGGTTCCTGACGCCCGAAGGACTGGTTCGGCCGGGCGAGGTTCCCGAGGGATGGGGACTACTAGAGGTACATCGCACCGGATACGGAGCGCGAGGGTACTGGGTCAAGAAGACGGTACACGCGCCATCGCGCGAGCGCACGGTTTGGAGCGTCCTTGCCGAGCGCAAGATTCTGGTCAGCGTTGCCCAACGGTCGCTGACAGCTTTAGATCAGGTTCGGCCCCTATCATTGGGAGACGTGGAAACGGAGGAACACGATGAACGAGATGCGTGACACGATGAGCGGGGACGAGATCCGGGAAATGGTGGATCAGGCAGTAGTGGCCTACTGCGCGGCGCGGGGCACGACTCCGGACGCGGAGGAGCGACGTCTCCTGCGCGATCTTCAGTCGCGGGTTACCGTCGCTGAGCGGTTCCGGATCAGGCAGGGGGCGCGCGATCTGCTGGAGCTGGCGGCGCTCCACAACGTCGAGGATCCCGTGGGCGAGCTGCTGGCGGCATATCGTTATCTGGAATCCCCGCCCGTTCGGCGGGGGGAGGGGGCGCCCGCGGAGTGGCTGGCGGCGGGCATCCGGCGCGCCCTGGGGCTGCCGGAGCCGCTGGACGCCCTGGTGGAGCAGGAGATCGCGCACGCGCAGGAGCAGCTGCGGGAGCGCCTGGCAGCCTACGCCCACGACGCGTGGAGCCGGTGGGCGCGAGCGGTGTTGCCCGACATCGAGGGAGCAGTGCGACGACACCACCCGTGCTGCGACTGTGCCGCGTGCAAGCGCGTGCTCCGATGGCGGGGGCTGCTGGTCCCCTACGCGGATCTGCCCGAGGAGGAGAAGGCGTCGGACAGGAAAGAAGCAGATCTCATCCTGGCGATCCTGCGCGGATCCAACACGGAGTTTTTCGTGTGTCCGGACGAGGATGAAGGAGGTGACGCATGAAGTTTCGCAAAAGGCCGGTGGTGATCGAGGCGGTGCAGTGGGATGGGTTCAACCTGGTCGAGGTGCAGGCGTTCTGCCCCACGGCGCGGGTGGTGGGGCCGTACAATGACGGGAAACTGCTCATCCCCACCCTGGAGGGGGACCACTACGCCGGTCCCATGGACTTCATCATCCGGGGCGTGGCGGGTGAATTTTATCCATGCAAAGAAGATATCTTTGCGCAGACCTACGAGCCGGTGGACGGCATCGAGGAGGCCATCGCCAGCGACCGGCGCATCCCGCCCATCCTCCGGCGGGACGTGATCACGGTGCGCGACCTGAAGCAGTGGGTCCAGGGGCTGGCCGAGGTCAACGCCGTGGGCGACGACACGGAGGTCTGGATCGCCACGGAGGATGGCCGCCATTCGAACCCGTGCCGAGAACTGAGTCCGCTGAACGTGCGGGATCGGGACACGGCCGAGGCGTCGTGCGATATCCTCTTGATCTGGAGGTGAGCGGATGGGCGACGTGAAGCTGCGGTGGAAGAAGAAGGGCGGCGTGCTGCGGGCGACCGCGGATCGGTTCCAGGCCAAGATCGAGGTCGTGGATGATCAAACTCGTCTATCGTGGAAGTGGGACAACGGCGAGTGGCGGCACGAGGATCTTGCCTCGCTGGAGGAGGCTCAAGCGCATGCGGACATCGCAGCCCGGGTGGGTAGCGAGGTGCTCACTGAGACTGTTGCGCGCCTCGCGCAGCGGAGGGAAGAGGCAGCGCGCTGGGAGGCGCTGTCCCCCACGACGAAGGCGCTGATCCAGGGATACAATATCTGGCGACGGGCATCGGAATCTGAGCGGGATTACTTGCGGGCGCGGCGTCCCGATGTCGCCGAGGTCTTCGAGCGGATCGATAAAGAGAGAGCCGATGCTAGCACTGAGAAATGTAGACAGGCAGTGGCAGAAGGTAGTCACGCGCTCACAAATTCGCAATGAAGAAGATCCGTATTGACACTTGCGCAGAATTGATGTAGGGTTGTGACATGAAGAAAGATCAACGATTTGTGATGCAGTTCGATGTCGAGATGCTGGCGTGGCTCAAATCGGAGGCTGATCGTCGTCGATGCAGCGTGGCTCAGGTGGTCCGTGATCTCGTGCTCGCGGCGATGGAGCAGAAGTGATCCTGGCCCACAAAATTCGACTGCGCCCGACACCGAAGCAAGAGGCGTACTTTCGTCGTGCATGTGGAACGACGCGGTTCACGTGGAACTGGGCCTTGGCGGAGTGGCAGCGGCAGTACGCGGCAGGAGAGAAGCCGAGCGGTCTGTCGTTGAAGAAGCGGTTCAACGCGATTCGCCGAGAACAATTCCCATGGACCTACGAGGTGCACCGCGACTGTACGGCGCGTCCGTTCGATCATGTGCAGCGTGCGTTCCAGCATTTCTTCCGGCGGGTGAAGGCGGGGCAGAAGCCAGGATATCCGAGGTTCAAGAAGAAGGGGAAGTCTCGGGATTCCTTCTATATCGCCAACGACAAGTTCGCGATGCAGGAGCGGTGCGCGAAGTTGCCATTTGTCGGGGCGGTGCGTACGAGGGAACCACTGCGTTGGTCGGGCAAGATCACGGGAGGCACGGTACGGCGGGATGCCGATGCCTGGTTTCTGGTCGTACAGGTGGACGTGGGAGAGCTGCGGCGCCCCCGTACAGCGGAGGGCGTGGTGGGGGTGGATCTGGGGATCGCGATGTCCATGACGCTGTCGACTGGTGAGAAGATCGAGGGTCCACGTGCGATCCGGGTTGCCATGCAGATGTTGCAGCGGCTGTCCAGGCAACATGCACGGAAGAAGAAAGGAAGTCAGAATCGAAGGAAGGCGGCGGAACGGTTGGCGCGGTTGCACAGGCGCATCGCCAATATCCGGCAGGACTTCTTGCACAAGGTCACGACGAGGCTGGTCCGCGAGAACCAAGCGGTCGGCATCGAGGATCTAAATGTGCAAGGTATGGTTCGGAATCGGAAGTTGGCGCGGTCCATTCAGGATGAGGCGTTCGGGGAGTTTCGGCGGCAACTCACGTACAAGGGACCGATCTGGGATTCCAAGATCGTGGTGTACCCACGGTTTGAACCGTCGTCCAAGAAGTGCAGCGATTGCGGTGAGGTGATCAAACAGTTGCCGCTCAACGTGAGAGAGTGGGTCTGCCCGGCCTGCGGGGTAGTCCATGACCGCGATGTGAACGCGGCGATGAATTTGAAACAACTAGGGGCGGCTAGCCCCGAAGTAACGCCTGTGGAGAGGGTGGCCCTGGCGCGCACACGTGTGCGCGTGCAACCGCCCTCGAAGAAGCAGGAACTGGCCGGTGCGCACCTTCGCGCACCAGAAAGATAGCAGAACCCCACGACGCAGGACGTGATCAACGTGCTACAGGGACAGGGCGGCATCGCGAGCGTGATCCGTGACTGGAACCTGCCGTGCGCCATCCTGGTCGATGGCGAGGAAGCCATGGAAGAGGTGTAATCGTGGACAAGCTATCGCTGGAGGAGGCGATGCAAATGGATGAGAGCCAGTCGATTCCCGCGCCGACGGCGGAGATGGAGGCGCACTTCGTGGCCCGCACGGAGCGGCACATCCTGCTGGTCCAGCGGTACGCGGCCCGGTTGGCGGCGTACTTGCGCGGCTACGATCCGACGTTGGCCGATCTGCTGCTGCGCCGGGTAGCGCGCCACGACGCGTCCAAGTTCGCCCATCCCGAGCGTACGCCCTACGTCTGGCTGACGTGGCGCTACCGGTGCCAGGAGCGCGGGGTGCCCTTCGCGGCCCCGGCGGGGCTGGACGCGGCGATACAGGCGGCCACGGAGCGCCACATCTTGACGAACGACCACCACCCGGAGTACTGGCAGCTGCGTCGGACCGCGCTGCTGAACCCGACGGATCGGGATGCGCCGCCAGCCCAGATCGTGGACGCGACCCGCATGCCTCCCTCCCGGCTCGCCGAGATGGTGGCGGACTGGTGCGCGGTTGCCGAGGAGCGCGGCAACACGCCGCGGGCCTGGGCCGACCGGAACGTGGGCGTGCGCTGGCGGTTCACCCCGCAGCAGGTGGACCGGATCTACGAGTGGAGTGGGCGCGCATGGGGGCCGCCCCCGGGAGCGGAGCTATAGCAGCGAACACGTGTTCGCCACGGGAGGACGCATGCGCGCATTGATGATCGGGATCGTAGCAGGGCTGCTGGTGGCGTGCGGTGGGGTGGCCCGGGTGTTGCCGACGGCGCCGCAGGGGGACACGTTCGCCACGAGCTGGACGGCGGACCGCTGCCAGCGGCTACTGGACCAGCGGGACGCGGCGACCTGGGGGGCCGCGCTGGGGGGCGCGCTGAGCGGCGCGGGCGGCCTCGCCACGGCCTTCCCGGACGACGAGGACTGGCAGCTGGGCCTGGGCATCTCGACGGCCGTGGTGGCTGCCGTGGCCACGTCCCTGACCGTGCTGGCCAAGATGAAGAGCGATGAGTTCGAGCAGTACTGCTCCGTGGCGCCAGTGGCCGCGCCTGCAGCGCCGGTCGGGGAGGCATCAACAGCGGATCCTGCCCCCGCCTTGGCCGCGGGGCGCCCGGTGCTGGCGGAGGAGCCCTACGGGGATGGCGGCGCGGATGCTGGCCCATAAGTGCCTTCATGGCGTTTGTCGCGCCTTGCTTTTCGGGGCGCGGTGAGGTAGGATGGGAACCTGTTGACGCGAACACGTGTTCGCATTTCAGAGGAGGCAGGATGTTCAGGCTCACACGCAACGAGACCAAGCTGATTCAGGAGGGTGGCGCGCGCAGCGTGACCCGTCGGTACCCCAGCGGGTGCCCGCATCAGGTCGGCGCGCAGATCATCTTGTCGTCGGAGTACGCCGATCCCCCAGCCACCGATGAGGTGCCGTTCGCCGTCGCCACGATCGTGTCGGTGCGGCCGATCACAGTCGGCGCCATGCGGCGCACGCCGGAACTGTGCCAGATGGACGGCTTCGGATCCCCAGCGGAGTGGCATGGCCACTTGCTGCGGCTCTACCCCGGCCTCTCCGACGATGCGCAGCTGTACCGGCTGCAGCTGCGGGTGGACGAGATGGACAAGCACATCGCGGAGCGGCTCCAGGACCTGAACGTGCCCGCTCCGCAGCCGGAGCCCGAGCGCGTCTACGTTGATTGATCGCTAGGAGGGGAAAAGCATGCTCGGAAACGTGATGCGGGCGGCTATCGATCCGCCCCGTGGTGAGGTGTCAACGCGGATGGCCGATGCCCTGCGTGCTCTCCAGCGGCCCGACAAGGCCATCGTGGTCCCGGAGGGGGCGCGCACTGCGGCGGACATCGACTTCTGGCTGTCGGCCAGCAATGTGACGCACTGGTGTCCGCGCCTGTGCGCCTTGGCGGTGCGGGCGCGGCGGGAGCTGCGCGACCCGGTGGATGGGCAGCTTTTGTGGACCTTCGCGCAGGGCACGGGTTACCACCGGGCCTTCCAGGATGAGCTGCTGCCCGGCCTGGGGCCCGTGCTCCAGGGGGCGTGGGAGCGCACCCAGGGCGACACCGTGGAGCGGGCGCCCACGCCCGGCACCGGGCCGTGGGTGGAGCGCGGGTGGGGGCCCCGCCCGGAGGGGATGGGCTGGCGCTTTGTGGAGCCCAAGGGGCGCATCCCGGCGTGCCGGGTCGTGGGCAAGTGGGACGCCGTGCTGGGGTGGGGGGATGTGCCGCCGGAGGTGTGGGAGTTGAAGAGCATCCGGGCCGACCTGTTCCGTCAGGTGGACCCCAGGGCGGGAGGGCACCCCCGGGAGGATCACCTGCCCCAGGTGCAGATCTACCTGTGGATGAGCGGGCTCTCCTGGGCGCGCCTGACCTACGTGGCCAAGGGCGAGGACGACCTCGTGAAGGCCATCGCGGAGCACGTGATCCCGCGCGATGAGCCGACCATCCGCTGGCTGGAGGATCGGGCGCTGGCGTGCGTGGCCGCGGTGGAGGGCGAGCTGGCGGGCGCGCCCCTGCCAGCCCCGTTGCCCGAGGGCTGCCGCATCCGCAGCGACAAGCGGGCGCGGAAGTGCCCAGGGAAGGCACTCTGTTTCGACGCGCGAAAGGCGGCCGCTTGATCCCCGCGCGCTACCTGGGCCTGGACCTGTCCCTGACCGGCACGGGCCTGTGCGTGCTGGATGCGGAGGGTGCCGTGGTGGCAATGGCGCGGGTGGGCAGCGATCTGACCCGGGGCGTGCACGAGCGCGAGCGCATCGAGCGCCTCATCGTCATCGCGGAGGCGGTGCTGCGAGTGGCCCGGGCGGCGCAGGCGGAGGGCTCGCTGGCGGTGGGGGTGGAGGACTACGCATTCAGCCGTCGCAATGGCGCCCTGGTGGATCTGGGCGAGCTGGGCGGCGTGGTGAAGACCCAGTTGTGGCTGGCGCTTGGCGTGGAGCCCGTGCGCATCCCGGTGAGCACGGCACGGAAATCCGTGCTGGGGCGCGGCAACCTGCCCAAGGTGGCGGTGATTCCGGCCCTGGCGCAGCGTGGGTACGAGTTCGAGGACCACAACATTGCCGACGCCTACGTGATTGCGGAGGCGCTCCGGCTTCACACGAGGAGATGCGAACATGGCGAAGGAGCAAGTGAAGGATCGGACGGAACAGGATCAGGGCGAGGCCGCAGAAGTGCAGCCCGGCGGCCAGCTGGTCGTGCTCGGCAAGGTGGACGGCAGCGCCGAGGGTGAGGCGCAGCATGGCGAGCTGCGGCGGCATGTGCAGGTGCTGCGGGACCAGGGCGACAAGAACAGCTGGGAGATGGCCGCGGCGCTCCTCCAGATCAACCGGGAGGGGCTCTACCATGGGTGGAATTACAGCAGCTGGCGCGACTACGTGGAGAAGGAGCTGGACTTCCATATCCGCAAGGCGCAGCAGCTGGTCAAGACCGAGGAGTGGCTCTGCACGCTGCCCAAGAACGCCCAGGCGTGGTACCGAACCCTCACCTACACGAAGGCCCGCATGCTCGTCGGCTACGTGACCGCGGAGAACGCGGCGGAGTGGCGCGTCAAGCTGGAGGGGCGCACCGTCATGGAGATCGACACGATGCTGCATCAACAGGCCAAGGATGCTGCGGCCGACCCTGACGGTGTGGGGGCCGACGCGGGCAGCGAGCGGCAGGCCAACTACATCATCGGGCGCCCGACGCCAGCCATGGCGGCGAACTACGACCGCGCGCTGGCGGTGGCCGCCAAGGCGGCCGGGTGCGACTCGTCGAAGGATCGCCGGGCGTATCTGTTCGACCTGATCTGCACGGAGTACCTGGCGGGAAACAACGGCATCGAGACCGTGCAGGATTACCTCTCTGGCGTCGAGAGCGTCATCGGGCTGCGCCTGGTGGCCTACGACACGGAGGAGCGCGAGATCGTGTACGGCCAGGAGCTGCTCGATTCCATCAACGCCGAGGAGGAAGCGGAGGAGGGCGATCCAGACGAGATCGATCCCGAGGAGGCCGAGGAGGCCGCGTCGGGCGCCGCCCACTGACTCCGCCGCCGCTTCTTGAAGTTGTCCGTTGACAAACGCGCGATAATCAGGTAGGATGGGGGGTGCGAATCGAGGGCCCGCATGGAGCTGGCTTCGGTTGGGAGGCGAACACGTGTGCGCGGAGTGCCAAGGTAGTTGTGCGGAGCGGCCCCCGCCGATGACGCGGGCAGCCTGGGAGGTCCAGCGCGTTCGCTGCCTGTGCCTGGCTGCGAGCATGCCCGAGCTGGTGGCGGAGTTCGACCGGCTGAACGGGACCAACCTGGGACGCCGCGGATCCGGCATGGAGCTGGCGATCGACGACGCGACGGGCCGGGCTGACGAAGACCTGCGCCGCTTCGTGGCGTTCGTCGAGGAGTGCGTCGTGGAGCGCCTGTGCGGCCCTCGGCCAGATGTCGGTTGACAAACGAGCGCCAGTGTGGTATTTTAGGGGTGCTTGGGATGGCCTCGCGCGATGCAAGGCGCGGAAGAAGCGAGGACGAAGATGAGCAACGAGAACCTGACCGCCCGCTTGGACCGGTTTCAGGAAGACCTCGACGAGATGCACCCGGCGGCTGGCGCCCTGCTGCGGGAGTTCCGCGAGGAGCACGGGCGGGTGCTGCTGGCGCTGGACGAGGCGAAGGATGTGGCGGCGCGGGTCGTGGTCTTCGCCGACGAGGAGTTCGGGCCGTTCCCGGTGCAGACGGCGGCGGAGGCCATGACGGCGATCGAGCACGGGACGTTCGAGCGACGGAAGAGACGTGACGGACTGGAGGCCGAGGTGGAGCGGCTGCGGCGGGAGAGCGCAGAGGCGTTCGCGGAATACCTCGATCAGTTTGAGGAGGCCGGAGTCTGCTACGAAGCGAAAGAGCAACTGGAGATGTTCCGCGCCGCCCTCGCGGGGAAGGAGTAGCGGAGATGCTGGCACTGACGCTGTGGCGCCCCTGGGATCAGGCCATGGTCCACGGTGGTAAGCGGGTGGAGAACCGGCGGTGGGCGCTCCCGGCGCGGCACTGGGGCAGGCCGATCGCGCTGCATGCCGGCCGCAGGTACGATCGGGAGGGGGCCCTGTGGATGGCCCGGGAGTGCGGGTACACGCCTCCGGCGGACGCCGACAGCCCGGGCGGCGTCGTGGCGGTGGTCACGTTCGACCGGGTGGTCCACGCGGTTCTCGACCGGGACGATCCGATGCGGGCGGACCCGTGGTTCATCGGGCCGTACGGCTGGGTGGTGGGCACGCTGATGCCGCTGGCGGGCCCGATCCCGTGCCGCGGTGGCCAGGGCCTGTGGAAGCTGCCACCGGACGTGGTGTGCGCGGTGCAATGCGTGCTCGCGGCGCAGCGGGAGGCGCATCTCGCGGCGTCCCATGCCGATGGAAGGCCGCATCGATGACGCCGATCTGCTACTGGAGGACCACCTGGGCGCGGCGCCTCCTGGTCGTGCTGCTGACGCCGGCTGTGCTGCTCGTGCTGCTGCTGGCATTCGTGACCGTAGCGGTGCGAGATGCCGTCTGCGAGGCGGCCTCACAGTTGGGTGATGCGTGGCGCGGGAGGGCAGATCCGAGGACGGGGCGCTGATTGTAACGAGTCAGTACGCGGTGCGCTGCGTGCCGATGAGGATGCAGGAGGAGTAGGGACATGTTGGATGGGAAGTGCGAGCTGTGCGGTGAGCCGTCGTTCCAGACGCCGTGCACGCGGTGCCGGTTGGGGCTGCGGATCGAGCGCCTGGAGCGGGAGCAGGCAGCGGGGGCAGAGCGCGAGCGCGTGCTCCAGGCAGAGGTTGACCGGATGCGGGAGGGATTGGCCCACATCGCAGCGACCTGCGTGTCAGACCCGGACACGGTGCAGTTCGCGCTGCGGTGCGCGGACGGCGAAGCGTGGGTGCAGCAGGATCGGGAGCGCGCGCTCCGGGCCCTCGGCTGGTGCATCGAGGCACTGGAGGATACCCAGGATCTGTTCTGGCGCAGCCCATTGGGGCGCCGGCTGCTGGACGAGGAGGGGCTAGTGGAGGCGGCGTGCGGGCGCGCAGCTCAATCCCCAGCAGAGAATGCCCCGGGCCCCGGGGCCGACGTGGTCACGGTGTGGACCGAGCCGGATCCGGACGGTGGCGACGCGGTGTACCTGCGCAGTGTGGGTCGCGATGGCCAGGAGATGGGACGCGGGGAGGCTGCGGCTGTTATGGCAGCTGGGATGTTGTCCGCGCTGGTGCCCCCGGAGGGCGGCGTTGACGTGGGAGTAGCGATCTCCATCCTGCGGTGTTGCGCGGAGCACGTGCGCGAGGTGCGGGGCCAGGCGTGCCGTGGCCACCTCTGCCTGTGCGGCGCCCGCGACGGGGAGATGTGAAATGCACGGGATCGAGATCCGGGACGGCGTCAACGACTGCTGGTGGAACGTGGACGGCCGGTGCACCTGCGCGCGGCTCACGCGTCCTCGCATTACCTACCTGAACGGTCGCGACTACACCTCCCGGGTCCGCTGCACGCTGACGCAGCTGGGCGTGCACGTGTGCACCGGGTACCGGCCCGAGGGGCAGCACGACCGCCCCGCGCCCGAGGCGCCCGCGGTGTGCCCCATGTGCCGCTCGGCAGACATGGTCAAGCATCGCTGCGAGGCATGCGGGATAGAGTTCTGACGGGGCGCGATAGTGCGAACACGTGTTCGCGCAAGGGAGCGATCATGCGCGATGACGACCGGGTGCTGGTGACGATCACGGTGGATGTGACGGCGCTGGTGCAGCGCCTGGAGCGCATGCTGGGGCGCCTGCCCAAGCCGACCGCGGAGGATCCGGCCGTGCTGCCTCCCCCCCCAGTGGTTCCTCCCACGGAGAAGCGCTGCGGGCTGTGCGGCGCTCCGTGCGAGGCTGACCCCGCGACGGGTGCGTTCACCTGCTCCTCGCCGACCTGCGGGACGCGCCAAGGGGGGCCCGTCGATGATCCCGTCCCCTACGTGGTCTCGAAACCATCACCGACACCGGAAAAGGCTAAAGATCCTGCGGTGCACGGGCGGTCTCGACCCGCGATCCCGGCTTCCATACCGACACCGCTCGGCACGCCGAAGAAGAAGGGACGCGAGCGCGTGCGGGGGGATCGCGTGCTGGCCGTGATGTGCGCCCACCCCGAGCGACGCTGGTGGACCCGGGGGCAGCTGGACGAGGTGGATCCATCCCTGATCGGCAGCCGCGGGAGCGATGATCTGGCGGCGCTGACCAAGGCGGGCGTGGTCCTGCGCGATCCCGATATGGCGCCCCGCAACCCCCGCATGCGCTATCGCTTGGCCGACGATCGCGTGGATCGGCGGCGGAGCGCGGTGGCGGCGGAGGGTGCGGCGCAGGACCCCCAGGGCGGCCCCCGGTGCCCCGTGTGCGGGTTTCCCGCCACGCGGGGGCGCGCTGGCCGCATCGTGTGCCTGGATGAAGCGTGCGCGGCGCACAGGGAGCCCCAGCACCAGGCGCTCCCAGCTGCATCCGCGCCGCGCCCGCGGCGCCCCGTGGAGCTGGCGCCGGACCCGGTGGATGCGGGGCCGATCGAGGACATCGGCGCGGGCCAGGGCGATCCCGATGACGGCTCCCACCTGGCGGTGTGCGCGGCCGTGCTGCGGAAGCGGGCGTCCCACTGGATGACCGCGGCGGGCATCCTGGAGGTGATCCGCCGGGACCTGCGGCGCCCCGACCTGCCCGAGTCCACGGCGGCTGTGATCACTGCCACGCTGCGGCGCCAGCGCACGATGCCGCCAGAGGGCCGCCGCAGCGTGCCCGGGTTGCAGGCGCGCCTGGTCGACGGGCGCCGCTGGGAGTACCGCGTGCTGGAGGCGAGCAGCATGGTTGACAAAACGCACAAGAGCCGGTAAGATATCGGAGGTGGATCGATGATCATCACGCTGCCCACGTTGAGCTTGCAGGTCAAGGTGCGCCGCCCCGTGGCCTCCGAGGTGCCGATCCCGGAGACGACGGCCGCAACATGGAGGTTCGGTTCCCCGCTGTCTCCCATGCCGCCTGCGTTGGACCCGCGCGTGTACCCGGTTGGCTTCAACGGGCATGGGGCCGTGTTCGCGATGCTGGAGGACGGCACGATGTTTGGCCTGAAGCCGGGCGAGTTCGACTTCCTCTGCCCGTTCTGCGCCTTTACCGAGGGTAGCACGGTGCTGCCCTGCCCGGAGGATCAGCTGGGGCACTTCGAGTGGATCATCCTGCCGCGGGCCCCCGTGTGCGTGGAGGTGGACGGCGTGGAGCGCACGCTGCTGCTGGTGCGGGTGGGCATCGGGGGTTGGCGGCTGGAACTGACATAGGAAGGGTGGGCAATGAACATCGAATCGCAGCGGAGTACCTGTTTCAAGTGCGGCACCGTGTTTGATGCCGAGATCGTGATCAATGCGCCGTTGGACGTGGCGATCGCCTCGTTGCGCGCGGTGGCGTGCCCGTCGTGCGGCGCGCGCGAGATTGGGCTGGGCGGGGAGTACCCGGATCGCCCCCCCCTCTCGGAGCCCGTCTCTCGCCGCGCGAACTGGTGGCGCTACCGAGGGGATACGGGGACGAGCAGCCTGACGATCTACGCGGCCATAACGGGTGGGGGCGGCAGCAGATTCGACTACCCGCACGACCCGGACGATTACCGGCGGTGCCGGGCATTGCTGGATCTGCTCCCGGAGTGGCGCGGACAACTATCGTGGGTGACGGACCGCTTCCCGTGGTTTGCCCCGTTTGAGGTCGGCTGGGACGAGTTCGACCGATTATGGGACGAGGAGTCGCCCAGCGGGCAGTGCCCTAAGCTCTACGAGGCCCTGCAAGCGGCGCGGAAGAAGGCTGATCAAATTGAGATCGAGAAAGGATCGCGATCATGAAGTGGATTCGCCCAGAGGATGAGCCGGTGCCGACCGACGTGCTGCTCTTCGCGCAGGTGGAGGTGTCCGGCAGCGAGATCGAGGACCCGTTCCTCGTGTGCAGCGTCTCCGAGGACGGCCGGATCGAGCAGCCGTTCGGTCCGGCGGAGGCCGTGACCCGCTGGAACGGCGAGGTCCTGCGCTACCTCTTGTTGGAGGATGTGGTCAGCGCCATCGAGGACGAGGACGACTGAGGCGCGCCAGAAGGAGGCGTCATGTGCGATTGCTATGATCATCGCTGCTCGTCGCCGGGGTGCACGGCCACGGTGCCGGTGCACATTGGAGACTTCAAGTTCCCGCGGTCCCGCTTCCGAGTCTGGTGCCCAGCGCATGTGGACGACGCGTGGCGCACCGCCGTGATCTTCACGGTGCTGGAGACGATCAAGGAGGAGGGGTACCGGCGTGGGGATCGCGTGGCCATCTGGGGGCCCGAGGTGGGAATAAGCCGGAGACTTTGCAACCACCCCAACCTCTTCTCCGAGATGCTGGTGAACGGCCGGATGCCGAGCCGTCGCAGCAAGTTTTACCGCGGGTGCAAGGTGCCCACGGATGGGAGCTGGTGGGAGTGATTGAGGATCGCCAGCACGATGTGAGCGGAGATGGATCAAACGCGCACAAGTGTGCGCGAGTCTTGGCGCGGCGATCGCGGGGCCTGCGCGGACGCGGGGCTGGAAAATAGCTTGACAAACGGTCGCGAACCGTGTAACAATGGGGCTTGATCGTGGCGCGGCATCGACAAGGAGGTCCATCGATGAAAACGAAGGTGTACGTGTACGGGCTGCGGCCTCCCACGCGCGAAGCTGACCTGGTGGACGCGGTGATGCGCAAGACGCACGACTACAAGAACGCGCACAAGGAGATTGAGATCGACCGGCGCATGGCCCAGCGGGCGGTGGCGGCGGCGTTGGACGAGCGCGCGAGCGCATCCCGCCTGGCGTGTCCGCGGTGGTGTCGGGCCTGCGCAAGGTGGAGGACCTGGCGTCGATCCGGGACAAGCGGCAGAACGCGATGATCGCCGAGATGCGGGCCTGGATGGAGCGGACGGGGCTCCCGGAGTGGTTCCGGGAGGAGACGGTGGGGCTGGCCCAGTGGCGCAGCCCCCGGCGGTTCTCCGCGTTGCTGCGCGCGTGGCGCGACGAGCGGTGGGACGGCGATGAGCAGGGCTTCTCGCTGCTGGAGGCGTGGGGATCCCAGGACCGCCACCTCTGGCAATGGGAGGAGCACCAGCGCGCGAAGAGCATGCGGCGGCGCCTGGATCAGTACCGCCGACTGGCCTGCGATCTGGCCACGCGCTACGACACGCTGGTCCTGGAGGCGTTCGACAAGCGGGCGACCCAGAAGCACAAGCCGCTGGCCGCGGAGGAGGCCGAGATCAAGGAGGCGCGCTGGCAGCAGCGGGCGGCGGCCACCTCCGAGCTGTGCCTGGCACTGACCCAGGCGTTCCACGCGCGGGGGGGGCGCGTGGTCAAGATCGACCCGGCCATGACCACCCAGCGCTGCCACGTCTGCGGGCACGAGGGGCGCTGGGATGCGGCACCCCAGGTCGACCACACCTGCGAGAACTGCGGGAGCACCTGGGATCAGGACGCCAACGCGGTGCGCAACATGCTGGCCCTGCACGCGAAGGCGGCCGGCAAGGAGGTGTCGCGCCAGCCGCGCCAGGCGAAGTGGGCGAAGCGCGGGCGGCACAAGAAGCGGCTCCCGGAGGCGGGCAGCCCCGCGCAGCCCCCGACGGAGTGATCGCGGCAGCTACGAGATCGTAGCTCTTTGACAATAGAAGTTGGATTCTTTTCCAATCCAAACGCACGATCCCGCTCCCCCCGTGCAGACAAGAGAAGTGGGATTCCTTCTGATTCCCAAGAAGCAGTAATGGAACGCGAGCGGTCCCGTGCTCCGCGCGGCGGATCACGGAAGTGGGATTCCTTGAAAATCCCAACGCCGCCTCCCCGCATGCTCGCGCACACGGCCAAGTAATAGAAGTGGGACTCTTTGAAGTCCAAACGAAGTCCCAACAGGGAGCACGACGAGCGCTGTATCCTCCACTTTCTCCAAGCAATGGAAGTGGGATTCCTCTGAAGTCCCAACGCTTCGGCAGGAGCGTCCACTTCGCCGCTACGCTCGCCCAGCAAGAGAAGTTGGATTCTTTTTCGATCCAAACATAGACTCGGAAAACTCGGACCACGCGGCAACCGTGGGGACCAGCAAGAGAAGTTGGATTCTTTTTCGATCCAAACATTGGCGCGGGTGGCGTGGGCAAGACAATGATGGTGCTGCGGCCAGCAATAGAAGTGGGATATCTTTGAAATCCCAACCAGGTAGGGCTCGACTGTGGTGGGCTGATGACAGGAGGCGACAAGAGAAGTGGGATCTCTCCGCAGTCCCAACGAACGTAGGCGCATCAAACGGAAGTCACCCGTGAACCAAACAACGGAAGTGGGATTCCTTTTCAATCCCAACAAAGCGGGATGAGCGGGCTATCCGCGAGAGGATACCGACAAGAGAAGTGGGATTCTTCAGAAATCCCAACTGGCGAGGGATCCTCGGTACCGTCCTGAGCCGCGGTGGAGCTGACAAGAGAAGTGGGATCTCTTTGAAATCCCAACCGGCCTCGCCGGTCAGAATGCCGCGCGAGACGTGCCACAGCAAGAGAAGTGGGATTTCTATTAAAATCCCAACGTGGGGCCATCGAAGCTGTGCTGGATCGTGATGAGGTTCCCCAATAAAGGAAGTGGGATTCCTTTGAAAGTCCCAACCCCGGGGTCTGGGCACCAGATGGGCACCGGGATCGAGCGGTCCGTCGGGTGGCGTTCGCTGGCCGCGAGGCCCAGCAGCGAACACGTGTGCGCGAGGTGCGTGGCATGCCACCGAGCCTAATTGACAAACGATCGCAACCCAACGAAGGAGGGATTGCCATGGCACAGCAGAAGGAGACGAAGGCGGCGCTGGCGGCGGAGGTCGCGCGCCTGACCCGGCGCGTGGAGGAGCTGGAGGCGGGGCTCCTGCCCGCTCCACGGTCGGAACAGGTGCGGCAGGCCGCGGAGCTGCTGGCCGCGGAGTTCACCGACTCCGTGGATCGCGCGCGGGATCGGCTGGGGAATGGAAAGCTGTCGTCTACCGAGCGCGCCGACATGCAGGGGAGCATGGGCAGGATGCTGCAGGACCTGGTGAGGGGGTACCTCGTGGGCCTCATCCTCCAGCGCGAGGAGGGCGTCCAGAGCGGCATGCTCGGTCTCCACGGCGACCCCCACTTTTTCCCCTTCCTGAAGGGGCTGGAGGACGTGGGCGCCGGCTACGTGGCCCGGTTCGTCGCCTGCCATGGCACCTCTCCCATCCACCGGCAGGCTCCTGGCTGCGCCGGCGACTGACCCCCACACCGCTTGACAAACGCGGCGCAACCGTGTAGAATGGGGGCATGATGACCAAGCGTATCAAGGATTTCCGGGTGACGGTGCGGCTGCGCAATAACCAGCTGATCGAGCGGCGGGAGCAGCTCGGGCTGTCTCCCCGGGCGTTCGCGGCCGCGGTAGGGATCGCCTACCAGCTGTACCTGGACTACGAGGGGCTGCGGCTGGCCCCATTCGCCAGGGGAACGGGCGAACTGCGGCCTTCGGCTCAAAAGATCGTGGACTATCACGGGGTGGGGGCGGACGAGCTGTGGCCCGCTGCGGTGTTGGCGGTGGAGCGCGCGGCGGGGGAAGGCTGCTTCGACGCGGCTGACTTGGGCCGGATGGGGGTGGGGGAGCGCACCTGCACTCTTCCGGGGCCGGACGAGGTGCTTGCCAGGCGTGAGCAGCGCGTTACCGTGGATCTCGCACTGGAAATGCTGCCCGAGCGTCAGCGTTCGGTGCTGCAACGGCTGTACGGCTTCACGCCGCCGCCGGATGCGTCGCCAGAAGCGGACTGGACCCTGGAGATGGTGGGGGCGGCGGAGGACATTGGGCGGGAACGAGTGCGCCAGATCGCGGAGAAGGGCCTGCGCCGCCTGAGCGAGGGCAAGCCGCTATCCCTGCTGGCCCGCCACGCGGCAGGGATCCCGCGCCGGGAGCACTGCTACACGTTTTTCTGCACGAACTGCGGGCAATCGCTCAGCGTCCACGCGGCGACCCCCCAGGGGGCGTGGGATGCCATACGGAACACGCACCGCTGGAGCCGGCTGGGGCCTCGCCCCTCGTTGTGGAGCGACCTCCCGCGCCGCGGGCTTTGTTGCGCATGCTCCGACCAGGGGCGGCTGCGGGCCTATAGTAGAGAGTTCGATCGCGTGGAGGAACAGGCGTGATGCCACCGCCTCTACAACGGGATGTACGCTCACTGATCTGCCCCTTGCCAGATGTGGCTTCCCTCGCGCGGCCACCTGCGTTATCCTTTGGCCTGCACAGGAGGGAACCCCCATGGCGCGCACGATCCGGCAGTGGTGGAGCTACGACGATCACTGGAACTCGATCCTGCACCGGGATGGCCGGGACGCGAAGCGCCGGCACTCCTACCTCACCCGCGGCGCGACCAAGCACCGCGCCCTCCGCGCCCGGGCCGCCCGCCAGCAGGTCCGCGCCCTCCTGCGCACGGAGTCCTTCGCCCACGTCCTGCTGACCAGGCGTCGAGCTGCCCTCTCCTATTGATCCCAGGGCGCCCCTCTCCTCCGATGCGGGCAGGTCGCGGCCCCCATCAGAAGCGCGCGCTCCCCCTGTCCCCACCCCATAGCGATCCCCCCATC